CTGGTAGCACTGGTACAAGTGGTAGTGCTGGTAATGTTGGTGGCGCAGGTGTTGCTGGTTTGAGTAGATTGAGTGGTTTGAGTGCTACAAGTGGTACAAGCGGTAGTACCGGTACAAATGGTAGTGCTGGTGTTGCTGGTGGTAATGGTGGTGCTGGTGGCAGCAATACAAGTGGTATAGCTGGTACAAGTGGAACAACTGGATCTACTGGTACAAGTGGTTTAGCTGCTCCAGCTGGAACAAGTGGTATAAGTGGTGGGTCATTTACTGCAAACAACAGAGTAATATATTCAACATCATCTACAACTCTGAAAGATAGTACATTCTTATATCATGATACTACAAATAGTAGATTGGGTATAAATGTTGCATCACCTACATTACCTTTGGATGTGACTGATCAATTAAGAGTAGGAAAAGTAAAAACAGGAACCTGGCCAGCAGCAGCGGGTTATGCTTACTGGGGAAATGAATCTTTGAATTTTGCTTCATTTGGAACGTATGCTATACTTCAATTTACAGATGGTAATACATATGTAAACGCTGGATCAGGTGCTGCGTTGACTATGCGTATAAATAATAGTGATGGTATAATATTAAATTCAAATTTACGTACTGGCATTGGTTCTACTCCAGATGCAAATGGAAGACTATATGTTTATGGTGAAGGTAATACTAGCAACTTTTTATCTATAGCTAATTGTAACGGTATTGCTACAACAAGTAGTAGTGGTAGAACATTGGCAGGATATGTTCGTATATATATAAATAACACTGTGTCAAATTCAGGCGCAAATACGTTTACAGCAGGTCAATATTATATCGCTGTTTATTCATAATCCACATATTTATTTGTATATGGATGGAATAAGATTTAGAATAGCCAGATGTGACACACTTAACGATGACTTGCATATTCTTAAAAAAGTGATATGTTTCAGTGTTGAACGTGAGGATAATGTTGGTGAACAGATATCACATTGCATTCAATTAACTGGATCGCAATGTATAGGTAAAAGTGTTGAAGAGTGTGTAGATGATGCATTTTTATTGATGAGTGGCTCTATATCTGTATCTGCAAACAAGTTACTTAGTTCAAATACGAATGTGTTGAATTCATATTATATACCCAACATATAGTTTTAGTGAAAAGTGTTACATTAAGTTCTTATTATAATTTTACATCTGGGTATGGTGAGGTTTTGAGGGTTTTGATAGAGAATTTACCGCAGAATGGATATAATATTATTCCAAGAACATATAGTATAATAAGTAGTGAATTTTTGCAATGTTTTGAAAATTCTAAAAATCTTGATCCCAATTTGTTGGATTTTAGTTTGTTGAGTTTAACAAATGATTTGGGGTCATCAAATATGTTTTTGCAGATGGATTTTTCCAGGCCCCGCGTTTTGTACACAATGTGGGAAAGCACCAGAATCAACGATATGATGATTGAGGTAATGAACAAATATAAACACGTATGTGTACCTAATCATTATAATAAAAACAACTTTATAAATCAAGGTTTAACTGCAAAAATCGATGTTATACCTTTGTTTTGTGACACGAATTTTTTTACATATAAAGAACACATTCCTAATAAAAAGTTTGTTTTTGGTATTTCTAACGAAGATCCACGTAAGAATTTAGCTAAAGTCACCAAGTGTTTTCTAAAAGCTTTTAAAGGTTATAATAATGTTGAATTGCATGTAAAAACCAACGAAGTTATACAAAAGACATTTGACAATAAAATAAAGTATGTATCACAGAGATTGTCAAAATCTAGTCTTCGTGACTGGTATTACAACATAGATGTTTATTTAAGTGGTGCTACATGTGAAGGGTGGGGGATGATGCAACAAGAAAGTATGTGTTGTGGCAGACCTATTATATATACAAATTATGGTGGTTTATCTGAATTTGTTAAAAAAGAAAACAACTTTGAGGTTGGTTATGACGAAGTTTATAGTGAAAATTACTGGGGAGATTATGGCGGTAAATGGTCGGAATTTAAAGAAGACGAGTTTATGGAGATGATGAAGTATTGTTACGATAACCAAGAGATTGTTGTTTCTAAAGGAAAACAAGCCTCAGAGGACGCATGTATTTACACCAAAGAGGCATTTATAAAAAACATAAGTAAAGTTATTGATCTATATATAAAGTATGATTGATTCTAATAAGAAACCAATATTTGAATATTCTGACGCTGAATTAAAATCATTTGGGTTTGATATCCTTGAACAAATAGAATTTCTTCAGAAGGATTTATCCTTGTTGAGAATTGAATTATCTCGTCGGCGCGCGGCAAATGTTTTGTCGTCATCGACCACCGATGATTTACCAAATTTGTTTTCTAATCAGCCGCCCACAGATAACGTCAATATAACACCAAGTGTGATGGTTGGTCAAGAATTAATAACTCCTGTTAAAAAATAATATTATGGATAATACAATTAAATTTACTGAACAAGAAATGATTGAAATCGCAACTCTTCAAGATTCATATCAAGAAAAGATCTTTGCGCTTGGTCAATTACAGCTTGATGAAATTAATGCACAAAATGTGATTGATGAAATTAAAAATAATCGTACTGAGGTGCTTAAGAAATGGCAAGAATTGCAAGCAGTTGAACAAAAGCTTATTAATACATTGGCTGAAAAGTATGGTGATGGCAGCCTTAATTTAAAAGATGGCACATTCAAGCCTAATTTAAAATAAATTGACATCCTGTTTATATAAAGTATAAGCAAATACAAGCGCTGTACGTTATTAATCTTCTTTATTCTTCTTTAATATTTCAAGTTAAATAAGCACAACAAGCGCTTAGCTAGCTAATATTTATTATAAATGATTAATAGCAAGTATAAGATTTACGTGGATATGGATGGTGTGCTTACTGACTGGGAAAAGCAGTTTAAACGTTATAGTGGTGGCATACCTGTAGAAACTTATGAAGCTGAACATGGACCTGTAAAGCGTTATGAGTTTGTAAAAAAGAATAGTCCTGATTTTTATGCAACCATGGGTTGGATGGGTGATGGTAAGTTATTGTATAATTTTTTAAAAGACTTACCCATAGAAATATTAAGTCACGCAACTGATCAAGGTGCAGTTGATGGTAAATTAACTTGGTTAAAAAATAACAATATAACAGCTAAGCCAAATTTGGTACCGCACCGTAAGGATAAGGCTAATTATGCTAAATCTGATACTATCTTAATCGATGACAAACCAAACACCATTGATGAGTTTAATAAGGCTGGAGGTATTGGTATACTTCATACTGATGCGGTTAGTACCATTAATAAGTTGAAAGAAATACTTGGGGTTAAAGAAAAACATAGAATTTATAATAGTGTTTTGAATCCAGAAATTTGGAATGGTGATGTTTTAAAACCCGAAGTGGTAGACAAAATGTTGAAGGTTGCTAATGCTTTTTACAAAGATACAGAACTTAATGTGCCTATTGAAGACATATACTTTTTGGGAAGTACTGCTGGATATAACTGGACTCCAACCAGTGATATGGATTTACATATATTAGTGGATTTTAGTAAGATCGACCCAAATAAAGAGTTGGTTAAGAAATATGTTGATGCGTTGAAAAACAAGTGGAATCAAGAACATGATATTCATATTGGAGATCATCAAATAGAAGTTTATATACAAGATATAAACGATGTAAACAGAAGTCAGGCTGTATATAGTGTTCTTAATAATAAATGGGTTAAAAAGCCAAATTACCAAGATATTCAGGTTGACAAAGAAACTATCAAGAAGAAATATAGTCAGTATGTAGAGATGATCAACACAGCTATAAACCAAGGTGATGTAGACTTAATGAAGACCGTTATTAAACGTTTATATGACATGAGAGAAGCTGGATTAAGTAGTGGTGGTGAGTATAGTGTTGAAAATCTGGTATTCAAATTACTAAGATCAACAGGATATATTTCCAAACTAAGACAAAACGTAAAATCGGTTTACGATGCTGAGATCAATAAAATATAAAAAAAACATTAGATATTGAAACTTTACTATATTTATAAATAAGAATCTTAAAGGAAAAAACATATGGCAGAACTACTAAATCCATCAGAAATTTTTTATACAGCCTTTGAACCAAAGGTAAAAAATAGATTTATTCTATACGTTGATGGTATCCCATCTTTCGTCATCAAGAAATGTGATCGTCCAAAAATTACACAAGCTTCAAAAGAATTGGACCACATCAACATCAAGACCTACTACAAAGGTAAGACCACTTGGGGTACAATGACATTGGAACTATATGATCCAATCGTACCATCTGGTGCTCAAGCTGTAATGGAATGGGTACGTCTACACCACGAATCTGTAACTGGTCGTGATGGTTATCAAGACTTCTATAAGAAGGACTTGACCATCAATGTTCTAGGTCCAGTTGGTGATAAGGTAGAAGAATGGACACTCAAGGGTGCCTTTATCACCGAAGCTACCTTCAATGAATTGGATTGGTCCAACGATGGTGATGCTGTAACAATCAGCATGACTATTCAACCAGATTATTGTATTCTCCAATACTAATATTTTAGTCATATGTTTGAAACCCCACATTTATTTGTGGGGTTTTTTATTTTACCAATATTTATATACATGGATCAAGTAACAGTACTTTTACCAGGCGGATTTAAACCACCTCACATTGGACATCTAGGATTAGCTAACAAATTTGCTAGTCGTGGTGATGTAAAGAAAGTAATTGTGATGGTTGGACCAACTGAACGTGATGGTATAAATCGTCAACAGAGTTTAGCTATTTGGAACTTATTAACCAAGAATCCAAAAGTAGAAGTGGTAGCTGTACAAGATGATAATCCAATGAACGCTGCGTTTGGATATGTGTTTAACTTACCAAGAAATAGTACAGAAACCGTTGCATTGGGTGCTAGTGCAAAAAGTCCAGAAGATGCAAAACGTAGTAAGATATTTGCGGCTGCTATTGAAAGATATAAAACAAAACCAACTAAAGATGGACTTTCGTCGCCAGTTGGTGTAAAAGTGGTAGATATGACCGACGATTCTCCAAGTAATTATGTTGGTAGAACAGATGATAAAAATGGTCAAAGTATAAGTGCTAGTACTCTTAGACAAGATTTATCTAATAATGACTTTCAAAACTTTACAACAAACTATCCTGGTGTTAAACCACAAGTTGTAAAAAGTATATATAAAATTTTAAAACCTATGAATGAAGCAAAAAAACAAAAGTTAAAGTTTATCATTAAAAAAATGATAAAAGAAGAAGATGGTTTTATGGATGCGTTGGTAGGACCAGAATCCAAGTTTAAAGATGCTATAAATAAAATCAGAACTAGAGCTGGCGTTCTTACAAAAACAGCTCAAGCTGCGCAGAAAGCTGCTAAAATTAAATAAAATAACCCAAATCTTTGGTTATTGTTCTATATATTATTATAAGTTATGAGTGACGAAATTTCTATTACAAGACAATCATCAGCAAACACCAAGCCATCTGCGCCAACATTTCCAACTGAAATCATTGACTTACCAAGTCAAGGTAGATTTTATCCATCAAACAGCAAATTGTCTACTGGACAAGTGGAAGTTAAGTTGATGACTGCTAAAGAAGAAGATATTCTTACCAGTCCAAATTTACTTAAAAAAGGACTTGCTGTAGAAAAGTTGATTGAATCCTTGATTGTTGATAAGGATATTGATTTGGATCAAATTCTTGTAGGTGATAAGAACGCATTGATTTTTGCAATCAGACGTTTGGCTTATGGTGACACATATGGTCCTGTAGAAATTACATGTCCAAAATGTTCTGCGGTAAATAAACAAAATGTAGATTTATCAGAAATCAACTACAAGGAAATTGATTTTGATGCATACCCAAAAGGTGTAAATGAGTTTGAATATACGTTGCCAACATCAAAACTAACAATCAAATTTAAGTTATTGACTGCCGGTGATGAAAAGATGATTGAACGTGATATTGAAGGATTTGCAAAGTTAAAGAAGGAATCTTCAAGTGAAATAACCACCAGATTAAAGTATATGATTACCTCAATCAATGGAGATACTGATAAAGCCAAGATCAAATCTTTTATAGATAATAACATGTTGGCAAGAGATAGTAGTGCGTTTAGACAACATGCAAAGGTTTTTTCTCCAGATGTTGATAGTCGATTTAACTTCTGCTGCACTGAATGTTCTAATCAAGAAAGGGTAGCCGTACCAATGACGGTCAGCTTTTTTTGGCCTAACTCCTGAGCACAGAGTTTATATACAACATGTAATTTTTGATTTGTGTTATTATGGTAATGGGTTTACCCCATCCGAAGTATACGCTTTACCTATTCATCTACGCAACTTTTATTATAAAAAACTCGTAGATGTTAAGGAAAAAGAGAATAAACAATCCGAATCTAAACCTGCCAAGTCTAAAATAGATAAACCATCTTTTAGATAAATGGATATTTATTATTATATAATATATGGCAGCACCTACACCAACAGAGAAATCCGTAGCGGATTTAATTAAACAGCTAGAAAAAGCCAGAGCTGAAACACAATCATACTCTGAAACTTGGGCGGATGTTGGCAGAAAGATCAAAAATTCAATAAATCCACTCAAGGATGTAGAGAAAAAATTGGAAGCTCAAAGTATATTGGTAGGTCAATTGAGTGCAAATCTTGCCGAATTAGAACGTCAGCGTGATGAAGAAGGTCAACAAAACCAACATGTTATAGATCAAAAAAGATATCAACTTGCACTTGCAGAACAACAATTATCTGTATTAAAAAGACAAGCAACGGTAATGTCATTGATGTATGATACGCTTATAAAGCTTATAGATGCATATGATAAATATGATAAATTACTGGCAGATAATGCTGTAAAACAGGGAATTAGTAGAGTTCAGTCTGAAAAACAAGCAATTATAATGCAACGTATTGTTGCTTCATCAACAAGTCTTGTTGTAAATTTACAAGAAGCACTTGAGGCGGTTGCTGAATTAAATAACAATCTTGGTGTAATGGCTGCGGAATATATGCCGATGGTTGCACAAAGAGCTGCGGAACTTTCACAATCTATTGGTATAAGCGCTACAGAAAGTGCTCAGTTTTTTGCTACATTAGGAGAAATCGGTAATACCAGTTTACAAGCTCAACAAAACATGGCTGGAGTAGCTGATGCGGCCGCAAAAGCTGCCGGGGTACCATTGGGTAAGGTTATTAAAGACGTAAGTGGGGCTAGTTCTAATGTACGTACAATATTTAGAGGCAACACGATTGAATTAATCAAACAATCTGCTGAGTTGAGAAAGATTGGTAGTAGTCTTGATCAAGCTGCAAAATCGGCAGAATCGTTATTAAACTTTGAATCATCAGTTGGTGCTGAATTAAAAGCTAGTGCATTATTGGGTCAAAATATCAATTTTAATCAATCACGTAGATTGTTTTTTGAAGGTAAAATTGCTGAGGGTGAAAAAGCATTACAAAAAGAACTTGAAAGAGTTGGAGATATTGATAAGTTAAATTACTTCCAACGTAAGGCTTTATCTGAATTGACAGGCAAAGACATTAATGAATTACAGAAGATCGGTTCTTTAAAGAAAACACAACAGAAAATTGATCAAGAAAATCCAGATCTTGCTAAGGAACGTCTAAAGTTAGAAAAAGAACTAGCAAAAGTTGCTGGATCTGAAGTAGAACAAAAGAAAAGAGCGAATGAATTGGCTGCTATAGAAAATGTAGCAAAAACAAGAACAGCTATTTTGGATGCACAAAAAGAACAAGCAATGTTGGCATTGGGTAAGGCTATGAAACCACTGATGGATATTGTTAGAGCTGTTCAAATTGTATTTTTTAAACTATTGGCAACCATTGCGGATTTTGGTGGACCAGCAGGAATTGTAATAGCTGGATTGACTGGTTTAACTATTGCATTTTTTGCATTCAAGAAGGGTGTTAAACTTGTAGCAGACTTTTTAGCAGATGCTATGGGAAATGCTGCTCAAAAGGTGGGGGAAGGTATTGGTAAAGGATTGGAAGGAATTGGCAAGGGACTAAGAAACTTTGGAAGATCTGTACAATTTTTGATTATACCACCACCAGCTATTCTTGCGATTGGTGTAATCACACTTGCTTTAATTGGTTTAGGATATGCTTTGAAATTAATTGGTCAAGGAATTGGTGCGGCTGCTCCGGCAATTGCAGCAATATCAACATTGTTCTTGGGATTGGCATCAATTTTAGCCGATACATTAATGAAAGTTTTGGACAAACTACCAGAATTATTAGGATCTGTTACTACAAACTTGGTTAAGTTAGCACTTGTTGGACCTGGATTGGTTCTGGCGGCCGCTGGGGTTGGTGCTATGGGATATGCATTGGGTGCTTTAAATGTTAGTTTACGATTGTTTCCATTAGATAGATTAACAAATATTACTACACAATTAACTGCGATGAGTGCAGCTGCTGAAGGAGTTTCGTTGGCAGTTGGATCACTCAAAGAATTATCTGGGGTTAAACTTCCAAATCTTGATATTAGTATTGATACAGAAGCTATTAATGCTCTAGCCAAAACCAATGAAGCTAAGCGTGATGAAACAGCTATGTTGAAACAAGGAATTGATTTAGTAGCTCAAAGGATCGATGTATTGACTAGTATGATGTCCGCAGGAAAGATTGCGGTTTATATGGATAGAGTCAAGGTAAGTAAAGAATTGGCTGAAGGAACTTTAAAATTTGGAGTTTCTGGTCAAGCAACTAATGCAATCTGATATTTATAATTAATGGCAAATAGTCAAACATTCGTAGAGGGTTTTGGTGGAGCAGATGGTCAAGTCACCACTTTATCCCAAGTTCAAGGATCAGGTCTTTCACTACCTCCTAATGCCGCTTCGTTTATTAATATCAGACGAGGCGGTAAATTAGAGACATTGTTTCTAACAAATGGTAATGATCAAGTTCTATATACCAAGAACAAACCACAAGATCTTTACTTGAAGGGATTGGTTACATCTCAACAATATATTTACAAAAACCCAAACGAAGGACAACGTACAAAAATTGGTGGCAACAGATCACTTCCATTAAGTGCCGCTGTACAAGATGCTACCAGAGTTAGAAAGTTTTTGGGATCAAGCGCTGGTGTAAAGTTTACAGGCAAACAACTTATCCTACAAGGATTTCAACCATTCGATGAAACCAAGGTCTATAACCCAGCTTCGCCGTTGATTGCCGCTATACGTTCCGCTACTTTTGGATTGGTTGATCGTCCAACCCGTCATATAGACACAAGTAACATATTAACAGGCCTATTGGGTGGTACTGGTCTTAGTAATGCCGTAAGCGCTGTAGGACAATTATTGGGTAGCGCACCTCCGCAACCATCACCACCTCGTAGTAGTGTTGCTAGCGCAGCAAGTGGTGGATTGGGATTATCAACACTGACCTCATTGGTTGGTGGTGGAGATAATTCCAGTCGAGTTGTTACATCAATTGCTAGAGATGGTGTAAAAGACTTATTGAGAGGTAATACTGCTACAAATGCTTACAATAATCCTAGATATCAACGTTGGATGTCAAATGCTGGGGGTAACTTCTTTAGCAGATTATTAAGTGGTGTTGGTAGATTCTTTCAAAACAACACATTGGTTGGTGGTATTCTTCCACCAAAACAACCATGGCCAGCAACATATCGTGCTGATGAACAAACATACGAAATGATGTTGAATGCTGGAAAGTTGTTTGATCCAACTCAAAATGGTATTGCGGGTGGTGGTATTTTGAGTGGTTTGTTGAATTCACTTGGATTTGGAAAAAAGGCTGATTATTCATTAGCTGTTAATCAACGTTTTTATGGTAAGTCGAAGAATAAAACATCTTTGAACAGATTGATTATAGTAAGAAATATCAAAAAACAAGCGGTTGATTATACAAAAGAAATTGGTGTTTTATCAAAAGATAAGAATAACTTACTAAGTACTAAGTTAACTAAGAAGGCAATTACTCCAAGTGGAGATTCAAACAGATATAGTGATGTAGTAAAAGTAGATGATGATAACGAATATTCAGATCAAATACTAAACTATAAAACTTATTTAGATAATCAATCTGGATTCAAGACCACATTTAGTGATCAACAAAGTAACGTAGTTAAGGACATCATTGATAATCTTGACAAGGCTATTAACGACATTGGTGGTGCAAATGAAAGCAAATATAGTACCAACAGAAAAAATTTACAACCTCTTCAATTTGCTAAGTTTAGTAACGATGGCACACGTATAGGAACAAATTACTTAAAACAACTTGATCCTACAAAACTAAATGATCCAACTATTAAAAATGATACATATCAAGGTCGTTTTCGTAGAGACGAAACATTGGGTAATAAAGTACCAACTCGTTTAGGAGAAGGACCAAATGATCGATATATTTATCCAACAAACAATGTTGATTATGTTAACTCACTTCAAGTATTAAACCAAGAGGAATTTACTAAACAATATTCTGCTACAGATAAATTTGGCATATATGGACCAGATATAGTCAAGTTTTACTTTTATGATATTGTAAACGAAAAGTATATTCCATTTAATGCGACCGTAAAATCAATTAACGATAACAACAATGCAAGTTGGGAAACGGTTGAATATTTGGGTCGTCCAGACAAATTGTTTTATTACAAAGGATTTGAACGTCAAGTAAGTTTTAATTTCACCGTTAATGCACACAGCGTAAAAGAGTTGATGCCAATGTGGCAACGCATAAACTATTTGGTGGGTTTAACAAGACCAGCTAATTATACATTACAACAAGAAGGTGGATATATGGTACCACCAATGGTACAATTAACATTGGGTGATTTTTACAAAAACCACTTTGTTGTAATAACAAGCTGTAACGTCACAATACCAGATGATACATCTTGGGAAACAATTCCAGAAGAATCAAACCAAGAATGGAGTTATGGACCAAATAAAGCTATACAATGGCAGAGTTCTGATACGATCATAGATCCTAGAGGTAACAAAGCTAGATCCAAAGGAAGAGTTGCTCAATTTCCAAGAACAGCGGAAATTAGTGTTCAGATGAATGTTCTTGAAAAAGATCGTCCATATACAGGCAAAGCTATTTGGGGCGATGCTCCTGTATCAATTGTTAGTCAATTGCAATTGACTGATCTGCCTGATCCAGTTAATCCAAATTTTATAGGACCGATTGACTCTAGTCCTAAAGCTGACAAAAACGCTCCACTCACCGAGTTTTATGACAGAAGTAGTGACACAGCTAAAAATAATTTCTCAAAGAATATTAGGTATGATAACAACTGGCTTAATCAGATCAATGCGTCGAATATACCATAATTATATAGCATGAGATATCAATTTACACCAGTTTATAAAAGATGGGATGGTAAGAATGTGTACAGAACAACTTATTATCCTATTATTCCACATTCTATCGATGATACATATATCATAGCAAGTGAGGTTGATTATTTAGATAGCTTGGCTAAAAAATACTATGGTGACGAAAGTTTCTGGTGGGTTATAGCACAAGCTAACAATTTGGGTAAAGGTAAATTATCAATACCACTAGGTAAACAATTAAGAATACCAGGCAACGTTTCTCAGATACTAAATAATCTCAAAAATTTAAATTAAGTTATGGCAGCCAACACTAATGAGATAACAGGAAATGCACCAACTTGGTGGGAAATACAAAACATTCCAACTGAGATGGTAAGAGAATTACGCCGTCGTAATAATACCAATAACATTGGAATGCAAATACCAAATCCGTTTGTTAATGCTACGTTTGACTTTGCAAATAATCATAGTAAGTACAAGGGTCCGATGACTCCTTGGATTAGAATATTTTCAAGTGGTACAGGTCAAATTTCAAATGGGTTGGTACCAAGAAGTGCTTATTTAAACAAGTCTGGTGGTCAAAGTCCAAATGATTCAAACCCATATGATGGATTTATTCTAAAAGGTGGAGATGGTTTTTATGATGCGTTTGGTTATAACAATACTACACCACTTACACAAAAGGGTGCTATTATTGGTTATCAGGCCACTGGTGAACCACACTTTATTGATCCAAGGTTAAGATCACTAACAAATTATCAATCCAGAGTTGACAACAATTTTCCACAAGATAATGTGGTATCATCTATACTACCACCCCCAGGTATTGTATCTGTACAATTAAGACAAAGCAGAGAATTGCTTACATTTGCATCATTTAAATTCAATTGTTATAGTTTGGCTCAACTTGAATATATGATGCCATTCTTTTTGACTCCTGGCATCAATATGTTTATTGAATTTGGTTGGAATTTGTTCAATCAAAAATCCTTACTAAATTTGACTCGGGAAGAATGTTGGAAAATTGTTTCAGAACCACAAACGGCTTTAGACAGATCTAATCTTTCATATGGTAACTACGGATGTGTAACCGGAATTGTTACCAAATATAATTTTACCACACAAAATGGATTTTTGTATGAGTGCAATGTTGAGTGTACATCAAGACAAGGATTATTTGCAGGATTCAGAACTGACAACAATGCTACTGAAAATAAAGGAGCAGAAAGCGTTGAGTATATAAATTTAAAAAATTTTATTAACATCTATTTACCCTCCATAAATGATGTAATTAAGTCTAGAAGTAATTTTGTTGATTATGCAATCGATAATAGAATTGCGATTGCCAACAAATACGCCGAGACTCAAAAAGCTGATGCGGATGCTGAGGCTAACGCACAACAAACAGAAAAACAAAAACGTGAAAATATATTGACGGCTATTAGAGCGTCTGCTGGTCCGGCCAAGGCTGGTAAATCATCTTTTTACAGTGGTAATCCCGAAGATAGAATTTTTGTTGGTAGAAGAGAAGACATATATAAAGCTGCAAGACAACCTGGAAAAACAAAAGTTGAGTATGTAAATCCTCCTACATCAACAACGATACCATCAGGTGGACCAGGATATTTTGCACCTCCTTATCAAAAATCGGCACCAACTGAATTTCCCGTAATTGAGTATGGATCGATTCGACAATATCCCGCCAATTACTATGAACAACAAGTATCATTTGATGACAGCAAAACAGACTTTGATGCGAATGATACAAATGATGAAGTCTGGCTTCAATTAGACTTTGTGTTTGAATTACTTAATTTATTTTGTTCAAACCCACGTAATAATTTGTACGTAATAGATAACACCGATATTATTATAAATGCACATCCAAACTTAATATCATGTGATAAAAATGTATTGATACCAAATCCTGTCGCACCAAAAATAAATAATGGTGGAAAATTTTTAAATACTGAACAAAAGGAAATAACAAAAAATGAATTTGTTAATCCTCAAAGAAATAAACCTGATTTAACTTTACAACTCAAGAATGCTCTGAAGGTAAATAAAAAAGATAAAAATATTGATTCTGATCAGTCACTACTTTTAGCTGCATTAAATGCACAGAAAACATTTGGTACATCTGGTTTGTATCGTGATGATTTGGATAGAGTAATTAATTGGTTCTATTACAACGGCCCAAATAAATGGCCTCTTGGATTCGCATCATTTCCATTTGTCGAGGATAAATTATTCTATGACGATGAAGGAGTAGATGTGACCAAAAAATACAAAAAATACTATTATGGATATTTAAAAAATCTTCTTATATCAAAAACTCGTTTAATGGAAATTTCAAAAGATGAAAATGTAAAGACGATTAAACAATTTGTCACGGCCGTATTGAGTACAATAAACAATGCTGTTGATGATTTTTGGCAATTTGATATAGTGGATGGTTTAAATGGAAGATTATCAATTGTAGATAAAAACACAATCAACATGGATATATTAAAAGAGGTATATATGTTTGATTTGGCAAAGACCAATAATGTTGTAAAATCTATAAACTTTGATGTTAGTTTGACCAATGAACAAGCTAACAATGTTTTATTTGCTGGTACAAATTCACCAAGCTTGACTGAAACGATTCAAGACAAAATAAATAATGCAAGTACTAAAGCAGAACTTGATATTGTGATAACTCAAGTTTCAAATACACCATTTATCAAGTTTAGAGATAGACTAGATGCGTTCCAACTGGAACAGATTGCAAAATTAAAAGGTGAAGATTTGAAGAGAGCTCAACAATCTGGCAATATACCAGGCACAAATGTTGATTTTAAAGATGAAAATAGAGACATAGCAAATATTCAGGTTTATGGCGAAATGTCCCGTAATGACATTTTATGTATGAGATTCTTGAATGTAGATGGTGTAAATTCCACACTTGTTCCCAGAGGACGTTTGTCTAATTTGCAGTCAGATCTCCGAGGGACTCTTGGTCTCCCAACAAACTCAAGTGACCAAGCCAGGAATGAACAAACACAAATATATAATTGGAAGTATTTGTGTTTACCACCTAGCATGAAGGCTAAATTGAGAAGAATGTTGGATGATGGTGATATATCTGGTAATATTGCAAAATATAGTGGTGTGTCTGATAACTTTCAAATATCAATGACGTTGGATGGATTGTATGGGTTTAGAAATCTACAAGTATTCGCAATCAGTAATTTGCCTAAACCATATGTGCCTGGTAATGTCATTTTTCAAATATTAGAAGTCGAACATAATATAGCATCAGGTAAATGGGAAACAAATATTACAGCATTATTAAGATGTATTGCTGGAACCAATTTAAAATATATAAATATATGATTGATGACACACCAGTAAAAACGAGAAATATTGTTGGATTGGGTGGATACAATTACTTTATTCCAGCATCATATATTCCAACCATCAAACCATCGGACTATGAATATGGTTATATAACCCGATATTTTGTTGGCAACATTAACTATTCTAATATAACCGAAACCAATGCTAGAGGTTATAATGGAACAAACTCTGGTTTTTTCAAAAAGACCAAAATAACTTGGAAAGTATCTGGGGTTGAGTTTAATGTGTACAAAGGAAAAATGCTTGAAACCACAGGCGTTGTAGACTACAATATTCTCAGAATAAATCAAGCAGCTCAAGTGTTTCCTCAGATATCGACTATATTAAATAATCCAAGACAATTTTGGCGTGGATTTTAATTGACATTCTAGAACATTTGTGTAAATGTTGTAGTGTGCATCTATCTAATCAAATATATCTAAAGTTTATAACTCAAAACACCAATAAGCATATTGCGTGTGATAAAGTTATTGCTGCATTTGTTTATGATTATATTACCAAAGAAAAGTATTACTTTAACTTTACACACCCAGATGTAAATGTTGATAGTACTTATGATAACTTTGTAAAGTTACTAAAAAAGACAGACCGAGAGATATATGTAAACAATAAGAAGAGATACAAGTATTTTCTTGGGGATTGTAATTTGATTGATGTAAATCTATTCAGTTTCTTAAAAGACAATGAAGTACTTGTTAAAGAAGAATCAGATGCGTATTTTGCTATTAAGATTCGAACTGGAGATATTAATCAGTTCAATGTGATATATCCATATGCAAATCATCAACGTGATTTTGATCAAGAACTTATTCATGTAGAAAGTCTAAATGTTGAAAACAAAGACTCTTATTGCTTTAAATTCTTCAATAACATCATTTCAGATACATTGTATGAGGTTGAAAAGAATGGTTTGAAATTAGATACAACCATTTTCAAAAACTACTTCAAAGCAAAAACACACAACAAGTTTGTATATACAGAGTATAATATATATAACCCTACAGGTAGACCCAGTAATCACTTTGATAGTGTTAATTATGTTGCACTAAACAAAGAGGATGGTTGTAGAAAGAGTTTTATATCCAGATATGATGATGGATATCTGATGATGGTAGACTTTACTGGATTTCATCCTTATATTGTGGCTAATCTTATTGATTATAAGGTTCCCGACACAGAAACCATTTATGAACATCTGGCTAAACAATATTACAATATTGACCAAGTTGATTCAGAATTGATGTCAAAATCTAAGAAACTCACGATGGTTAACTTGTACGGTCAGATTAAAGATCAATATCTAAACATTCCGTTTTTTGCAAAAACCGATGAATTAAAGAACAAGTATTGGGAAATGTTTGAAAAAAAGGGATATGTTTCTACTCCGATTTATAAACGGAAAATCACATCAAAACACATCAGTGATCCTAATAAAAACAAGTTATTTGCATATATCATTCAGGCTACAGAAACCGAATATGGATTGAATAGCTTGGGTAATGTATTAAAATATGTAACTGATAAGAAGATTGTACCAATATTGTATGTATACGATTCTATTGTATTTGATGTAAGTCCAGAGGTTGATGAACACACAATACAAGATGTTATTGACATAATTAAGAATAAAAAGTTCAAAGTTAAGGTATATACTGGAAATAATTACAACGATTTGAAATTACGTTGATTTTAATTATATTTATAATAGATGAACTTTAGATCTATTGTAAATGATATTTGTTGTGATTCCCGTATAAAAGATGGTGTTCTCAGATTAGAGAACCCAGATCACGTTTTTATTGTACAGGAGTATTTGGAAAAAGCTGGTTACGCTCTTAACGAGATTGTTGATAAGACCGCTAATTTATTTGAAGCTGGTAGATTTCCTGATCGTCAGGCTTATAATAAAGATGGTATACTAGTAACATTTCCAAGCAAAGAGTACAGAGATCGTGCTGTAAATAAGGGTACACACTTTGCGGAAAATCCAAAAAAGGCTCAAGCAAACATATTTTCTGCGCCGGGAGATTTATCATCAGTTGGTGCTACTGAAGAAAAACCAAAAGAAAAACCTGACACTATATCAGTAGATAAAGAAGTTCAAAAAGGTGTAGAGGCCGATGATAGAGTTGATAATAGAACTCCGAAAGAAAAACAACAAGATGCCGTTGCAAATATTGCAATATTGCAAGGACAAACCCCATTGGTTAATTATAGTGTAGATGAAGCTATGAAGTATGGTTTCTATAGAAAGGGAATGCTTTGGTTTAATACTGAAGGTCAGTTAATCGGAGAACAAGTATTTGATGAGGAACGTGGGTCGATTATATCAATAAATGAATCGTTGATATCAAGTATATTTGATTTCATGAAAAAATCTTGGAATAAAGTTAAATCTTATTTTAAGAACGTTGTATCTGGTTTAATCGACAATGGTATGTCAGATTTACAAATAGGACAAGAAACTGACATCATAATTCCAGCATCTATTGCAAAAGAAAAAAGTGGAATAGAATCGTCTACAGACCTGCAAAAAGAAGGTGCGATTGAAGCAATTCGTGGAAATTATAATGAAGCTTTAACTGTTAAGTATGTCATTGAAAAAAATGACTCTCCAATCGACGTTGTTTTAACAGAACATATTGATGAAAATTATGTTATAAAAGTTGTGCAATTAGACGCTGAAGGTAAACGTTATATACCAGAACTAGAAAGCATAGTTAATGATTGGGATAAAAAACTAAGAGTTGCGGCTGGTAGTAAATATGAAGAAGTAAAAGCAGTGATATCGTTAGCAAGTCACGATATGTCATCTTATATAATTAACGCTGTTGGTAAAAATAAAGGAAATATATTAGAAATATTTCTTGATAATAAGTCTTTCTTGCAAGGAGCTGAATTTAAGGCGGATATCAGACTAAGAGTGAAAAAAGTCTCAGGTGAAGAGATTTTGAAAGCATATAGTCTTAAGATGTATCAAACAAAAAATGTTAATTTGGCAAATAGTACCAAAACCAGTTTGGTAAGAAATTTATGTGGAGATAACGAAGCTGATAAATTTACAAAAGAACTATCATCTGATCCAAAATTTAAACAACTCGACAAGGTTGCTAAGGAAACAAATCTTGCTGTTAAACACGCAAAGGCTGATGGTGAAGATGAAGATTATATTAATGATTTAAGAGCAGATCGTGAAGAAGCGAGATATCCACTAAATCAATATTTAGCAGAAAAGGTATCTAATAAACTTAACTCTTTTTACAAATCAACACCTCAAAATAAAGAAACGTTCATTAAGAATTTATTAAGATTAATGGGATACGAAGATACAGAAACTGAATTTTTAATGGCGTTGGTTGGTCCAAAACAAGTTAAAGCCGGTAAATCACAAATAATCGACAAACACCCAGCTTTAGATTTTTCCGATATTGACATCGTTAATGATCCGGGGAAGGTTAGCATTAAAATAATCAATAAGAAGACAAATAAAGTATTGATTAATTTCGTAGCAAAAGAAGGCGGAACTTTTGCTGGGTTTGTGGATGTACTATCATAATATGAACGAACAAAAACAACTACTCTGTACATTTACAGATAGTCAAAAATATCAATCTGCAATACAAGGAGTCCAACAAACGTACACGTTGATAGATAATCGTATATTTGTTTTTGCTAATGAAAAGAATCTTCGGGAAATATATTTGACTTTCAATATTGTCAAGGACTTTAATAACAAATTAAAGTATCCCGGTACAATTGGTGTGCATAGAAAAAAACAAACAAACACTCTGTATACTCTTAATGCGATGAATAAATTAATTGCTGATGAGAACAATGGTGTGTTCGATAAAAACTTTCAATTGAGTTGGGATTTATACAAAGATAGTATCATTTTAATCAATGAAATCGGGGTTAAAATCGTTCCATTAAAATTATTTAATATCGTTTCTATTTGATATATATTACATGACGCTTGACATTGCTTTGTACCTAGTATAGAGTGATTCAAGTTGGTTACATCTTGATTTAAGTGAATTAAGAATTAACTAATTATCAATTAAACAATTAATAAATAAATAATTATGGGACTAGACATTAGTAAGCTAAAGAGCCGTTTGAACTCACTTTCAAACACAAACCAGAAATCCAACCTAATTTGGAAGCCAAAGCCTGGTAAGCAAGTTGTTCGTATTGTACCTTACAAGTATTCCCCTGAGAATCCATTTATCGAACTTAAGTTTCACTATAACCTAAATGGTAAGAGTTATTTGAGTCCAGATAGTTTTGGTCGTCCAGATCCAATCGTTGAGTTTTCAAATCGTTTGAAGAAGACCGGCGATAAGGAAGAGTGGAAGATGGGTAAGAAGATGGAACCCAAGATGCGTACATTCGCTCCTGTCATCGTTCGTGGTGAAGAAGGAGAAGGTGTAAAGTTCTGGGGATTTGGAAAGCAAGTCTATCAAGAGCTTCTAAGCATCATCAGCGATCCTGACTTCGGTGATATTACCGATCTCACATCAGGTCGTGACATTGTTGTGGAATTCAAGACTGGTGATGAATCAGGCAAGAGTTTCCCAGAAACCAACATTCGTGTTAAACCAAATACAAGTGTTGCTGTAGATCCAACCAATTCAAGTCTACTTGATGCTCTCAAGTCTCAAGTTAACATTATGGATCTATTCCCAGAACTATCCTATGAAGAACTCAAGGATGTTATGGATAAGTGGTTGAATCCTGACGAAACCGCTGCTGATCCTGCTGTAACAGCTACAGCAACGGACTCAGATGATGAAGCTCCGTTTCCAACCGCAGCTAAGACCGCAACAGCACCAAAGGCCGCTGTAACAGCATCTCCAACCGCAGTTAAAGCTAAGGCTGGATCAAGTGATGATGTTAACAAGGCATTTGATGATTTGTTTAACTCCTAAAAAATAAAAATAAGCCGGTGGAGTTTTTATACCCCACCGGCTTTCTAGTTATATACGTTATGGCAAAGAAAACAACAGAAAAAGATGATCTGCTAGAAAGATTGGCAGATGAACTCAATAAATCCAATAAAGAAGGTGGTAAAGTTGCGTTCTTTTTGGATGAACAAGAAGATCCATCAACAATTAGTGATTGGGTAAGCACTGGTTCATCAATGCTTGATTTAGCGATTAGTAATCGTCCTCACGGCGGTTTGCCAGTGGGACGTATCGTTGAATTAACAGGCCTTGAAGGAACTGGAAAAAGTTTGGTCTGTGCGCACATTGTTGCAGATACTCAACGAAAGGGTGGTAAAGCACTATTCATTGACACAGAAAACTCTGAATCCAGAGAATTCTGGAAGAGTTTGGGAGTTGACTTGGCTAAAAGCAAGTTAATGTATTCTCAAGCTGAGACTGTAGAAGATATCTTCGACAGAATTGAAAAAGCAATTACGTTTATCCGTAAGGATTATCCAGATTTGCTATTAACAATTATTGTTGATTCTGTCGCAGCTGCTTCTACAAAAGCAGAACTAGAAAGTGATCATGGTAAGGATGGTTATGCTACTGGTAAGTCAATTATTATTAGCAAAGCAATGCGTAAGATTACCAACATGATTGGTCGTCAAAAGGTATTGTTGATCTTTACTAATCAGTTACGTCAAAATCTAAATGCTATGGCATTTGGTGACAAGTATGTAGTAAGTGGTGGTAAGGCTCTAGCTTATCATTGCAGTGTTCGTGTACGTTTGAACAATACAGGCAAACTAAAGAAGGGTGAAGTTGTCATTGGTAACGAGTGTAAAGCCGTTGTGATTAAGAATCGTATGGGTCCACCACAACGTCAGGCTGCATTTGATATCTATTATGACAGCGGAATTGCCGACTTTAGTAGTTGGATTAAAGTTATGAAAGATGCTAATCTTGTAAAACAGGGTGGTGCATATTACACGTATCAAAAGTCTGATGGTACTGAATGGAGATTCCAATCAAAGGATTTCATTTCAACATTACAATCAGATCCAAATCTAAAGGAAGAAATTTACTTGAAGATTTGTGATGCATGTATCATGAAGTACAAAGATCCAAACAGCCAAATCGTTGAAGATGCACAAGTATCTACAGACGAAGGCGATGCTGGCGAAGAATAATGAGTGGATTCACTTCCAGTGAAAAACAAAGACTGTTCTCTCTTTTTGAGAACGTAAAAGGGGGTGTCGGTGATAGTGGTATTCAAAAAACTACTAACTCCGACATCCTCTTAGTCGATGGATTAAATACTTTCATTCGTTCGTTTATGGCTGTGCCATCGATGAATGATGATGGAATGCATACCGGAGGAATTGCTGGCTTCCTCAAGAGTATTGGTTATGCTATTAAATTAATTAATCCAACTAGAGTAATTGTCGTATTTGATGGATCAGGTGGTTCACAAAAACGTCGTAAGATTTATCCCGATTACAAAAAGGGACGTAAGACAAAAATAAAGTTCAATAGAACATATGAAGAATTAAGTTCATCTGAACTTGAACAGAAAAATCTTCAAATCGAATTGATGCGTTTGGTTAGTTATCTTGAAGTATTACCAGTAACTGTAATGGCTATTGATAATATTGAAGCTGACGATACCATTGCATATTTGGCTGAAGATACGTTCAAGGACAGCAACGTAACTATCATGTCTACAGACAAAGACTTTTTACAATTGGCAAGCGAAAGAGTAAAGATCTGGAGTCCTGTCAAGAAGAAAATCTTTGGGTGCAAAGAAATTGTAGATGAATATGGTATTACATGCAATAACTTTATCTTCTACAGAGTCTTGGAGGGAGACGTTAGTGATAACATTCCTGGCATTGATGGCGTTGGAATAAAGCGAGTTCTTCAGGCATATCCATTTTTGGCTGACGACAAACAAGTAACATTGCAAGAGATCTATAATTACTCTGAAAATTACAAGGGTAAGTATAAAATTTACGAACGTGTACTAGATAACAAACTCCTAATTGAACGTAATTATGAATTGATGCAATTAAAAGCTACAAGCATTCAATCATTTACGCAGTTAAGAATTGAGGAGATAATTAAAAAACAAGTTCCTAAGATTGATAAGATGACATTCAGCAGACTTATCACTGAGGATAAAATGTGGAATAACCTACCAAACTATATGGTATGGTTGAATGAAACTTGGGGCAAACTCAATAGTTTCGTATTGTAAGATCGATAGTTTATAAAATAAGTTGGATTCTACACACATCGGTGTAGACTAAGGGTGTCGTATTAACAAAACATAGAAAGAATATATCATGAGCGAAAAGCATATTATTGACAACTTGAAGAAGTTTGGAAGTGAGTTTCAAGTTAAGTGTATCTCAGGTCTTGTATCCGATAGACCATTCATTGAACGTATTAGTGACATTGTAGAAGCAGACTTCTTTGAAAGTGATGCTCACCAATGGATTGTCAAGGAAAGTATTAAGTACTTCAACGAATATCGTGATCTACCAACACTCAATGTGTTTAAGGTCAAATTGGAAGTAGTTACAAACGAGGTTCTTAAAAAGAGTATCGTAGATAATCTAAAGTCAATTTATCAAAAGATGAATGACGGCGATCTAAAGTTCATCAAGGAAGAGTTCCTTGAATTCTGTATCAATCAGAAGCTAAAGAATGCCATCATGGAAAGCGTTGACTATTTGAAGATTGGTCAGTATGAAAAGATCAAGACCAAGTTTGATGAAGCACTAAAAGCTGGTATGGAACGTAATATTGGTCATGACTATGGCGAAGACGTTGAGAAACGTATGACCGTAATGGCTCGTAGCTCTATCAATACCAAGTGGGAAGTTATTGATGGTTTGATGGATGGTGGTCTTGGACCTGGCGAACTTGGAATTATTACAGCTTGTGCTGGTAGTGGTAAAAGCTGGGTACTATGTAAACTAGGTGCCGAGGCTATGAAACAAGGTAAAAATGTAGTTCACTTTACTCTAGAGTTGAATGAAAACTATGTTGGTCTACGATATGATGCTTGCTTCACTGGAATTGATTTCCAAAATATTCGTAACAACATCTCAACAGTTCGTGAAAAGATTGCACAAGTGCCTGGTAAATTAATCATCAAGTACTTTCCAATCAAGACCGTATCAGCTCACAGCTTGAAAGCTCATTGTGAACGATTGGCCATGTTGGGTACCAAGGTGGATATGATTATTGTTGATTACGCAGATATTCTTCGTCCAATTAATAGTGATCGTAATAGTAACAGCTATCAAGAAGCTGGTGGTATTTATGAAGAGCTACGTGGTGTAGCTGGTGAATTGCAAGTTCCTATTTGGAGTGCTTCACAAAGTAATCGTGCTGCTATGGATGAAGATATTATTCAGGCAAATAACATTTCTGATTCATATCGTAAGATTATGACCGCTGACTTCGTTATGTCACTAAGCCGTAAGGTTAACGATAAAGTTAGTAATACTGCACGATTCCATATCATTAAGAATCGATTCGGACCAGATGGTTTAACCTTCCCAAGTAAGATGAACGCTGGATGTGGTCAGATTGAAATATTCAGCGAATCTTCAAGAGAAGGATTGGCACTTCAAAATGAAATGATGAATGGTGAGAACCAAGTCAAGAAATTATTGAAGAATAAGTGGAACGCTCATAGCAGTTCTGAGGATGGAGACGAATAATTCATAGTTGTGACTATAAAAAAAGTATCAAAAAAAACTTAAAAAAGTTAGTCACAACATGGATCAAAGAGACTATTGAAGGATAGTTATCTTTTACCAATATATTTTATGAACAAAGAAATTTTTATTAAGAAGCGCAGTGGCAAGACAGAAAAGTTTAACGCAGATAAAATCAATAAGGTTTTACAATGGGCCACAGATGAAATCAAAGGTGTTGGTTTTGAAGAAGTCGCAATGAATGCACACTTGTCATTCTTTGATGGCATGAATTCAAAAGATATTCACAAGATGTTGATTGAAGCGTCTGCTAATTTGATTAGTGAAGAAAAGCCAAATTATCAATATGTTGCTTCACGATTGATGAATTATCAACTTCGTAAAGAAGTTTGGGGAGGTAAAAATCCACCAAAACTATATGATCTAGTAAAAACTAATATTGACTCATTAGTTTATGATGAAGAAATTCTGAACTGGTATAGTAAACAAGAGTTTGATAAACTAGATGAATATCTAAAGCATGATCGTGATTTTAACTTTACGTATGCTGGTATCAAACAATTGTGTGATAAATATCTAGTACAAAATCGTGCTACCAAGAAGATTTACGAAACTCCTCAGTTTGCGTATATGTTGATCGCAATGACTTTTTTCAAAGACTATAAAGAAGGTCGATTGGATTATGTCAAGAAAGCATATAACTATTTTAGTAAACACAAGATTAATCTACCTACGCCAATTATGGCTGGAGTAAGAACGGTAATGAAGAGTTATGCTTCATGTTCACTATTCACGGTCGATGATGATCTACGTAGTATCTTCAGTAACAATAGTGCAGTTGGATTTGCTACTGCAAGTCGTTATGGTATTGGATTGAATCTATCAAGACTACGTGCTACTAATGCTCCAATTCGTAATGGTGAAGTAATGCATACCGGACCAATTCCATTTGCTAAAGCATTTGAATCTACCGTAAAGAGTTGTCACCAAAACGGAATTAGAGGGGGTAGTGCCACCGTCAACTTTGCTTGGTTCCACTATGATATTCTAGATATTCTTGTACTAAAGAACAATCAAGGTACGGACGATAATCGTGTACGTAAGCTAGATTATTGTATTGGTTTGGATAAACTAATCTTTGAACGTTTCTTGAAGAATCAAGATGTAACATTATTCAGTTATCATGAATGTCCTTCACTGTGGAATACCTTTGGTTTGGAAGGATTCAAGGAAAAGTATGAAAAGGCTGAAGAAAACAAGAACATTAAGTTCAAGAAGAAGGTACCTGCTCGTGAATTGATGGGACTACTTGCCAAAGAACGTCTTGAAACTGGACGTATTTATACAATGTTCGTGGATCATGCAAATGAACATGGTAGTTGGTTAGACCAAGTAGATACAAGTAATCTATGTCTTGAAGTTAATCATCCATTGATTCCAATCACTGATGTAAACGATAAGAATGGTGAAATTGGTGTTTGTATCTTGGCCGCATTGAATTGGTTGGAGATCAAAGATGATGAAGAAATGGAAAGTGTATGTGACATTATTGTTAGAATGTTGGATGCTTTGATTGAACATCAAGATTATTTCGTACCAGCCGCAGAAAACTTTGCTAAGAAACGTCGTAGTCTTGGTGTAGGTGTAAGTAACTTGGCTGCTTTATTGGCTAAAGAAGGATTGAAGTATTGGGATAAAGATGCTCCTAACTTTGTTGCCAAGTGGATGGAAAAGACTAGTTACTATCTAATCAAGGCTAGCGTTGAAATGGCTAAAGAGTTTGGTAAGTGTGAAAAGTTTGATCGTACTAAGTTCAGTCAAGGAGTATTGCCAATTGATACTTATAAGAGAGACGTTGATGAATTTATCACCGAACCTCTACATTGTGATTGGGAGGATTTACGTGAAGAAGTTAGAAAACACGGAATGCGTCATAGTACACTCACCGCATGTATGCCTGTAGAATCAAGTTCAGTAATTCAAAGCAGTACCAATGGTATTGAACCACCACGTAGTGCTATTAGCTTCAAGGGTAGCAAGAGCAATATTTTGCCTGTAGTAGTACCTGGCATTGATAAGTACAAGGAAAATTATACATTTGCTTTTGATATGCCAAGCAATGAAGGTTATTTGAAGGTAGCTGCTGCTATTCAAAAATTTACAGATATGAGTATTAGTACAAATACTTACTATATCCCATCCCGTTATGAGAAGAATAAAGTTCCTGTTCAAGAAGTAATTAAGGATATGTTATTGGCCTACAAGTATGGATTGAAGAATTTGTATTATGCTAATACTGATGATGGCGACAAACAAACCGCCATGGATGAAAAAAAGACGGAAATAAAACAACCAGTAGTACAAGAATCCGGTTGTGAAAGCGGAGCTTGTGCTCTATAATAGGAGGATAAAATGAAAACGGTATTAAATAAGAAAAATATAGACCAGTTAAGAAATCCAATGTTTTTTGGAGAAGATCTATCATTACAACGATATGACTTGATCAAGTATCCTAAATTCTATGATTTGTATGATCAACAATTAAATTTCTTCTGGAGACCGCAGGAAGTTTCTCTTGTCAAAGACATCAGTGATTACAAGAATCTTTCACCAGAAGAACGATTCGTATTTGATAGTAACCTTAAGTTTCAAACTATGACTGATAGTATGTTGAGTCGTAGTATTCATGAACTTATGAAACATGTAACAAATAGTGAATTGGAAATTTGCATGAACGCATGGAGTTTTTTTGAAACTATTCATAGTAATAGTTACACATACATTCTAAACAATGTTTATCCAGATGCTACCAAGTTCTTTGATAGTGTTTTGGAAGACCAAGAAATTGTTAAGAGAGCTACTGCAATCAGTAAGAAGTATGATGAACTACTAACTCCATCAGATGATGTTAAACAACAATTGTTTGATGCTGTATTGGCAACTCAGATTACTGAAGGGTTGATCTTCTACGTATCATTTGCTTGTAGTTTTTACTTTGGATATCGTGGAAAGATGGAGGGTAATAGTAAGATTATTAAGTTTATCAGTAGAGATGAAAATCTTCACGTAGCTATTACTCAGAACATCATGAAGAATTGGATCAACAATCCTGATGAAGGATTCCAAGATATTGTCAAAAAGAACGAAGATAAGGTTTATGCTGCTTATGAAATGGCAGTTAATGCTGAAAAGGATTGGGCCGATTATCTATTTAGCAAAGGAAGTTTGATTGGATTGACCGCTGAAAGTTTAAAACAATACATTGAGTGGTTGGCTAATAACAGACTATCAAACATTGGATATAAGAAATTATATCCTAGTACCAAAACCAATCCATTAGCTGGATGGTTGGATAGTTACTATGATAGTAAGAAACTACAAGTAGCTCCTCAAGAAACTGAATTGAGTAGTTATGTAAAAGGTATCGATAATACCATTACAGAGGGTGCATTCGATGACTTTAAGTTGTAATTAATTTATTCGTTTATTTAACTGATCCTATATTTATAAGATAGGCATGCTATATGAACGATAAATTAAAACAATCTTTAAAGAAAATAATCCGTGAAACCATCGAAGAAAAGTTAACGGAAGTACAAAAGTCTTGGGCTGAAATGATGGAAAATCTATCAAAAGACATCAAAAAGCCTATTGTATGTGATGATGCAGGTAATTATAACATCTGTGAGTGTGAACCACATCATTTCAGCCTAAGACCAATTACTCAAGATATTTTTGACGTTCAATACTTCAAAGATGCCTCAGACAGAACCAAAAAGTTATATCTTCGTTACGAAGAACTCAAGAAGTTTGTTAAAGAAAAACTAAACTCTAAAGATTTAAACTACGTAGATGCTGCTTACGAACGTAATGTAGATAATAGCAAAGATAAAGAAGGTGGTAAGAAGGCCGATAAAGCAGCTGAAGAACAAAATCTAGTTGATCCAGAAAAGAACAACAAGGTTGTCAAGAGTATTAAAGCCAAGAACATGAACGATGAGAAAGATAATCCAGACCAACCAATGCGTGCGGTTGGTAAGTTTGAAACTCAAGTTCAACACAAGAGTCCAAAACCAAGTTATACACCACCAACTCTACCAAAGAATTTACAGAAGTTAGTTATTAAATATACCAAGGGTGGTAAAGCCAAAAAGAAATAATTGACATCTTTATACTTTTGATGTACTATTAAAGTATATCTAAAAAAAGGATACATATGAAAAAATTGATTACTATCGCAGCTTTGGGTGCAACTCTAACCACTCAAACATTTGCTGGTGATAGAGAATGGGCTACGGTTGGTAAAGTATTGACCGGAGTTGCAGTAATTCACGTTATTGATCGAATTGTAAATCCTCCAACACAAGTTGTATATGTACAACCTCAACCAGTGGTTTATGCACAGCCTGTAGTAGTACAACCTGCACCTGTGGTGTATTATCAACCTGCTCCGGTTGTATATGTACAACCACAACCAGTGGTAGTTGTACATGGAGCATGGGGCCGTCCAGTACATCACTATCATCACCACCATCATTAATAAAATTCAATTATGTTCTTTGTAGAAAAGACATCTTCCCGTGATAATGTAATGATTTGATTATCAATTTCAATTTCAACATTTATAATATCATTTTCAATCAAAACCCACGCAGTACTTTTGAGTGGGTTTTTTATTTCATTTCCTAAAGATCTGGTTGGGGTGTATTGATAGATAGCAAGCTTATCTGGAAATTTATCATAATTTGAATTATTAACCGCAAAAAATACCTGACCATCTGAGTTCTTAAAAAAATCAATATATAGATACGAATCAATAAATCGTCTAGTTTCCTTGTATCTCAATCCTTTTAAATATGTAATTTTTAATTGGTTATCAAATGTAATATAATCATCCACATTTGTTTTTAAAATTTTACCAAGTGTTATTTCCAATAAATCGTCAGATAAGTTGTTATTTTTGACGAAATCAAGCCATTCATTTTCAGTTCTTACATTTCCAACTTTTGATAAAAACCAATTTATATCACAAAATAAAATGTTGGTAGATACATATTCTGTACTTACGGAATTATCCAACGTTGACAATACCGCTTTTTTATTCAAAGATACACACTCCATTATTTTATTTGTGATTAGACTAATATGTTCATCTGTGATAATAGCATCACATTCAAGTCTGAGTATGTATTTATAACCAATGGTTTTAGCTAAATTAAAAGTTTTTGCTATAGTATATAAAATATTTAATTCATGTGTTGGATGATTAATGCATGGATAATTTAATTTAACATTATCAGACATCACATAGTGGTTAATATAATAATTTTCATATTTATGATTTTCAAATAACCTATTTTCTTTGTCATATAAATAATAATCACACAGATTTATATAATCAAATTTTGTTTGACAAACCGAACTATCGGCTATCATAATTTTACACTCCAACTTTTTTAACTGTCTTATACAATTTTCATAAATGTGGAGGTCATCCTCAGTTTTTGCGTATATTTGACCAACAACTAAAACACCATTATTCATATAAATAAGTATTAGAAAAACAAGCCTTGGATTGATTTGTGTTTTTTTATTTCGACCGTTGACATTCAAAAAAGTGGTGGTAGACTGATTGTAGTTAAGAGACATTCAATATGAAAAATTCGAAAAACACCGCTAATCTGACAACCGCAACTAATTTTGATATCAAGTCATATCTCAATACTTGTATCAACCTTCGTCCATCTTCATTGATTATGGATGATGTTAAGTGGAAGTACATGGTACGTTCCGCTATTCGTGGCAAGAATATTCTACTTCTTGGCCCCACCGGATGTGGCAAGACGCTTGCTGCACAAACCATTGCTAACGTCCTAAACAAGGAAGAAAAGTTTTTCTATTTCAACCTTGGTGCTACGCAAGATGCTCGTAGTGCTTTGATTGGTAATACTCATTTTGATAAGAACACTGGCACATTGTTTAAGGAGTCTTCCTTTATTAAGGCTATCAAGACTCCAAATGCTGTTATTCTTCTTGATGAAATTAGCCGTGCTCACCACGATGGTGTAAATATTCTAATGACGGTTCTAGATGATCTACAACGTTATCTTCGTTTGGATGAAAAGGAAGACAACGAAGTGGTCAAGGTTGCTGATGGTGTAACATTTATTGCTACCGCAAACGTTGGTAATGAGTACACCGCTACCCGTGTTATGGATCGTGCTCTTCTATCACGTTTTCCTGTAAAGATTGAGATGAATCCTCTTGACAAGGACACTGAGTTTAATCTACTCAAGAATCGATTCAACCTAACTGATGTAGATCAGTTGGACATTCTGAAGGCTGTTTGTGAAATTGCCGATCATACACGCAAGCAGGTCAAGCAAGAAGATAGCAAGTTGACCAACTTTATTCCAACCCGTAGCACTGTGGAAATCGCAGAATTGATCGTGGATGGATTTAATTTACTTGAAATTGCAGAGACTACGATATATCCTAATTTTAACGACGATGGTGGCGTTGATAGTGAGCGCACTTATCTACGTCAGTTGGTGCAGAAGTATGTAAAGACCAATGCAAAGGAAACGTTGTTTGCTGATCCTCTAAAGACAGAACAACCTCCTTTTTAATAAATAAACAACAAAATAACAGACGACAACTAATATGAGCAATTACAGCGACTTTTGGTATAAAGACTACGATATTGAATGGGATTTCAGCGATGATTCCGATATGGTAGATGTTTCATCCTCTGAAACAGAGTCAACCGCTGATCTCATTCGGTTGTCGTCTGCTCGTCGTGCAATTTCAAATTATGTCACTATTCTTACTGGTAAGTCTATTCCGGTGATGTTTAATGATAGTAATGTGAGTTGCACTGATGGTGAGGTTGTATATATTGGTAGTGACGTACATGAGAAGGATAACTTCGATGTTGCCGTAGGATTGGCACTACATGAAGCTAGTCACATTGTTTATAGTGACATGGAGTTGTACAAGAATATAAATGTCAATGTACCCCGTAGTATTTACAACCTCACCGAACCTTTGAATATTTCAAAGCAAGAGGTGGCAGAGTTTTGTAAGATGATTTTCAATTACATCGAAGATCGATACATCGATTATAGTATTTACAAGTCTGCTCCTGGTTATCGTGGATATTACGAATCTTTATACGATAAGTACTTCAACAATAAAGTCATTGATGATGGACTAAAGAGTCAGCTATATCGTACTACAACTCCAGATTCATACTCATATCGTATTATCAATCTAACAAATCTTAATACTGATCTAAGAGCTTTGCCTGGATTGTATGATGTTGCTAAACTTATTGATTTGACAAACATCTCACGTTTGGACACATCAGCTAGTCGTTACGCGTTGTCTTTTAAGATCGCTGAGATTGTTTTTTCTAATATCACAGAAGCATCTAAAAAGACAACTGAACAATCAGTTGGATCTGGATCTGACTCTGGAGAAGGTGTTGAAGAAGAATCACAAGATGGTGATAGTAATACCACTATAGGTGGAACGGAATCATCTAATGATACTGGAAACGCATCTAGCAGTTTGGATGATATCCTCGGAGGTGATACAACTTCTGTAAAGTCAGAATCCGATGTAACAAAAGAAATTGGAAGTGATCCAAAAGTAAGCAAGACTAAACAAGGTAAGATTGCTAAGGCTTTTTCTAAACAGAAGGATTTTCTAAATGGAAAAATTTCCAAGAAGAAAGTTACTAAGAAAGAAAAGACTTTGCTTGATGTACTAGAAAAAAGTCAGGTTGAAATTACAGATGTAGCTCAAGACTATATTCGCAACTATGGTGGCGTTGGTGCTATTGAGTGCATTGTGGTAAAGAATTTGACCCGTGAACTGATGGATTCTTCTGAATTCGTATTGAAGAAAATCAAGGGTCATGACTATTATAGTCGTACTAGTGTTGATACCCGTGCTTTATACAACGACGATGTAGCTAACTACGTTAACTTGGGAATTGTGATGGGAGTCAAACTTGCTAAACGTATTCAGTTTCGTAATGAAGTGAATATTGATAAGTTTAGCCGTCGTCAGATTGGTAAGATTGACAAACGAATTCTTCATGAACTTGGTGCGGATGTAGAAAATATTTTTTATACTACGGCAGTACATAAGTACAAGAAAATGAACTTTCACATTACATTGGATGGCAGTTCTAGTATGGGTGGTGTTAAATGGTTAAACACAATCAAATTGTGTACCACTATTGCTAAGGCTGCTTCTATGTTGGATAATATTAATGTATCTATTAGTATTAGATCCACATATGGCAAGAATCCTTATGTTGTAATCGCATATGATTCTCGCAAAGATAAGTTTAGTAAGATTAAAAATCTATTTCCTTATATCGTTCCATCTGGATCAACTCCTGAAGGTCTATGTTATGAGGCAATTATGAAACACATTACGAAGTGTGATGTTGAAAGTGATAACTACTTTATCAATATTAGTGATGGAGAACCATGCTTTATGATTTCATCAACAAATGGATCATATAGCTATAGTGGTACTGCTGCTGCACAACACACTCGTAAACAGGTAAGTAAGATTACGTCTGCTGGATATAAGGTTATTTCATATTATATTACAGAATATGAAAATAATTCTTATGCTAATGTTCATCGTGATAACTTTAAAGTTATGTATGGTAAAGATAGTAATTTTATTAACTTCAATAATCTAAATCAAATCGTTTCCACTCTTAATAAAAAGATGTTGGAAAGTGTTGACAAATAATATATTTGTGTTAAACTTTTATTAAATCGCAGTATAACAATAAAACAAGGATAGAAAATGAAAAAGACAGATCGTAAGAACAAGACAAACCTAGTAGTAACATGGCCAACTAACGTGTTTTCTATTGAAGAACTAAACAATGCAAATCCTGAATTCGTAAATATTACTTTGCGAGTTCGACTTAAGAAGGCCATTGATAATGGCCAGGTTGGTGAGGTAGGATATCTACACAATGGCAAGGGTCGTCCCCGTGTGGTTCTTGCTTGTACTCCAATTAATGATCAACATATTATTGAGGCAAAGAATCGTGGATGTATTATCAAGGATGGTCTAAATGTCAATGTTATCAAGATTGATAATAAAGTTGTAGAAACAACTCCAGTTGTTGTTGAGAATGTTTCAACCGATAAGGTGACTGCTTAATTACTCACCTTTATGTGACCAAAGCGGACTCATTAATAAGGGTCCGCTTTTATCTTTTACATAATAAAGAATATTTGCACTCTTGGCATGTTTTTTTATATTCTTTATGATACCTTCTACCATGTTCCAACTACCGTGATATATTGGTTCATCAAATGCACTATCATAAATTGCATACTTGATACTTGATATTTCGAATATGTAGAATGTATCTTCTTTTGGATTGATCTTTTTGTACTTCATGATAGGATATATATAAATATGGACGCACTACAAGAATTTTTCGGGGTTGAGGCATTTGATTATAATGTCAATAAACAGAAGTTGATTGAGAACCTAGACTTTTTGAAGTCTATGAGTGTAGAAGAACAAACCTTCTATAAGAAATGGATTGAAGTTCAAAGCCTCAATAACTATTCTTCTAGAGCAGCTCAGGCAAAAGCCAAGATTTGGACTCCAACTGATATTCACAATGAGTCATTGACTATCAAAGAGATCCAAGAACTAAATCCTACCGTTGTACATGTAAACAATAAAGTTCTAGAGAACGATTGGTTGATGCTTAGAACCTTTGTTCATACAATGGAGTTTGCTCAAACGCCAGGTAGATTTGTTAAGTTTCTAATTACAGATGGTAATATGGATAACCCAAGATATTTGGGTGTCATTAGTATGTCTAGTGATGTTATTACTATTACAGACCGAGACAAATACATTGGTTGGACTCCAAATGATAAGTTAAAAAACAAACGATTGGCTCACAGTGCTATTGGTAGTTGTATCATGAGTACCCAGCCGTTTGGATATAATTTCTTGGGTGGTAAGTTAATTGCAGCTCTAGTCACGGCAGAGACGGTCAGGAACGCATGGCAGGCTCTATATAACCAGCTTTTAGTTGGAATCACTACAACCAGCCTCTATGGCAGTTATAGTATGTATAATAGTCTAAAGTGGTGGCACAAATGTGGTACTAGTGCTGGTAAAATGTCTATTAAACCAGATGATTCAATTTACAAAGTATGGCATGATTGGATCAAGGATAATAAATCAGAGAAATATCAGAAGGCTATGACTCAACGTGAAGGTGTAAGTGGGCCTGTAACTGGAGCAAAAGCTAGAGTTATTGGTATGATTTTCTCAGAGTTGGGTATCAAACAAAGCACATATGTACATGGATTTGAACGGGGTACATATTATGCTTGTCCATATAAGAACACCAAAGACTTTCTATGCAGTAAGATTGATGAAAGTAAGTTAATATTCAATCCATTATATACAGAAAAGGCTATTTTGGAATGGTGGAAGGCCAAAGCTATAGCCAGATATCAGACTTTGAAAGCTGAAAATAGACTAAAGGACGATATTCTTTATTATAATCAAATGATTGGAATGGACTATCAAACTGCTAAAAATAACTATTTTAGTGAGGTGGGAAGGTAGACATTTACTATTTATTATAGTAAATATGGCGAGTAACAACGATAATTCAAATTATACATTCTCAGATAGATTCCAAAGATTTATTCAAAAGATTGCTAATTTTGCGCAAACCGCCAGAAGTACTGCTCAGATTGATAATAGTCCTACCGATATATTTACAGGTGAACAAGGTGAGTTATTAACAAAGTATAAGAACAAAATCTTTTATCGTAAAAATGATAGCAGTGACTTTGTTAGTTTAAGTGATGAATATGTTGACTTAACAAATCAATATGAATATATTCTATCACAAGGTGTAAACAAATATGCTACTTGGCAAAAGACCAGTAAGAACGATGAAAAAAACTGGACCTTTACTGGTTATTTCAGTCCAGTGTGTGGTATAGATTGTTGTATTACCGGATCTGTTTAAGATTGACAATTTATAAAATCGTGTTATATTGAATACAATGAAAAAATCATTGTGTTGCATCTCCCTCAAACTTCAAGAACAAGGTGTTAAAGCTAACACCATGACCAAAACTAGATTTCTTGCGTTAGAACGCAAAGAAGCGTTATCAATTGTATCTAAACGTACACTTAATAATGTAATTGTTACACGTAAAACTATTGAGTTCTGCGGTAAAAATAATTGGAACTATCGTATTAGTAGCGATTTGTTTCCACTAGCTACACTTCCAGAAGCTAATCTTTCACTCAATGTACTTCCAGATTATAATCTTATTCTACAAGAATTCAAGATTGCATCTGATATTATCAAAAAGTACAATGTTCGGTGCAGTACACATCCCGATCAATTTGTGGTACCTGCTAGTGGCAATCCAAGTGTATCGGCTAAATCTATTGTTGAACTAACCAACCATGCTACCATGATGGACTTGTTTGGTCTTCCACAATCATATGATGCTCCTATAAACATTCATATGAATTGTTACAAAGGTGACCTGCAAGAAATTGCAAATCGATTCATCAACGTCTACAATAATTTACCAATCAATGTAAAATCTCGGTTGGTTTTGGAAAACGAAGACAAGCCTAATAGCTGGAATGTACAACAGCTTTATGACTTTATTTACACCAAGACTGGCATTCCAATTACTTATGATAATTTGCACCATCGTTGTAACCCAGGCAAGTTGTCTGCCAAAGATGCGGTGATGCTTGCCAAATCAACATGGCCTAATCGATCATTGTTTCATTTTAGTGATAATGACTTGACCAACAAAAATCCACGTGCGCATGGTGATTATGTACGTGAGTTGCCAACTGAATATGTTGATCTAGATGTGGACTTTGAATTTGAGTTCAAGGCTAAGGATTATGCTTTGGAACGATTTGAAAAAGAATTTAAACTTTGATTGAAAAAGTTGTTGACGAAACAGAAACAATAGTGTAAAGTAATTTCAAGTTGGTGATGAACTAACGAAACGAAAAAATAAACAAATAAAAAAGAAAGAAAAACATAATATGTATACTCGTACAAACGCTCGTAATAAGACTAACTTCGTAGGCCACAACTCCACTGGTGTTGAACTATATCTCTCAACCCCAATGCCAAAGGCTAAGAAGGCTGCTCGTCTAACCATTCGCTCTGGTAAGACCCGTGTTGATCTAGATGGTCGTCAGATTAAGGCTCTACGTGAAGTCTTGAATGCTGGTTACACCCCTACTTCTACCGCCTCTGCTAAGTCTGTTACTTCCGCTAAGACCGCTACCAAGTAATGAACCAAACAACATCTAACGATGTTATTATGTGGTTGCTACTAATGGTGGCAACCACATTTTCTATTGCATCGATTGTTATCACATACAAACTAGTACAAAGGTTTGATGACTTGCAAACCAATATGGTTGAGATATTGGAGATTCTTTCGGCTGAACGAATCAAGATGGTAAAAGATCTTGAGGAATTAAAACGTAGGGTTAGAATTCATAGTAATGAAATCAAAAAAGAAAACAGCGGAAGAAACAATAAAGGTTAAAGGTTTGTTTGATCATGTAAAACATATTCGACAAACACAAGATCCTGATTATTATGACTCATTGAGTGAATCTGACAGAAAGACATTTAGTAAGTACATGATTTTACGTGTACTTAGTATGGACAAAACAATTATTGAGGAAATCTCATATGTATCAAAATACTTTGAGGTATTGCCTGAAAAACAATTCTATAAACTCTTAATTAACGCTTTACCAAAGAGTTATGGATTTAGTCCATATATCAAGAGTAGCAAGAAGTTAGTTAATGAAACAATACTTAATTGTCTTTGCTCATATTTTAATGTGGGAACTAAGGATGCTACAGATTATTACAACATACTTATTTCACACGAAGAAGGTTTAACCAAATTGATTGAGTTGATCAAATCACATGGTTATTCTGAAAAAGAAACGGAAAAGTTATTTGAATAATATGAAATTAATTGGCATATCAGGAGTTGCTCGTAGTGGTAAAGATTTATTTACAACCGTAGCACAAGAAGTATTAAAACAACATGGTCTCAAAACAGAGAGGTTTGCTTTGGCTTATGAACTCAAAAGCGATCTCAAAGATTTGATTCATGCAAAAACTGGTATTGATGTATTTACAGAAAATACCGAAGAGAAAAACATTATCAGACCACTATTGGTTGCCTATGGCGATGTAATGCGTAAAATTACTGAGGGTAAATATTGGACTCAAAAGGTTGAACAACGTCTTGGCAAATCAAATGTAGATGTGGTATTTATCACTGATATACGATACGATCACTATATTGAAGATGAATGTGCTTGGCTTCAAAACAAACAAGGTGGTAAGTTGATTCATGTAACCAAGTATGTAATGTCTCCTATGCCTCAAGGCAAGAGATTTAGCAAAAATAAACAAACCAAGGTTTATCAAACTGCACCAAATGAACATGAGCTAATTAACGATCCAAAGGTTAGAAAGCGTGCTGATCTAAAGATTGAATGGGAAGATGTGTCAAATCAAGGTGGGGATATTACAAAGAATGCAACTATTGTAAAAATCGTAACCGATGCTTTGATTGAAATCAAAGTGTTAAACAATTTATCTTAACTTTATACGCTTGATTTCATGATGAGAGTTATGATTGAAGACAATATACTCATCGGTAGTCATGGTTCTAAATAGATTGATATAAGCGTCTGATTGTGTCTTGATGAATGTAATGTACAACACATTACATTCTTCTGATTTATTAGCCTTTTGTTGTTTCTTACAACTACAGATGTTATTTAACAAAGTAATACAATTAGATAATTGACCTTCTATTGGAAGATTTTTACCTTTGATAGAATTGAAAAATTGCTGATAGCTACTAATCGTCATAACAACTTCTTAATAATTAAATAAATAGTTAAACTAGATATATAATTAATAGGAAATATCAACAAACCATATATTTGACTATAACCAACACTATATACTAACAGATTAGATGTTATTAGTGTTGACCAAAAGCATAAACAAATTGGACAAGATACTAATTTAGTAAAGTAACCCGGATATATACTATGTAGAAAATCTGGATAATTAGACATCACATCAACTTCCATTTTGTATTTATAAAACTCGTTTATCTTCAACAAGTTTCGTGTATTGGTTAGATTTGCAATGGTTTGGACAATATCACTTTCAAACCACACCACCATTATAAATGATATCCAGAAGATTAAGGGAATATTAAAATCTGTTAAGTTCATAGTGTTTGTTTAATTAATAGTTTCTTTTTATACCAATCATTGTTTGTATCGATCAGATTATTTTTATAATCAATCAATTTATTAACTTTGATCTTGAAAATATCATATTCCATGATACCAATCTGACCACTATCTTCCAACATTAATTGGATCATATTGAAAAACTCAAAAGATTTATTGGTCAACTTTGTAGCATCAAACTCAACTAATACATCGTTTGTACGTTGATCCTCTAGACTTTTTAGTTTCTTTGAAATGTCAATGCGTGTATTTTTTTGTTCTACGTTCATATAACGTTCATATGGTGCATCAGAATAGATGGTATCACACCAAGGTTCTAATAGAAGCAGTTTATATTCATCAATATTCATGACTACAAAACCAACGTCATATCTATTTGGAACGATTGGTTTCATTGTATCATTGTGCTTTACAAAGTGACCCCATTTACGAATAAAGTTTCTGGCACTCTTGACGTTTTGATTTTGCCACTCTTCACTATCCTTTCCGATTGAAGTAATGGTTGGATTGAATCTACTACCTCTACAAGTTAAGTGATAGACACAAGCTTCCCATAGTTGGATAAACTTGTATCCACTCAATAAAAATCTATTGAATATATCGCTGTCTTCTTTGGAGGTTGGTGCAAACAACAAATCATGTCCACCTATCTTATTAAAGTCTTCCTTATAAATTGCCCATGGAGCAAACACACCTTCTGTAACCTTTTCTTTGCGAGATAATTTTGTGTCAACCATCCACTTGTCAAACGCTTGTTTTTTAAAGTTCTCTGGTTCCATACCAAAGTCTTGAACGATCTTTTCTGGTCCACCGGGATGAAGTGGTGGTTCTATACGAGTCAAACATACAACGGTCTGTGGTTTGAGATGTTTTTCAATTAATAGATCTGCGTTCTTTGAAATATACATGTCGGCGTGATAAATCATAACAACATCGTTGGTAGCCACATCTTGGACTAATGTGTTATATAGTTCGGTCATACCCTTTCTAGCTGGTCCATCATTACGGATGGCTCTGAAACATGGATCTGATTTAATCATTTCTTGACACCAATCCCATGTTCCGTCACTACTAGCGTCATCTGCAACGCATACTTCGTGTTCTTTGTGACTTAAATTTGAACGTAGTGATTCGTAACACCACTTCAAGTATTTTAGATTGTTTCTTGCGGGTATAACCAGACTAATATTCATAATTTAATGTTTTTACTTTTTTTGTGATTTTCTACGGCTGATATAAAACGTAAATTGTTGATATTTCCTATTTCTTCGGGAGGTATATTATTTTTATAACCATATATTATTGGTTTTATATGATCGATGTGAAAAGCATTTTTATCTATATCAACTCGTGTTCTTTTACAACGATTATAACCATCTAACAAATGTAAAGGCTGTGATTCGGTTATTTTCCAAACTTTTTTATAATAATTGATTTTATTTATATCTTCGTTGATATATGCGTGTTTAGTTCTACATAACATACTACAATACTTTCCAGTATATTTTCGTTTACCAACCGCCTTATAGGAGTTTCCGCAATATATGCATTTTTTTATAGTTGCGTTTTTAAAATTCCAAGGTTGTCTGCCTTTTAGAGAATCGGAAATTTTTTGTTTGTGTGTGTTAGGCATTCCATTACGAAATTGAAAAATAGTACCACAATTCTTAGAACAATATTTCTTTTTTGTTTGGTATGTGTTCCAACTCATGGTTTTTGATTTTTCCATGATCAAACCACAATTTTTACACTTTTTTAATTTTGTAGAAGATTCAATTGGCCGCATATTAATATATATCTACTTGGTAAAATAAAACTAATTTTCATCTTTTAATACATATCAGATAACCACCCGATTTCTCCACGGTGAATAGTTTATTTAATTTCTCAATCCACCAACTTTCTGGTTTAACTGTCATATGAAGTATTACCCCATTTGTATCTTCACCTGATTGTCTATATGTAATAGAAAACACACATCTATTTTTAACAACTCGGTTCATTTCTGCAAAAATTACATCTATATCGTTTTCTAAGCAGTGTTCTAAACAATCAAATGATGTTATTATATCAATAGAGTTATTTTCAAAAGGAATATGATGTGATTCACCATCTATAAATTGGATGTTTGGATTATTGATAACATTGCCGGTTTTTACTGAAGCAATGTCCATACCATATACTTTTTCAATACCTGACTTTTGTACATCATTACAGAAGTATCCAAATCCACATCCTATGTCTAAAACTGATGTGGGTTTTAAGCTCAAAATGTGTGGGATTATGTTTTTTCCAAAATGTCCTCGGCCATATCCTCTAGAATCATTTCTTTTTCTATAGTGTTGATCTTTATCTACATAAATAGATTCATACTTATCTCGTTCTAGTTTTCTTAGTTCTTCTATATTCATATTAAACCGCTTTCTTTGAATCTTGTTGACCAACCTAAAAATGTACTTCTACTATTTCCATACATGTTTGTTTTAGACAATATCAACATCTCTATAAATGCTTCTATAATTGAAAATTCATTTCTAGACGCATTATAGTTCCAACGTCTATTATCACTATCTATTACCTGACCATTCCAACCAGCTGCTGGATTTTGTTTTTCTGTGTAATGTGATTTATTGTAAAATACTAAATTTTTATTGGGTTTTAAAAAGTCTTCAACTGCTTTTTCATCTGTACATATAAAAATACGTTTTGTTGGATTATTTTTAATGAAGTTATATGCGTAATGAATATTTTCGTCTCTTGATGGAAAATCAGAAGCACGGATGTGAAGACCCAAAGTATTGTTGTCAATATTATTATCAGATACAAATTTATTAACTTTATCTTTGATTGTAGAATTAATTTTTAAACGACTATAACAAGATTTTAGATCTTCCGGGGTAACACTAAGTCTATCATTTAATAATAAGAATGTTGAATCTTTGCCGGTAGGTTGATTTAAAAATACCTGTCTGTTGTATTTTAAATCTTTTCGGTGTGCGTATAATGGTATAGATGGTTCTAATTTTTTATCTAACTCGGTGATTGTGTTTTCAATATATGTAAAATTAAAATCAAACAATAATCTTAAGTCAAAATCTGTAGATCGATTTCTTACATTATTTACAACTAAATCTTTATGATAAAAATTTGAAAAATATATTCCTTGAAATAATCCATTAAATTTATTTCCCAATCCACCATCCATTATCACTATTACAGCATTATTATAATTTAACATATATGAATATTTTCGTTACATCCACCAAAATACCATGCTAATTCTGAAAAAGTACTCACAGAATTGAGTATCATATGATTTCCTTTAGATAATAACATCATATCTGTGAAATCGTCTTCAAATGTTCTTCGTGAGTTTTTTTCAATGTAATTAATAAAAGTTTTGTTTGGACATGATTTTTTTATAATATCCGACTCAGATTGAGAGTCAGTTGATATAAATATTTTTTTGTCTGATAAATTATTAATATAATCAATACATCGTTGACGGCCATGATCTATCCATGTTTTATTTCTTGTAGATGCGTGTCTTGATGATTTATCATTGACAAAATTATCTGCGTTAAAACTTCGAATATGAACAGAACTATAGTTTCCGTGGTTTTTAACAAATTCATTTACTTTGTGTTCAATTATCGCATTAGGACGAAGATTTTGTCCGATTAATTTTACTATTTTCAATCTAAATGATATCGGTATTCTTAGATATTCAAAATCAATGTTTCTACCAAACTCGTCACAATGATCAAAATCCTGATTTTTTAGGGTTACACGACAAAAATTGTCAGGAATTTCTGTATCTGATTTTAAAACAATAATTCTCCACGTATTGATAGGAATATATTTTATACTAGTATCTTTGATACATATAGACTGGTTTCTAAAAATATTTTCAAAATATGGTAAGTGTGCTTTTGATTCTGGATGCAACCTAATTGCTGAGATAAACTTTTTTATCTGATTACCAATCCCACCACCACCTGTTGTTATATAAGGCATATATCAACTGCGTTTAATTAATAGATTTGACTTTTGTAAAGATGTATTTAAACTTTTGTACTTTTCTTTGCTTTTTTTATACAAGCATATGAAATTTCCTCCCTGGTTTGCACCTTTATAGAATAATTTTTCAAAATGATGTTCTTTTAAATAACAATCCAGAATATCTGGATCACATACTTCGTATGGATAACCACCCAGCCAGTCTATACAATCGTTGTATTTATTCATACCTCGGCTATTGATGGAATTAATATCTATTCCACGGGAAATATAATGATAGTTCAACCAGTCGTATATCATTCTTTTCTTTATATCATCTTTATTTGCATTATAACATACTTTTAATTTTAAATCATCCATATATCTATCACCACTGATATAAAGAGCCAAATGAAGAATGCCATTATCATTTACCATAGATGTTGCATTTTTGATAGCTTTCCACATATCTCCGGTGTGGTGTAAAACGCCCCAGGAATAAACAATATCATACTTTTTAGAAGTTTTTACATATACATCATTCAATATAGATTGATGTTTAATATTCCAATTATGATTTGAAACCAACTTATGAAAAAACTTTTCTTTGGTTAGATTACAAGCTTCTACTGAATTTGTATCTACATCAATAGAATCCACTTGTTTACAACCAAGTAGATTAAACGATAGAGATGAAAGACCGGATCCACACCCAATATCTAACACCGATTTATCCGTAAAATCATAATCTTTATAGTAGCTTGACAGATTTGACATGTGAGTGTGTATGATATCATCTGTAAGTTTTGATTTAACATAATCGATCCAGTTTAATCCAAAGGAAAACTGATCATTTTCTGACATTGTATCTATTTGTTTAACGAAGTCTTCAAAATTCATATTATTTTTTAGTAAAAAATGACCAATTCCACATGCTTTCAAATACCAAATTATGACTCTTTTTTAATTCAGATGTTATATTTGTGTGTAGTACATCGCTATTGTTTACAAAGTCATGAAACTGAATTTGAAGATGTTTTATCTTATTTATATAACCACTATTAATTATATGCGGTAATATTTCATATTCTATTCCCTCAATATTAATTTTTAATAAATCAACATGATCATATTCATTTAGTATTTGAACTACATCACGAATAACAATTTTTTCAAGTGGTTCATGTGCATATTTAGCAACATTACGTTGATACGAATCATTTTTATCATTCTTTTTCTTTTGTTCAGCATACTCTCTGATTGAACTACCTTCGTCACATACGTGAATGTGCGTTGTTCCATTCATCGTACTTACGCCACAATTAAATGGAATCAAATTTGGGTTTTTCTTTTTAACAATTTGTTGATAATAACGATTTACCGCTTCATAAACATAAACTCTACATCCATATTTAGATGCAATATTTTCAGCAAATCCGCCTGTAAAACCACCAAAGTCTAGTACAATACTATTTTTGTTTAGATCATAAGTATAACGCATATTTTCATACGTGGCGTTCCACGAACCTCTTGTTTTCATAATAAATTTTTATTTGCTTGAAACCCAATTTTTTTATTTTGTTCAAACGGAAAATTGTTTTCCAATAAATATTCGTGGATCACATGCTTATACTTTTTATTTTTTACGTCAGACGACAAATTCAAATACTCTTGGACCAACTCTAAATCCAAGAATGGATATCTAGATTCAATACCAAATGAACCAGCAACATATTCTTCTTTAGAAATATAAAGTTCTTGGGTACCTTTAAAGAAGTTTCTCCAAGGAAACACGGATTTTAGATTAGATGGGAACTTACCACCAAATGTACTATGGCCATAGATTTTATTGCCGTTCATACCATAGTCTGAAATGATCTCATCAGCACCTTGACCAGAGATGTATATTTTTCTACCATCTTTTTGAGCCAATGTACAAATGTGAGCCAATCCATAACACGCTTTATCAGATCGTATATTTGTACCTAAATCCTCAGATATAAAATCCTCACATTTATTACCAAATAGTGTAGATGAGTAGTATTCGTATTCGTTCTTTTTTAAATTAATTAATTCGGCATTTTTAATTAATTTGAATCTTTGATTAATTATATCTATATTTTCCGATGCAGCTACACTATAAGCTTTGTAATCTATGCCTGTTTTATTCAATGCACAACTTATGATGCCACTATCATATCCACTACTAAGTCCAATAAAAAATTTTTTGTCCGCAGAAAACTTTGTTCTTTTTTCTATAGCCTTGTCAAACTTATATATCCAACTATCTACATTTGGTTTGTACTGATCTAAATTAAAATTGGTTATGGTTCTAGTTGACAACTGACCAGATCTAATATCATAGATATAAGTTGTATTTGCTTCCACTTTATTTGCTCGTTTAAAATTTGATAATAAAATAGGAGTGGTATATGTAGAAACTGAGATAGATTTATCATCAATACTATAAAATAGTGGTTTGGTTCTGAATGTATCTGATGAAAAGATGATTCGTTTGGTATTCAAATCCAAGATCAAAATGGCATATTCACCATCTAATTTACTAGTAAACTCTGGACCATACTTCTGATACAGATCTATAATAACTTCACTATCACACTTTGCATTTGAATCAAAGTCTTTGAAATTATAAATTTCTCCATTAAACAACACATAAATGTTATTTTTATCGAGAGGTTGTGATGTAAATTGACCTGTTAAACTTAATAAATTATGAATTAAAGTATAATTTTCAACTTTTATCACATTGGTATAGTCTGGCCCTCTAGGTTTCAAAAACTTGTTTAGTTCTTCCAGATTACCGAGATATTGATTACTAAAATAAAAGCTACACATTAGAGAATCGATTTTAGACTATTTAGTCTGTGGTTCAACAATTGCACAGCATCCCCAATTTTATGTCCTTTAAAATGTAAAATTCTTGCTTCAGGCGGAGTTGACTGAAAATTAATACAATTGATTGTTGTTTCTGGGATTTCTTGTATTAAGATTTTATCTTTCATTGACGGAATTGTACGAACCAAAGCCGTAGTTTCTCTTGGTACAGTTGGTATTTTACTCATGTTGTCTCTCCAAACATCAATAAATTCTAAACAAGCCTTTGGTTTAATTAAACCAACGAACGATGCTATATATGGAGACGTATGTACACGTTTCGTAACAGCTATATCTTTGGTCATATCTATGACATCAATAAACTCATGTAAAAAGTAACAATCAACGTCTATTAAAAATATAGGATTGTCCTTTTTAGTAGCTAAGTCACGTAAGAACTGAGTTTTAAGATCAATATTTTTTTGCCATCCCTCATCCCATATATTTTTTGTAGTAATAGATCCATGGTATTTGGCAATTTTAACTCGGTTGTTATTGAAGATCGGATCTTCTTTGAAATTTTCACCAGTATATAATACAATTAGTTCGGTCATGCCGTTACACTTTTCAAGAGCCGATTTTGTAAAATAATATAAAAAATCCCAATATATGTCATTAACGACGGTGCAAATAGTATAATTCATAATTATGTATATAACTTCTTATAGGTTTTGTTCATATAGTGTTCAACCTTTGTACCATAACTAGTATCGGGAATGCCATTAAAATGATAAACCCAACCATAATCTGTAAACACCAAATCATCAGTCAATCCTTCAGTTAGAAATAATCCCATCATGTTATACTCATATGGTAAGATGTTTACATCAATGTTTCTCATTTGTAGTAAGAAATTCATTGGTGTTTGATCTGTACCCAACTTGATTGTGGATTCTAATTGATAGATGCGTTCACGATTTTCAAGATAAAATTGCTTGAGATAATCTAAATGTTCTTTATGTGATTCATTGAATATTTGAAATCCACCATTGATATACTTCCAAATATCTAACTTATAATCATTAAATAATAACTTGCTATAACACTCTGTACTACGAATAACCCATTCATATACAACACCATCATGTACACCTGTATATTTGTTGTTGGTCATTTCAAAGAAGTTAGGACAATTTGGATGTACAATAGTGTCTGCATCAACGATCAATACTTGATTATACTTAATATTGCTTTGTTCCAACAAGTCCAACGCATAATAACGTTGCCACGCCAAACTAGTAACATTGGTATCCATCAATGGTTCGTCAAGTACAACAACTTGACAATCATGTTTTTTAGCAAAATGCTTCCAACTATTTATGCTATATTCGTAAATTTTATTAATCAGTGGAGTATTACGAAGCTTCTTTTCGTTGTTAGAAGAAACAACGGCTGGTATTAAAATGACATTTTTCATTTGTAGAATTGATTTATATTGTTCCAAACATCATTGATTAAATTGTTTCTGTCTTGAATAGGAAAACCTGTAAAGTGCCAGATATAACCATACTTAAATAAAAATGTGGTTTTATCATCCAACTTATCATTATGCCAAAGCATTCCTTTTTTTATCATGCCAACCGTATTCCAACAATATGGAAGTGTTTTTCTTTTGATACCTTCTTTAACCAAGAACAAATTCAAGATGGATTGTTCTTTACCAACACCTGGAACACTCCAGTTATCCATTTTGTCTTTGTTGGTCAAATAAAAATTCTTGAGCTTTTCAAAAAATGGTTTGTGTGATTTATGAAAGAATAATACTCCACCATTAATATATTGAGATAATGTCATGGGAACATCAGACAACTCTTCAAATGAAGATCTAAAAGCCTTTAGACTTTTATCAATCCACTGAATCGAAACATTATCCAATACACCGCAGAATTCATCGTCGTATAAATCAAAGATGTTAGGAGCATCCCACTTGATCATTGTATCAAAGTCAACCACACCTATTTTTTCATAACTATCTCCTACGTAGTCAAATACAAATTCTTTGTGCCAAACACTATACTTAACGTCTGGTCTTTTGCTTCTGATTACATAAAAGTCAATATTATGCTTGTCACAATAATATTGCCAACTATTGATGGTGTGTTCAAAATAAGTTTTATGAGAATGTTTAGACAATTCATCCTCAATAGCGACCATTAATATACAATTCTTAGCCATTTCGTTTTACCATTTGTTCGTTACTCTTTAATACGGTCTTCAAGATGGATAGATCCACACCAAGTTTATCACCATATCCAACCATAGCCTTTGTATCTTTTGGTAAACACTTGCCACCAAAACCACGTTCATTAGCAAATACAGCTGTGTGAGACTTGTTGGTTCTTGGATCTAACAACCATAGATCACGTACTTCACTCCAATGAGTACCACTCTTCTCGCACAAATCATATAGTTCATTTACAAACGCAACCTTCATTGCGAAGTAAGTGTTTTCTACATACTTGGTGATTTCTGCACTAATACTATCTGTGACACGATATGTTTTGCTTGGTCCAGTGATTGGCATATAAATGTCAACCAATCTATGTCCAACTGATTTATCATCTGAACCAAAAATAAAGAATGGGGTTTGTTTAACATCAGTTGTAAAACCTTGTGGAGTCCAATATTTGGACTCACCAGCAAACTCTGGACTAAATACAATCTTCTTGTTATACTTTTCAATCAACTTACGAGTTGTACCAATTTCAATAGTTGACTTGATGAGAATAATAGGATTGGTCATCCATGATACAGATTCTTCAACAATACTTGTATCACAACTACCATCAGTATTTGATGGGGTTGGTACACAAACCACACCCAATTCACATTGATTAATTTCTTCCTTGGATACAGAGTTTGGATAAAGTGGATCACGAATTACAACCTCATAATGGTCTTTGAAAAACGCATGAAATGCTTTTCCTACATATCCATAACCAACGATACCAATTTTAGTTTTTGATTTGCTCATATATTGTTTTCCAATTATCTAACCACTTTTGTTCTGTATAATATATTTGATATAATTCTCTAGATTGTTGTGAACACGAATTATAAAAAGAAATGTCGTCTTTAAGTTTATTTGCTAGCTTTTTTGCTTGTTCAATATCACCAATATCCACAGATAACTCTGGGTGTAATATTTGTTGTGTATCTAATCCTTTATATCCAATACATGGTATACCTAGATATGCACAATTGAGAGCAAAAGTACCAGCTGCGTGAGTACGCATCAAATGTATACCCACATTAAAATTAGCGAGTGCTTTAATCCATTCATTCCACATCATGTATGGTAAATGATGTAAACTAGGAAATTGATCTTCGTTTTCTATTTTACGACCCATACTTGGTATAAAGATGGGTTTGTTGAATACTTGCGCTACAAAGTAACTATCTATACCACCATACCAACTACAAAAGTTACCACCGATAATAGGCATCTTGTTGTTTTCACGGGGTACATCTTTGATAGTATCTTCAATCATAAGAGATTGTAGATTGAATGAAGGTTTATTAAATATACCCTTGAAATATGGAATATCGCTTTTGTTATGAACCAACAAGAAATCCATCTCACTTAGAAAGTTAATATAATTAACTTGATTAATATAATTATAGTCTTGATAGTACCAAGCTGGACCTTCTTGCATTACAGTTACTTTTTTACCCCATTTCTTGACACTTTTTAATAATAAGTTTGTGTCAATTATTTCAAGTTTTTTGGGTGGAATTACAACGATTAGGTCATAACTTTTATCATTGGTATAAGAAAACCACTCTTGGAAATTGTAGTGATCGGCATTTAAAGCAATTTGCCAAGCAAACTCTGTTCTGCAATTTACAAAATTTCTTGGTAGTTTTCCACTATGACCATTTTGACTAATAAAACAAATGTTCATACTTCAATACAAATTACTCCTTCCCAATCATGTAGTGGTCTGGTGAACTTTTCTTCATCACTATGACCAATCTTGACAATTGGTTTAATGACATTTTTGTCAAAAAGATCATTGAGTGAGTTGATAATTTCTGGATAAGCACCTACATCGTCAAAGATGAAGTACTTCTTACCGTCTGATTTTAACTTTAAGGCGTTATATACGTCTATTTGGACGGCATCATAGGTGTGGAGAGCATCCACCATAATTACATCGGCAGTATCAACAGGAAGCCCATATTTGTATACATCTTGACCAAAGAACTTGACGTTGGTTCTACCATTTCGTTTGCAAAACTCATCTGCCTTGTCAAATTCCTTTTCATTGATTCCATATACTTGGTTAAATAGGTAACTTAAAATAAAAGTGGTATAACCCAAATTGGATCCAATTTCCAAAGCAGTTTTGTTTTTAAACTCGGGTTTATTGAAGAATGTAAACACATCACGTTTAAACTTCTTGGAAGTAGTAGTTTTATGTTCAAACTTATCTGGCACTAAATTTAGGATTTCATCTATAGTCATACGCTTTTAATTTTATCAAACACATCGTTAAAGGTAAAGAATTTATTTTGTGAGTTAATTATATTGTGTAGATTGAATTTAGAATGTTGATCTAATATATTTGACCACTTGCCTTTTTTATCACCACAAAATCCTCTTGGGTTATCTTCGTTTAGAATATACAATCTTTTGTTTGGATGTCTTCTAGCGTGAACCTTTAGTAGATTCTTTACAACGATCTGAATGAACTTGTCTCCCATGATCTGTTTGGCAATAACACCAATACTAGAATCATCTCCGTATAACAACAAACTATGTGGTAGATTCACACCGGACTTGATTAAGTCAGAGGAAAGCACCAAACAGCTACCATCTATCTTGGGTTGTGATAAAGTAAGAATGTCGAAATTAGTTGTTTTTGAATTAACCGCATTCATTTCTTCAATTGTTAACTGAGACTTGGCATAATTCTTATTATTTACTTGTTCAGGTGTATCAATAAATTTAACATTTTCATAATCAACATGTTCTGTAGCACGCCATGAATCGTCCCACATTTTACGATCAGCAAAACTAATCAAATACTTGTGGATATTTGCATTAGAACCATATTGTGCAATACTTTCGATTGCTGCAAATGCTTCTTTTGGAAAGAAACTATCGGTTTCACCCCACATGATATAATCAACTCGGGTACAATAATTGTAGTTTAAATCTCTTCTATAATCAGCTACATTGTAAATAGGATCGTTGTCAGTCTTTAACACAACCATGATATTTCGTTCGGGTACATCAATATCTTTAAGTCTTTGTATACCATTATAGAACTTATCATACAACTGGTGTAAATCAATTTTAGATGTATCTATTTTTTCAAAATATTGTGATGTGTTGAAACAAAATTGAAGATGTATGTTTTCTTTGTTTTCCACTGGTTCAATTAAATTGATAAGTCCGTCGATGAATTCTTTATACATCTCTATCTCATAGAACATGACATGAGTACCAATAACATATTTCTTTGATAATTTCATTAGGTTAAAATATTCTTAATTACGTGGTTTACAATATAATTGTCAGACGATTTATGATAAAATACTTCTCGTTGATTATTCAATAAATTTATTGAGTGATCATAATTTGATAGTGCAAAATTTACCACATCTTTTAAATCAGAAAAATCATTTTTACAATTCAATGTAAAATCCTCTCCGTAAATAAAAGGAGTACTCTTTACACACTCAATATTTGGTTTTATAGTTGGAGTACCAACGACAATACATTCAACTTCTCTGATATTTACTTCTCCATAACCAAATGGAGATATACAAAGTTTGCTATCATATAGAGTTTGCATGTATTTTTGTTTGTCTAACTTACCAGTAACTTCGGTGGTAATTACATTACAATCAAGTTTCTTGACTTCTTCAAATAGTTTTCTACGAGGACCATTGTAATATTCATCCACACGATTACCATGTTCATAGTTCTCTGGACATAGACCAATCAACACTGCAACATCATACTTTTTGTTTTTATTGATATTGGCAAACTCCATCTTGTTACCAAATGTATTTAACCAATTTGTGCCACTATGTACCAATCGTTCATTCAATAATTCTAGGTCAGTAGATGGTACACTATATCCATTGTCATTTTCACCCCAAAACCATCTACCATTTGGAAACTTCTTGGTATAAGTTGAATAATCTTTCAATACAACATTTTTTGATAGTTTAAAGCCTGGTACTTTGCTAAAAACATCCCAAACACCCATCAATGATGATGAATCTTGTCCGTCAAATAAAACATAGGGTGCATCTAATTTTTCTAGAAATTTACATCCGTTATCAATTGATTCTTGAAGAGATACTTTTTTATTTACAACAGATGCTTGGCCAACCCAATACATGTCTGGGTTTTCATTTACGAATTCAATACCATATTCATTAAATGTTTGTATTGCACTTAGATATGGTCTAAATGTGGTTTCGTTACGATGCTTTTCTAGTTCTAATATTTGGATTTTCATTACGTAAGTATTGAATTATAATTTCGTTCCCAAATTTCTGGAAATGGTGATGAATAACATTTTTCTTTTGCGAGAGAACTAAATTTTAGAATTTTACTGGAACACAATATTGTGTTTTTATTAAAGAATGCGGCACTTACACTAAATGTGCTTCCGGCTACAATTAACATATCTGAGTGTACAAACGCGTTAAAGTCTTCTATGAAGTTATTTCCATCCGAATTATGAATTATTAAATTATCATTTTTTATATCTTCTAAACCACACTCTCCCCAACAGAAAATATGAATTTTAGATTTTGGATATTTTGTTAACAATTTATAAACCATGTCCTTGTAAAAGTTTGGGTCTTCAACCCATCTTGAAAAACGATGTTTATCTTTTTTAATGATATCTAATCCTCTACGAATATGAATGCTTATAACATGATCACTTCCGAAATAAGATGGTTTTGGCAATGGCCAGCTATTATGTAGATCTGATAAGGTTTTATCTGAGAATGTTTGTTCGTTTGTACAACCATATGGAAGTTGTATACTTAAACACCCATCCGAATTATTCTCAACGTGATTGATGTTGAGATTTTTCATCATTTTACTTAATACATTATTTGCTTTTTCTGTAGAGTTTCCTTGTAATGAAACAGCAACCAATGATATTGGCGATAGACTTGAATAGTAATATGGTTTATCAATTTGTTTTGATATACAATAACCTATAATAGACGCATACATTTGAGAACCAAATCCGTCGTTGCCTCTTCTTACAGTAAAACTTTTGTGATTATTCATCACATTTTTAAACTCGTCAAAACTATTAATCTTTATCATACTTTTTCAATTAATACCTGCCATTCCTTAATCAATAGGTTGTATTTACCTTTATAACACTCTAAGAATGCTTCAATACCATATCTGCATTTACCCCAACCATAATCATCGAATAAAATAAATCCGCCTTTCTTTAACAATTCAAAACTAATTGCGGCTTCATGCATAACATAATCTGGTTCGTGACATCCATCAAGATAGATGAAGTCAAATACGTTCTTAGGATCGCTACCAAGAAACTTAGATTCCAAGGTACCACCATACAATTTACGTAAAAACTCTTTGGAGTCAGTGACATAAAACTCGCACTTATTTTTATCAATATAAGGTTGCAGATTCTGGGTTAATGTTAACGATAAAGAATCGCCAAAGTCAAATGATAAGTCTCCTTTTTTGTACTTACGTACATCTTCTATATCAACAGTAATGATTCTTGAGTTTGGTTGAGTTAAAACATTTTCCAACATCCACACTGAAGATCTGCCATGACCAGTACCAATTTCTAAGAACAGTAGATTCTCTTGATCAAGAAATCTGGTGAAGTAACTACTCCAAACAGGAATGTTTAGGGTAAAATCATCCTTTGGGCTAAAGAAATGATCTGGATACGTGTAGTAATCGTGCTTTGTAAAGTCTCCGTATTTGGCTCTTAACTCTTTGTTTGTCATATTATTGTATCTTTCCATTTTTAAAAATCATAAAAGGTCTACGTAGAATTTTAAATTTTTGTTTTTCTATCTTTACATCACCAGTATAGTTACATAACTGACTTGGATTATTAATTTTAATATCGCTTATAATGTCTATATCTATTAGTTTAGAATCATACAATTTTTCTAACTTTGTATCTATAACCGCATTGTAAACACCACCCATATGTAAGTCATCAACTACCAATATACCATCGTTATTTAACAAATTCATTGTATTTTTTATATCTGACACAACAACATCATAATCGTGACATCCGTCTATTAATATTAAATCAAACAATAATTTGTTTTTAGATAAAAACTCTGGAATGGTTTGGACAGAATTTCCTTTTATGAGATTTATATCAAAATGTCTTTTTAAAACAGACTCGGCTTTTTCTTCAATTCCCCACCGACATATATCAAATGTATACATTTTTGCAGTTGGACTTGCATTCAAAAAACAACAGGCTGAGTGTCCACCATTGAATCCTATTTCTAATATAGTCTTTGGTTTAATAGTCGATACTATATCATACATAGTATTCAAAAATACATCTGTACATCTTCCTTCTTTTATATTTGGAAGTTCTTCCCAACCCAACCATTTATTTTTGATACCAACGTTCATTTTACGTTATAACCTCGGTTTTCTTCGTCTGTAAACATTTTGTTGTAGTTCAAGTTAGTTTGTCTTTGTTTCTCAATAGTTTTCTCATGAACAATTGCATAATCTTTTTGAGGAGGAACAAATGTATAAGTTTTAAATCCTTCAACCTTTTCATGTAAACGACGTTGATATCGAATATGTGAAAGATTTCTATAGATGCGGGATTGGTAATCTGGATAGTTTATCATACCATCTTGATAATTCCAACCCCAAGTCTTTACATCTAACTCAGTAACTCCAGCAAAGTAATTTAGTCTTGGTAACCAAAGTACTTCGTTGTTGTTATTGGATTCCAATACCGCATCTATATTTTCCAAAAGGAGGTCTGTTGGATATTCGTCTCCATCAAGTTGGAATATCCAATTACCTTTGCATTGTTCAATACCATAGTTTTTGTGTGCTCCGTAATTGCGATCTAGTCTGTGTTGATGGAACGACGTTTGTTCTTTATATTTTTGTATAATGTCCAGAGTTTCTGGATTATCTGAATAATCATCAAGAAGAACAATCTCATGGTTATCCTTTCTGTTTTGTACCAACTTGGATAATAATTTATCCAAGCTAGAAGTTTCATTATGACAGGTGACTAGATATGACAAAAACATATTATTGCATCTTTAGTTTTGGTAATACTAATTTATCAGTAGCACTTGCAACTGAACTACCTACTGATTTTAATTTGGGTAGAACAAACTTATTCTCGGTGGCAAATTCTGGAACATATTTGTCCATAATAGACCACAACTTTGTATCCATCGCCTGTAAACTAAACTTTTCAGCATTTTCAACACGTAGATATTCAGCCTTTTGAATAACTTTATCATTATTTCTATTCTGATAGATATACTTCAACTTATCTTCAGCTAGTGAATAAGATACTCTAAACCACTTGCTTTCCTTAATAATCCATTCGTTGACTGATTTTTTATCAACATCAACCAAAGTACCAGGTAATAGATTTGCATTTGCTGGATTCAAATAATCCAAATGACCACTCCAGTTTGGAGCCAACAATGGTTTACCACTCAATGTTGACAACAACATGGGATGACCAAAACCTTCACCATGGGTAAATGATACGTGACTAATTACTTTTGGATGATTGAATAGACTATTCATTTCAACGTCATTCAATTCACCATGTAGTAGATAAACACTTGGAGCATTTGGACTTACACTATTACGAATCTTATTGATTCTTTCTAGTGTATCAAATCGATCAACGGTTGAGTAACCAGCACCATTTGTCTTTAGAATCAAACAAGGTCTATTGTTTGGTTCAAAGTTTTTGAAAGCGTTGCAGAATGTTTTGATAAGGTTTCCAATATCCTTACGATCATTGTATAAACCTTGGTGTGTCCATTGACCAACAAACAAAAATGCATGTTTTTCTGAAATCTTAGACAACGCACTATCAACGTTTGGTTCGATGATGTCTGTTTTCTTGTAGATATCCGTATTAGCTCCCCAGAAACATACTTCAATAGGTTTGTTTACTTCGATAGGTTCTTCTCTACCATTTTCAAGCTTCTTTTTGTATTTTGTATCTTGAAAGGTCTTCTTCACATGATTTGACAAACCGATGGTTAGATCCATACGATTTACACCTTCAATCCATTCACCAGCACAGGCGGTTGTTTCAATACCTGCGGTCATACCAATATTATACTTACCAACCTTTTGAAACTCATTTGGTATGGTAACTTGAATAAATAACTCTGGCTGTTTATCCAATCCCTTTTGTAGGAACTTAGAGAATAGTAATTGATCATTTGGATCATTTAGTTCTTCTACAAATCTCTTGGTTTGACAATTACCCCAACGTGTTGGAAGAATCTTTACGTCATATTTATCTTGACGAATTAGACTCTTGGCAATTGTAGTAGCCCAATCTCCATAACCACTACGATTAAAGACTGGTCCCTGAATTACACATACTGGCTTGCTCATATTATTGTAAGTTCCTTTCTTTCATTAACTCTGTATATTTTTTAGATGGAGTAGGTACGCCACCAACCTTATTGTATAATGCTTCCATTGTAGTCATATGTTTACTAGCATCTTCCGCACTTGGAGCTTTTTTGGTATCTGTGCTTCCAAAACCACCTTCACCTCGGTTGGTAGTATCCAATTCATTTACCAAAACAAACTGTATATTTTCTACTCTGGTTGCTTTGAGTTGGCAAACTTTATCACCTTTTTTGTAGATTTTGTTGCTATTAACGATACCTTCTAAAAGATTATCCTTTGTAATTCTATAATCTTCTGGTTGCCATATATACTTGAAACGTAGCAATACTTCTCCACGATAATCTGCGTCAATCAATCCAATACAATTAGCCAATACTAAATTGTACTTGCTAACACTACTACGTGGAAATGCTAATACATCATGATCAATATCTGTATAACCAAAATTACTAAACTCACGTTCTTTCTGAACAGCTAGTTTAAGGTTAGTTTTATATTGAATATAATCTACTCTGGTATATGTGATATTATCTGTTGTTTCACCAACAATCTCGGGTTCACTTGTAGTAACTATATCATAACCAGTAGCACGATCTGTACCTTTCTTGGGTAGATCTTCTACGTCTTGATAGACTTCGTTTTTAAGTACTTGAATTTTCATAGACTAGATACCTCTTTTTTGATTTTATCAACGTCAATTTTGTGTAAATCAAATCCCAAAGCATTGTCTGGTAATGACTTAGTATTGTATCCGTCGAATGTAAACAAGTCAAACTTATTAACAGGATTAAAGTTATTCAATGTAAAGTCCATGGCTTTGATAAACTGATCGCACATGTTCTTTGAATTAATACCACCTTCATTCATTGCCCAACGACGACCTTCTTTACCACACTCCTCACGCTTTTGAGAGACAGCCAAATACCAATACATAATAGCATCTGCAATATCACTATAATTGGTCATGTCATCCAAAATGTATGGTGTAGGAGGACTACCTTGCATATTGTGTACCTTGGTCCAAACTGGCTTAGCCCACTTGCCATGGTTCTTGTATCGTCCAGTACAATTTGTACCAAAGTCACGATTGAATTCAACTGGATTACCACTATCATCTGTAATACCCAATTGATCTTGTAGACCACCAGTGACGGCAGCAATAACTGGGGTTTCACACATCAATGATTCTGCGATACTAAGACCAAATCCTTCATTGGAACTTACGTTTGCTACAACATCACAGATGTTATAGAAAGCAACCATTTCTTCGGGAGTCTTTCGACTATCATCAAAAATAACATTGCATTCTGGAGCAATTGCTTTTGTAGTAGCTGGTAGATCAGTACCAGCTTCACAAACTTCATCTGTATGAAGTAACAATGCACATTTAGCAGCTTCTTCTTTGGTCAGTGTAGAACAAAATGCTTTAAATGCTAGAATTAGATTGGCAGGATGTTTGCGATGAGCATTTCTGCTGTTGAATCCAACTACGAAATTATATTCCTTATCTTTGAAATATTCTTTCTTCAACTTAACAATAGATTGATGTTTGCTGTCAAGTGCTTTGAATTCGTCACTATTGATACCATGTGGTACTAGATGTAATAAATGTTTTCCTTTTACTGGCATAAATTATCCTTTAATAATGTTTCCGTTGTTGTCAAAATCACCATAGATACTGGTACAATTTTCTGGTCCTAGTACCCACTTATTGATATTATCAGTTTGTCTACTAATTGCAAACAATGCATCACAACACTTGTAGAATGGTTTGTTCCACATTGGGTATGGTAGATCGTCCCAAATGTCTAGATATGTTAGTGGAATCTTGGCACGAATTTGATGTTCAATATTATACAACCAACCCCAGAAACGTGGGTCTGTGAAGTGCATAATTGCATCTGGCTTTTCATGAGCAATCAGTTGAAATAACAATTCTTCGTTACCATAACCATCTGCTGGATATAGTCTTAGATAATTGTCATTACGACCATTTAGTTTATCGCATGCTTCTTTCATGTCAATAACCTTACCTTGTTCTGGGTGTTTGATTGCTCCTGCGATTTGAACCCAATCGTAGTGGTGAAGTGTACCTAGAACTAATTCTCTGCTCATGGTGGCTACACCACTATGCATTCTTAGATCGTCACTCAATAATAGTATCTTTTTTTTCATTATTTATCCTTGGAGTTTGAAAGTTGAAATGGCTTATTGAAGCTTAGCTTTTGCACAACACTTTCACTGATTGCGTTTCTAAAGTTAGCATCGTCAACATATCTTTCAAGACATTTATTTACAAAGTCTTGAAAAGAGATTTTGCTTCTAACGTTGATTTCTTTGAATTGTGAGTACAACTCATTGTCCAGTTTTACTGTTGTAACAAATTGATCCATAACATATTTACGTATATACATATGTAAATATGTGAAAATGTATTATTTTTATTTGCTGGCTTTGCCATCGCAAAGTTTTTTGTAGTGAGTACAATATTTGCAATTCTTTTTAGCATTACCTGGAATCTTGATATATTGATTTTCCAGATTATAAGTACCATCTTCTTTAAATCCATGGTTCAAGAATTCAATGAAGTTATTGATAGATTCTTTGATAGAAGTGGGACCGGATGGTGGTCTGAATATTTGAATACGGCTTTGTGGAAAGCTAACGTTTTCATAAAGTTTGCGTTTAACGATGAAGAATTCAACCTCAATGCTATTTAGAGGTACATTGAATTTTTTACTATAAACGCTTTTGTATAGATGAAGTTGAGCGATTTTGCTTTCATCTTCCTTCATGTAACTATTCCAACCACTACTACTTGTTTTAAAGTCAATGATCTTGTAATACTCTCGGTTCTTTTCTTTGAGGATAATATCTACGAATCCAACGAAGTTTACATTATTTTTGATTGGAATCTCCAGTGGAATTTCAATACCTACTAGGTCATAATCTTTGGTGGGAAAGTGTTTTAATCTATTTGCAGACTTACAAAAGGCATCAATAATATCATGACCATCAAATATGAATTCAGTCACATCATCTTCTTTTAGATCTTTTACCTTTTTAATTTCCTCATTGAATTTATCCAAGAACAATTTCTTGACATCCAATGCATCTGCAATACCTACACCTTCATTGTATAGGGAAGTCAAATATGTTTGAAAAGCATGATGAATTGCGGTACCAAAGGTGGTGTGGATGCTATCGTCTTTGATACGCAAGTTCTTTGCATAGTCAAGATACCATTTATGTGGACATTTCAAGTAAGTTGAATACTGACTGAAACTGACCCGATTCTTTTTTATTTCTTGTACTTCCATAGATTCCATAGTATACCATAAGTAAGATTCGTCAATTTATAACAACTATTTATTAACATATGAAAAAAATATTATTAATTTTATTAAGTTCACTTTCACTTCTTGCAAATAACGTTATGTTATATGATTTCGGTGGTAGTGTGGGTGTATCAGAAGTTGTTGACAATAAGTTAAATGATAAGGTTGCTGTATCAGGTATAACATTTTCATTGACCAACGGTTTGAGTATAAAGACCGAAACAAATGGTGTGGTGAGTTATATGGTACCACATCGTATTGCTTTTACACAATCAGAAGGTAGTGCTGTTTATTTTAATGGTGACGTTATTACATATGCTAGTGATTCTAGTGTACCACATGTAGTTAAAGTAAAAGATGCATCGTTTAGCTTTTCTTTGTTGGGTCAGTTGTATGTGGTATCTGAATCAGACAAATCAAGTACTATTGGTACAGGTGTAGGAAATATTGCGTATGATAAGGCTAAACTATTCATTAAGGCTGGTGAAAAGTATACCCATGTATATGTTGTGGAAGGCAAGGCTATCGTTTATGATAACAAGTCTAAAAAGAAGAAGGATTTGAAAGAGGGAGACTATTTGGTTATTACTCCACACGTAGCATTAAGTCCAAGAGAAAGTACAATTAGTACATCTGGCAATTCATTTAGTGTTAAGGAAGTGGAAGATGAAGAAAAACAAGTACACATCAAAGAGATTGAAAACCTTGAACGTAAATTAAAGGATACAATCTTTATTAATTATAAATCAAATATTTTTGGTGTTAAGTTAGGGTTGCCATAAACCAATACCACCATAGTGTTCTCTTTCAGATCCCATGTAGTAATGTGCATTAGATCGTTGACAAATTATCTCAGTTTTACTTCCATAGTTTAATTCTTTCCAGAATTGATCTACTTGTACATTGGCGGCTTGTTTAAATACGTGATTTGGATCTATATCATGAAATCCAATATAACCTCTGGGACTCAGTAAACTTTTATATAGTTCAAAATCACGTTTTACACCATCATATGTATGATCTCCATCTATGAATATAAAATCATATGAATCACATATATTTTTAACTTTTTGATATGTTTCTTCTAAATGTGAATTGGCTTTAATAAAAACAAAATCTTCGTTATACATGTAAAGATGTATATTGAATTGATATTGATCGTCAATATCTACACCCACTTTTTTCCCTGTGGAGAATTTGTTGAACATATAGAATGTTCCACCTTTACATCCTATTTCAAGTATATTGTGTGGTTTGAATGAATGTAAGAAATATGATAACATTGTAAATTCTTCTTTTACCTGTTGAATATAATTTCTGTTGATTATTACAGGAGATAGACAATGCTCTACAACATTTTTAACTTCGTCATTTTTCATAAAACTCTTTGTCATATATATAGAGGTTATGACGATAGACCAATTAAAATCTTTGACTGAAGATGAATTATCAATGTTGTGGTTTTGTATAAATAAAGTAAATCCCCCAATATTAAAAGAAATAGAATTAGAACCTGTATTATTCACATCAATCAACCACAAAAAGTTGATGAATCGGTTGAATCAGTGTAAAGTTCACGTTAAAGCCGAACATCAGCAAGTTTATGATGGACTTATGGGCAAATTGAATGTAAGATAACTGGGTATGTATCAGAATATCTTTTTCGATAAAAAAACAAATACCTGTCATCTTTGGGATGATAAACAGGGTTATACCAATTTTGTGTTTAGACCATATGCTTATAGAAAACGTAATGGTGGTAAGTATAAGAGTATTTTTGGAGATGAATTGGAGAAGGTTTATTCCTTCAATCCAAGAGATCCATCTTTATTTGAATCGGATGTTCCCATCGAAACTCGCATACTTATAGATGCATATGAAGACACCGATGATCTCTCTGTTGGGCACCGAGTTTTGTACCTTGATATCGAAACTAGCTCGGAAGGTGGCTTTCCGAATGTCGAAACGGCTGATAAAGAAATCACAGCAATCGCCATATACGATAGTGCCATTGAAAGATACACAGCATTTATTTTAGATCGGGACAATAAACTTCAAGATTTTTCTCAAGACAACGTTGATGTTCGTAGTTTTACAGATGAAGAAAGTTTGTTGTCTCACTTTGTTACCAAGTGGGAAGAAATCCAACCAACTATTGTAACTGGTTGGAATAGTGACCAATTCGATATGCCTTATTTGTATCGTCGAATGAAGAACATAATTGGTCAATCACAAGCCAAACGTATGAGTCCAATTGGTGTGACTTATATCAATGATTGGAGTAAAAAGCTCGTAATCGCCGGTGTAACTCATATTGATTATATGGATCTATATAAGAAACTAAATATCAAACAAGAGGCTAGTTATGCTTTAGGAGCTATTGGTAAGAAAGTTGTTGGTATGGAGAAGATTGCCTATCGTGGTAGTCTTGATGATTTGTATAAACAAGATATTAACAAGTATCTTGAATATAACTTGAACGACGTTAAAATTATTGTAGCGTTAGAAAAGAAGAAACAATTTATTGAACTAGCTAGAGCTATTTGTCACAAAGGACACGTACCATACGATTGTTACCCAAAGAGTTCACGATTCATTGAGGGTGCTATTCTTATGTATTTGCGTCGTAAGGGTCAAGTAGCTAAAAACAAACCCATCGATGGCAATGAAGAATATGAAAGTCAAAAAGAAGACGGAGAAGAGGGATTTGAAGGTGCATATGTTAAATCTCCTATTCCTGGCCGTTATGATTGGGTGTTTGATTTGGATCTTACATCAATGTATCCGAATATCATCATCTCACTTAACATCAGTCCAGAGACTAAAGTAGCTGTTATTGACAAGATTGAATTCGACGAGTCATTTCTAAAAGAAAGACGAGATGAATTGGTTGAAGATTATAACAATCTGAGTGATAGTACTCAGAAACAAACACCATTGGATAGTTATATTGAACAACGATTGAATCAATATAATGCGAAGATGTTTACACAAAATCGTATCTCCAATTATCACATTGGTGGTAGTGTGTATAGTAATGATAAATTCAAAAAGTTGGTTAATGAGTCTAGACTAAGTATTGCTAGTAATGGTGTATTATATCACAAAGATGTTGATGGAGTTATTCCAGAGATTCTAGTGAAGTGGTTCGATGAACGTAAAGAAATGCGTAAATTGGCTAAGAAACATGCGGATGTAAAAGAATGGGAAATGTATGAGTTTTATGAACAACGTCAAAAAGTACAAAAGGTTCTACTTAATTCAATCTATGGTGTATTGGGGTTACCGATCTTTAGATTTTATGACAAGGATAACGCGAGTGCTGTTACCATAACTGGTCAAGATATTATCAAAACAGCCAATAAAGCAATCAATCAGTACTATAAACGTGTACTAAATGAAAGTGAAAATAATGATCATGTTATTTATGTTGATACCGACTCTTGTTTTGCTAGCGCTTTACCTATCATTCAAAAGACGATGCCAGAGATTGATATCAACGATGAAAAAGCAATGACTGATGCTATTCTAAAGGTTTGTGGTGAGGCTCAGTCTCATGTTAACAAAACCTTTGATATTATGGCAGACAGAATGTTTAACATTCAGAAACATCGTTTTGATGCAAAACAAGAAGTTATTGCCAAGACTGGTTTTTGGTTGGCTAAGAAACGTTATGCACAATTTATCATTAACAAGGGTGGTATCGAGTGTGATGAAATGGAAGTAAAAGGTATTGACGTAGTTCGTACATCATTTCCAATTCAGTTTCGTAAGTTCATGGAGAAATTCTTGGATGATATTCTTCGTAAAACTTCCAAGGAAATCATTGACGAAAATATTTTAAAGTTCTTGGATGATAAGTTGAAGAATTCTCCAGTCATTGAAATTGCTAAGAATACTAGTGTTAAGTTCAAGAGTGGTGGTGAGTCAAAGACTGATTATAATCCAAAGACTCGTAATAAATTCAAGTATATTAAAGGTACAACAGCTCAGGCAAAAGCCGCTTTGTTTTACAATGATCTATTGAAACATTGGGAACTTGACAAGGTTGTTCCTCCAATTTTTCATGGACAAAAGATTAAATGGGTATATATTAAACAAAATGAGTTTGGATGTGAATGTATTGCTATGAAGGCTGATGGTACTGATCCAGATAAGATCATGGACTTCATTAATGTGTATGTAGATAGAAATGCTATGTACGAACAAGAACTCAAGGGTAAACTATTGGACTTTTACAATATTTTGAATTGGTCATATCCTAGTCAATCTGACGCTACTCTAGGAGAGTTCTTTAGTTTTTAAATTGTTATGAAAAAATACGAAGATTTATTAAAAATTCCGATTTCTAATGGAAGATTTCCTTTATATACAAAGGATTCAACATTAATTGCTACAAAATATCAACGTGTGGTAATTGGTCAACGAGGCCCTTATGTTGAATTTAGCAAAGATGATATAAACATAAATCAGTTATATATACCAAAAAATCAGTTATATAGACTAAGCGATCCTAAAGTTTATTACATTGAATTTAGAACAAATGATAAATCCAATATAAAAGTATATTATCAAATGAGAAGCGTGGCATATGCCGATTATAGAATTGAATATTTTTATATTTCTCCAGATGACTTATACACAACTTCAGAATCTGGTCTTGAATCATGTATAAAACAGAAGTATATAAGTGTTGTGTCAGACGAATTTTTCACATATTAATATGAATATAGCAATTTTATTGACTGGCAAAATTAGAACATATCATAATACTTTAGAAAACTTACAATTTTTAACTGAAAATTTAAAAAATCATAACATTTATTTTTTCTGTACAACCAATTTTGAAGAAAATATTGATTTTAATAAATTAAAGTCTGATTATAATTTCAAAATTATGGATGTGGAGTCATACAATGATCATACATTGCAGTTTATAAACAACGCTGAAAATTTTATTCAATTTTGTGAGTCGTATAAGAATGATAATTCAGATTATAATCGATTTTGTGAGTCGAGTAGAATTGATCGTACTTGGTATCATATGCCCGTAATTTTGCAAAAGTTTCATAAAGGAATGTGTTTGATAGATAGTTTTCAAATTAAAAATAAAATCAAATTTGATTTAGTCATTCGTACTAGATGGGATGTGTTATTCAAAACCAATTTTTCAGAAAAAAATATAATTGATAGTTCTAAATCAGAAAATTTATTTGTTTATCAAGAATCATACGAAAAATTTATAAATTCAGTAGCTGGTCGTAACAATTCCAATAACACTGAGTATCACAAATATATTGATGGGTGGGTAGACGAATTGTTTTTTTATGGCAGATTTAATACGATGAAAAAATTCAGTCAGATTTACTTTGATTACTATAATCTAGCCAAAAAATATAACATATGGACTACCCACGAAATTTTTAATAAGTATGTGATTGAAAACAATATAAGTTTATCATCACCTGCTGTTAAAATAGCATTAACTCGCGAGTCATATATTTGGCATGTTTTTGATTATATTTAATCAATTTGATATATAAAAAATATATTATATTAACTATGTTTAAAATCAACGAAAGCTTATATTACAAAATACAATCAAATGTTCCCGGTTTACTTTACACGCCGGAATATCTTAAAGTAGAAGACAACAACGAAGATTGTCATACAGTTCCAAGTTATCTATGGGATCTGATTGACGGAAATTCACATTGTAATCTAAATGCATTACAATCGATTATTGATAAAATAAAATTAGATAATATTATTGAGATTGGTGTTGCTAGAGATAAAAAATCATTCACAAACATTCTATTAAAAAATAAACCAAAGAGTGGAATTTATTGTGGAATTGACGTTATGGATAAATCATTCTTGAATAATCCAGAAGAAAATATTTATACAATTCAATGTAATTCGTGGGATCAAAATACGATAAGAAATTACTTGAAGTCTATAGGACTTATTGGTTGTAGTCTTCTATTAATAGATGGATGGCATGCTATGGGTAATACAATTAACGATTGGATGTATTCTGACTTGGTAGATGTTGGGGGTGTGGTTGTATTACATGATACGAATTATCATCCAGGCCCTACACTATTAGTAGATGCTATTGATACTAGCATATATAATGTCGAAAAACATTGTATTACTGATATTGATTGGGGATTAGCTGCTGCGTATAAATTAAAGAGTTATTAATTATATGGTTGTATTAATTCCAATGGCTGGACTAGGAACCAGATTTAAACAAGAGGGGTTCGATCTACCAAAACCAATTATTGAAGTAAATGGAAAAACGTTAATTGAACACTCAATTGAAACATTGGGTTTTGATGCAAAGTATGTTTTCATCACTAGAAGGTATGAAAATGCAGATCATAATAAGATCTTATCCAACTTACTTAAACAACTAAAACCAAATAGTGTTGAAATTCAATTGGATCATGTTACTAGAGGATCTGTAGAAACGTGTTTAAAAGCAGTTGAATATATTAATAATGATGAAGAGTTAATAATAACCAATTGTGATCAAAGACTAGAATGGGATGAAGAATGCTTTTTAAATTTCATAAAATCTGAAGATTTAGATGGATGTGTAGTTACACATGAATCGGAAAATCCGAAACATAGTTACGCAAAAACTAATGATTTGGGTATTATAGATAATATAAAAGAAAAGGTTACAATTTCTAAAAATGCTCTGATCGGGTTACACTATTGGAAACATGGTAGAGACTTTGTTACTAGTGCTTTTAGATTAATATCTGAGTTTGAATCACGTGGGTTAACAGAGTGTTATGTATCAGAAACATACAACTATTTGATCAAAGAAGGAAAGAAGATCAAAATATACGATATACATCCGAATGAATATATTTGTTTGGGTACACCATACGATGTTTCTATTTATAAGTCTAAAACCAAAGAGTTTTTCACTGAAAAACCCAAAACTATATTTTGTGATATAGACGGTACTATATTGGTACACTCACACAAATATAGCGATGTTGTCAAAAATGATCCAGTAGTTTTAAAGGGTGTGATTGACAAATTTAATGAATGGGATTCGTATGGTCACAAAATCATATTGTGTACTGCTAGAAAAGAATCTTCCAGAGAAATCACTGAAAAACAATTGAAATCGTTGGGATTATGTTGGGATTTATTGATAATGGGTATTACTAGTGGAGTCAGAGTATTGATCAATGATAAGTTGAATAAGTTTGACAATGATCGAGCTATATCCGTAAACCTAACTACTAACGATGGTTTTGAAAAGTTCAATTGGAATAAGCATAAATTATGAAGATATTAAGTATGCATGATATGATAGGTGGTTGGTTTGTAGGCAATTTTGAACCCACAGCTTACAAAACCAATGATTTTGAAGTTTCATATAAAGTTCATGTGAAAGGAGAAAAGTGGGATTTTCACTATCACACGGATGTTACAGAAATAAATTATCTGGTACGTGGTGAAATGATTCTTCAAAACAAAACTTTAAAAGCCGGAGATATCTTTATTTTAGAACCATATGAAATCGCAGATCCAAATTTTATTGAACAATGTGAAATTGTGTGCGTAAAAACTAAATCTATAAATGATAAGATTAAGTTTAATATATTAAATCAATGAAACTAATTTCACATCGGGGAAATATCAATGGACCAAATACGGATAAGGAAAATCATCCATCATATATTAATTTGGCACTTAAAGATGGTTATCACGTTGAAATAGATGTTTGGTATATTGAAAAGGATTGGTATCTTGGTCACGATAAACCTCAATATCAAGTTAAATATGACTTTCTAATATCAGATAAGTTCTGGTTACATGCTAAAAACGGTGATGCTTTTTACCATCTCTTACAAGATCGTGAATGTAATGTTTTTTGGCATACAGATGAAGACTGGGTACTAACCAGCAAAAAATATATTTGGACGCAACCAAATAAGTTATTATATAAAAATAGTATTTGTGTTATGCCTGAATTAGGATATGATGGTGATATAAGCGTCTGTGGAGGTATATGCAGTGATTTTATACAAAATTATAAATGAATAACGATGTAAGCTTATTAATTATCGGAGATAAACAGAACTTTGAATCTGTTGAACGAAGTATATTGTCTTTTAGGAATGTTTACAAAGACTCAGATGTTGTACTGGTTAATGTTCAACATACACCTGAATTAAATGATCTAGCTGAAAAATTATCTATTAATGTTTATATACCTTCTAAAAAATATGGATATCCCATGTTTAAGTCTACAGAGACCAACGATTTAATTGAATGGTGTTTAGAAGTTATATTTAAACCATCATTATTGATAAAAACAAAATATTTTGTTTTTGGTGAACCTGATTGTTTCTTTGTTAAAGAAACTAATCTAATGTGTAATAGTGATATCATCACACATTCATCTCCAAACTGGATGTTTGGTACATTATGGCCTCAATTTGAAAGAGATAGAGATAAGGACGATCCACACAAGTTATTTTCAAATTACGTAAAAGAAATTGAAGATAAATGTAAAAATATTGGTATTGACCCAAAAAAATTTGAATCTAGTCTAAATGTAGTTTTTTCCGCCGGAGCATTTATAAATACAGATAAATTTAAAAATTTATATCTAAATGACAGGCAATTGATAATTGATATTATAAATGCGTATCTTGAGTCAACCATTAAACGATATAGTTATATGGTATTTATGACGGACATTGTTATGTCATTTGTATTGATTTTGTCCGGATTTACTACTTCATTTAACAAAAATTATGTATTTGGTTATTACGAAAAAACGATATTAAATGTGAACGATATTGACAATGTAGAAAAAAATGTTGAGATAATACATCCTCTTAAAATATTTTATACTGAGAAAAAACAATCGTGGGGTAATTATTTCGAACGTAAAGTAGATAAAGAAACAATAGATAAATATTTTAGATAATATGATCAAGAAATTTGAAAACTATCTTAACATAGAGTTAAAAGATTGTGGACTAATCTTTGGCACCGATGTTTTTATATCAAACGACGTTATATTGCATAATCCACAGAATATAATTATTGGTAACAATGTCAGAATTGACTCACAATGTATTTTGATTGCGGGTAAAAATACAAAGATCAAGATAGGAAACAATGTTCATATTTCAGCCGGATGTTATTTTTATGGTAATTCTGGCAATATAACTCTAGAAGATTATACGTGTACATCAGCTAGATGTATTTTATACACTGCAAACGATGACTATACCGATGGATATGCAACTAATTCCGTAGTAATGAATGATATTAAAAAGGTAACAATCGGAGATATTCATATAAAAAAACATTCAGTTGTTGGATGTAATAGTGTAATATTGCCAAGTGTTGTTCTTGAATATGCAACATCTGTTGGTTCACATTCACTAATAAAGAAAGATACAAATTCATTTGACATAGTTGCTGGTTCTCCTGCCAAATTTATCAAGAAAAGAAAAAATATCTATTTAAATTAAAAACAATATGGCACAAGGCGCATATAAAATTACAGAAGAATTTGAAGAACAACTTTCAAAATACACAGGAGCACCATATGTTATTACCGTAGATAACGCTTCAAACGCAATATTTCTATCGTTGATGTATGAAAACGTGAAGGACAAAATTATTACTATTCCTTCTAGAACATATCCATCTGTGCCTTGTGAAATAATTCATGCTGGTGCAAAGGTTCATTTTGAACCAGTGGTCGGAAAAATATTGAAAGGTGCTTATCAATTAAAACCTACAAATGTATGGGACTCGGCGTTAAGGTTTACACATAACATGTATATTAAAAATACACACATGTGCATATCGTTTACAGGTCCATATAAACACTTTAAATTATCAAAGGGGGGAGCGATTTTAACCGATAATTACGACGCATATTTATGGTTCAAAAGAGCACGTTATAGTGGTAGACGAGAATGCTCATATCATACAGATAACTTTGATATGTTGGGTTGGAATTTTTACATGATGCCTGAGTTAGCTGCTAGAGGTTTATTATTGATGAATCAGTTTTACAATATTGATGGAACTCCTAAACATAATGAAGATTTGGAACTTCCATATCCAGATTTGTCTAAATTTGAAATTTATAAACAATAAGTGATTGACATTCTAACAACGATGGTGTAGTATATAAATCTATGAAAAAACAACTAATTAATTCATTCACAGACAAGTATTCCCTAAACGGGTTAATCGAAAGCGTAAAGTGGTCAGTAGTATCCGCTGACAATCAAATCAAAACATCATCAACGAGCGATGACAAGAATATCTTGGCATTTGTAACCTTGAAAGATGCTGCAAAACTATCAGACATTGAGTTTGGTGTAAATGACACAGCTAAGCTCAAGAAGATGTTGGGTGTATTGGGAGATGAAGTAGAAATCACTACAAACACAACCAATGATAAGATTACATCAATTACACTAACTAGTGAAGGTACTGAGGTACAATATGTTACCGCAGATCTAAGTGTTATTCCTCCAGTTCCAACATTGAAGAAGATGCCTATCTTTAATTTGGAAATTCCATTGACCAAGGAGTTTGTTTCTACATTCGTAAAGGCCAAGAGTGCTTTGACCGAGGTAGACATTTTAACCTTGACTAAGGATAAGAAGGGTAAGATCAAGATGACTCTTGGATTTAGTAATACCAATAGCAATCGTATTAATCTTGATATCAAACCAGTAGAAGGTAAAGATAGTCTTGGTAAGACTCTACATTATAATGCCAAGTATCTCAAAGAGATTTTGACTAGTAATAGTGATTGTGAGAATGCTGTATTGAAGGTAAGTGATTCCGGTATTGCTCATGTTGAGTTTGATAACGAATCATTCAATAGCAATTATTATTTGTTGGAAATTAAGAACGTAGCTTAATAAATTATGAGTTTCTTTCAAGAAGAAGTTGTAGAAAAAAGTGATCATTCACTCTGGGCTGAAAAGTATCGTCCAGATGTAATTGAGAACTATATATGTAATGATCAGTTGCGTGACATTGTGAAGGATTTTATTTCTCGCAATGACATTCCACATCTATTGTTTCATGGTAGTGCTGGTACTGGTAAGACTACTCTTGCTAAGATTCTGACTAAGAATATTCCTTGTGATGTGATGTATGTTAATGCATCTGATAACACTGGTGTAGACTTCGTTCGTGATAAGATTAAGCCATTTGCTTCGTCGATGGGTTTTCATGAACTCAAGGTGGTTATTTTGGATGAGGCTGATTATATGTCAACCAATTCTCAAGCGTCACTTCGTAATTTGATGGAGACTTATAGTAAGAATACTAGGTTTATTCTGACTTGTAACTATGTAGAAAAGATTATTGCTCCTCTAATTAGTCGTAGTCAAGTGTTTAGACTTGAACCACCCGCAATGAAAGATGTGGCGGTTTATGTCAAAAATATTTTGGATAGTGAGAATATCAAGTATACTATGCCTGATATTGCTAGTGTTACAAAAGACTTGTATCCAGATGTACGCAAGATTGTCAACTTTTTACAACAAAGCAGTACTAGTGGTACTTTGAAATTGGTTACTACTCAGAGTGCTAATGTAGATCTTAAGAATAAATTAATTCTTTCTCTTAAGAATTGTAAAAATAATCCGAAAGCATTTAATGAGATTCGTCAGATGGTAAATGATTCTGGTATTAAGATGTTTGAAGAACTATATACTGAGTTATATGATCGTGCTGAAGAATTTGCTTTAGGTAAAGAAATAAATGTTATTATAGAAGTATCAGAGAGTATTTATCAGAGTGCGATGGTTGTAGACAAAGAAATTACGTTTATGGCTTGTATCGCAAAACTGATAAAAGTTATAAGTAAATGATAGTAACAAAACATTCATCTGACAATGTACAAAGAATTCTCGCCAAAAGTGGGAATTCTTTTGTTATATTAGCGGAACAACGATTTTCTGTAGAAACCGAAGAGTATAGTCAAGAAAATATATTTGTGGTTGATGACTTGGATCATTTATCACACATGACCTTACGATTGATATTTGAGTCTTATAAAAGTGGAATATTGATGTTTATAAACTCAACATATGATAAAAAACGTTTCAACACATTAATTGTCAATAAGTTGTTGAGTTATTATGATACATATGGGTGTTTTTATAATGCAATAGTTTACTTTGACAATAATTTTCCATGTAAGAGTTTTTATACCAAAACCTCAGATGTTTTGAAAGTTACAAACTCTACCTTTAACGTTAATGATAAAGGATTGCTTTATATTGGTCAATATGGCACTTGTGGATACGCATCCGCAGCAAAAGGTTATATTGCAGACTATGTTTTGAAGGGGGTTAACATATCATGGAAACCACTCAAATTTGACAATAGTAAGAACGATAATAATTACTACGTGGATGTTTTGGCAGAGTCAGTTGTTGACAAAAAGTTAGATAATGTTGATTTAACGATTGTTCATAGCACACCCGATATATGGGATAGATATATTAAAACCGATGGTAGATATGTTGGATATTGTACTTGGGAAACAAGTAAACTACCAACTAATTGGGTTAACAAGATTAATTTGTCTCAGGAGGTGTGGGTACCATCTTATTTCAATAAAGAATGTTTTATTAATAGCGGGGTTAAATCTGATATTAAAGTTGTACCTCATGTTTGGCATCCACAGCCAAGATTTAATAAAAATGATATAACTATCAAGGATTGTTTTGGTAATGTTATTCCATCCAACAAATATACCTTTTATAGTATTGGAGAACTTAATTTTAGAAAGGGTATAGAAGATTTGGTGAAGGTATTTGATAAATTAAACGATTCATATCCAGATACCCAACTCGTTTTAAAACTACATTATAGAACATATGATGACACTAGTTTGGTGTATTGTATCGATACTATCAGAAAATTGACTGGTAAACTATCTGAGAATATCTTCTTGATATTGAACAATCTAAGTAATAGAGAGATATTATCATTACATAGTTTCTGCGATTGTTATGTGAGTTTGAATAAAGGTGAGGGATTTGGTTTAACTATATTTGATGCATATCATCATGGAAACATGGTAGTAACAACTGGTTATAGTGCTCCCGTGGAGTTTCTTGGTAAAGATTACAAAGGACTAGTTAATTATAAACTAAATAAAGTAAGTGGGATGGAATCGTTTAGTACTAATTATTCAAGTGATCAAGAGTGGGCATATCCTGATTTGGATCATGCTTATGAACTAATGAGAAAATGTTATGAAGATAAGTTATAATACATTGGATAATACACAAAAACAATTTAAATTGATTGATGGAGTTTATTCGATTGAAAATGATCGACTTACTAAGTGGATGTGGACTGCACAAGAATTTAGTGGAGTTGTCAATAACATTGAGTATATTACACTCAGTATAATGTCAAATATTAAAAATAAGTTAATATATGAAGATAAGTCTATTGATTTGAATACCGAATGTTTGAATGTGGTAAAAATCAAGATGAGTGGTAAAACTAATTTTAAATTTAAACTGGAACTTCCATATGAAGTTAATAATGATTCACGATCATTGGGTGTTATGTTAGTTGGTATAAAAGTAGAAGAGGACGTAATATTATAATCATATATGAAAATATTATACATGTCATGTCATGTTGTGCTGGAATATGATGAGTTGAGGATTTTGAACCAACTTGGTTATGATATAACTGTAATAGGAGGTTATCTTGATCCAAAAAATCCCCATGTAGATACTAGACCACGTTTGAATATTGATTCAAATAAAGATAGAGAAAATAAAATTCATAGATTATATAATTATAATAAAAATCTAGGAATTCCTATCGAAGAATGTTCTAATACTTTAACTAAAGAAATTGTCGATGATTATGATGTTATTATTATAATGCACCGCATGGATTGGGTTGTTAAAAATTGGGATATTTTAAAAAATAAAATAGTAATATTAAGAACTATAGGTCAAAATCTTGAAAATAATGAACTTTTAATTAGAAAATATATTCAAGATGGATTGAAAATTTTAAGATATTCTCCTAAAGAACGTGAATTAAAAAATTATGCCGGTGAACATGGATTAATTAGATTCTTAAAATATAAATCGGATTTTAAAGATAGGAATATAAAAAACAATTGTGCGATTACATTTGGCCAAAATATGTATTATAGAAAAAATTGGTGTGGATTAAATGTAGCCGAATATGTTTCTAAAAAAGTACCATTTAAATTATTTGGTCCAGGAAATGAAAAACTAGAATTTTCAGGCGGTCGTATAAATTACAATCAACAATTGGAAGAGTATGCATCAAATTCTTGTTATTTGTATACAGGAACATTTCCGGCACAATATACATTAAATTTTATAGAAGCTTTGATTGCAGGTATACCTATTGTATCGATAGGTAAAAATCTATCTCAACAGATGGTAGAATCATATCCGTTTGAAGTTCCATATATACTAGATGAGGTGTCTGGGTATAGTTATGATGATATGGACAAAATAGTCGATACATTAAATGAACTTATAATGGATAAAAAATTAAATGAAGAAGTATCCAGAAAACAATCCGAATTAGGCATACGATTGTTTTCTGTAGAGGAAAACATACATCAATGGAAAGATTTTTTAAATAATTTATGAATAAATCTCAACAAGTAGAAAAATGGTACGAAGAGAATTACAAAAGTAAATCAGGATGTCGATTTGATACATTTAAAATGACATTGAAATGTTTGTATGAAAGAGTTGAAAATCCTTTTATTTTTGAAACCGGAACATTAAGATTAGAAAATGATTTTGGTGCGGGATATTCAACATATATTTTTGGACAATGTTTATCTTTATTTGGAGGTAATTTGTTGACCGTCGATATAAGTCCTATAAATATGGATACATGTAAAAGAATAACCCAAGAATTTTCTAATCATATTACTTATATAACCGACGATTCTTTAAATACAATACGCAATTTTGAAGGTAAGATCGATCTTTTATATTTAGACTCATTTGATTGTCCTATAGAAGGAGATGCTAGCGAATCACAAAAACATAATTTAAATGAATTTAAGTTGGCAGAACATAAACTACATGAGAAATCTTTAATATTAATTGATGATGTAAACTTTCCAAATGGAGGAAAGGCTAAATTAACACATGAATATTTAGAAAGTAATGGATATAAACTGTTGCTTATAAATCAACAATCGGTTTGGTGTAGATAAATATATGAATGTTTTGATAGATTATCATCACGGTGAGTTGTATGAGTCTTTATTGAAGCTATTTGAAGACAGATTAGCATTTAATGTATATAGACCAATTGGTAAAGAGTGGTTTGATGAAGGATATTGGAAAATATCGGATGATAAAGGTGTAGTAGAACAATATCTTAAATTTTTTGATTTTCACATTGAGGTAGAAAACGGCATTTATATAGATAATTGGCCCAGAGGTTTTAAAAAAAATATAGAAAATGAAAGAAAACATAAATGTATTACTCTGAATGCAGCTAAAGAAATAAAGTGGGATATAATTGTTTCAACAATTAATGAACAGTTTTTTCCAATGGAAAATTTTATAAAAAAATATTGTCCCTCTACAAAACACATATTACAAGTTGGAAATATGTGTTATCCGGTACATCCAGATGCAAAAAATGTTTTAAATTCAACAACATCAATTTGTAACGCGCCTAATTATATAGAATATAATCAAGAATTTGATTTAACTCCATTTGTATATAAAAAACCAAGTAACATAAAATCGATATCTTCTTTTTTGCATTTTAATTCTAGACATAAAGGTTACCGATTTTTTGAAATGGAATCTGAAATGAAAGATTGGACATTTAAGGAATATGGTGTCGGCAATAGAGATGGATGTTCCAAAACTTATCATGGACAATGTGAACAATATTTGAACACTGGATTTGTATGGCATGTGAAACTAATCGGCGATGGTTATGGTTACAATTTATATAAAACTTTAGCTTCAGGCCGACCATTGGTTCTAAATTATAGTCATTTTTATAAAAATAATCACAAACTATTTAATAGAAATTATTTTGATATTGAGAGAACTATAATAGATTATCAAAAATACTTTTCTCCAACAGATTTAAATTTTGATAATAAATCTAATTCAGATCTTAAATACGAACTGGAAAAAAAATTAGAAAATTGGGACGATAATAGTTTATATATTTATAATAAATTTCGTGAATTAGTTAATTTCGACGAAGAATTTACTAAAATAAAAATATTTATAGAAAAATTAATATAACATGACAAGAGACATTTTATTGCCAACAGTTGGAAATATATTTATGGATGATTTCCAGTGGAAGATTCTTAAAAAAAATGCATACGATTATTTTGATAATATTATTGTATTTTTAAATACTCCTAATTTAAATGATGATTTGATTTCAGATTACAAAAAATTGTATAATGATAGAAAAGTAATTTTTTTAGAACCCAAAAATCATTTTACAAATCATAATACTGCTATGGAAATTTTAGCAAAAGCTAGTAAATCAACAACTGCGTGTTTTATAGAGTCAGATTTTTTTATATATGATGGAAAAATTTTAAATGATGGGTTTAAAAAAATAGAAACTGAGGAAATAGACTTTGTAGGTAATCCTAGAGGATTCTGTTCTATGGAAGTTTTAGAAGAATTTAGGAAACAACATGTATCAATGAAGTATTTGTATGAAGATGGGTTGGAGTGGAATTGGCCTAATATTGAACGATGGCCCGCAAAATCTTTGTGGTTTGCATGGTGGCCATGTGGATTCTATACAAAAAGTAATATAATAAAAAATTATGAATTATATGAACAGCCAAATATGAAATCCGGCGAGAAAATTAAATATTTAAATGATTATGTATGTAAAAATGATGTTTATTATGATACATTTGCATATGGTGGTTTAATTTTAGCTCATAATAAAACAAAATTTGATATTCAATATTTAGATCAATTTGATGAGACAACTGGAATCGTAGGCGAAACTTTGGGTCATTTAATAGATATTGATCATATACAAAATGTTAAATATAAATCTCATCATATTTGTAATTCATCTACACAATTGAATTCTAGGGGATTAGATCCACATGAATATGATGAAAAATCTATATTATTAAATGATGTAAATACAATTAAAAATATTGTAATATTTGATGCATTTTTAGATATTTATCCAAGTAAAAATTCAAATTATTATAAATTTATAAAAAATAAATGGGATATATATTTAAAATTTGTAGAAAGGGGATTAAAAAATAATAATTACGAATTTAAAAATATATGCGGAACATCATATATTATGACATTTGAAAGAGTTATGTTTTTATCTAATTTGTATAAACAAAAATTTCAATTAGAATATTAAATATGAGAACTGCTATAATCATGTCGGATGGAAATCCTTTTAATTTAAATACTTGGTATTATTTTTTACATAATTGGATTGATGAAGTTGATCGTGTGATCGTTTCAATATCAACTACTATGGATGATGAGTACAAACTCGGAATTCAATCTATTTGTAATCAACATCCTAAAATAAAATTACTTTTTCAAAATAGAGATAGATTCACTACTCCGTCGGAATTATTATATTATGGTTGTGAAGATGTAGAATATGGAAATGTTGTATTTCTCGAAGATGATATTTTTATATTTGAAAAGGGAGTATTGGATGAAAAATTTAAAATGTTAGAATCTGGCAAATATGAAATAATTGGAACAGATAAACCATTTGCATCCGAATATCCTCATCTTAAAAATTATGTAGAAAATGAATTAAAGTTAATCGGCGGGTTTCACCCAAGTTGGCTTTTTTTCAACATAGAATTGTATAAAAAAGCTAAAGAAATCTATAGAGATTTTTATTTAAAAAATATAGAAAATATACAATTCAGATCCACGACAATAGAACCATCTTTATTTGGAGATTGTTGTTATGGTAAAAATACAATATTTACTTTTTTTGATAATTATATTTTTGATAATAAGTCTGATGTCTACGACCGATATTGTGATGAGGTTACTACAATATTTGGTTGTTTAATTAGAAAATTAGTTAAAAAAGAAAACATATTAAGTACAGATGAATGGCACGAACATCGACAAGTTTATGACCCGAATGTTATTTATAAAAAATGGATTCATATAAATGAGGTAGCTGGAATATATGGAATTTATGGTTCTATACGAGATCAAAATGGAAAACCATTGTTTAATTTAATTAAAGGTAGAGATGATGTATTACCATCTGAATTATCTGAATTATTTTGGCGTAATGTAACCCCAGAAAAAATTAATCAAAACAAACCTATATTTGAAAAAAGAATGGGTTATCAAACATTTTCTATTAGTTTATGGAAACACAATTTTTTATTAGATCTGGCGGAAAAATATAAAAATGGAATAAAGTATTTTATACAATACTATGATCTATCAATAGATAATATTAGAAAATATGAATCTTCTTATAATAGAATTTTAAAATGAATAAAAATAGAATTGATTTTTTATTACAATCTAAACGATTGGAGTTTAAAAATAAACAATCTAATACTACGAAAGGATTATACGATTTAATAATTAAATATATTAATAAAGAATCCATTGTAGTAGAGTTGGGGAGTTTCTCTGGTATTTCATCTGAGTTATTTGCATTACATTGTAAGGAATTACATTGTGTAGATCCATGGTCACCATATTGGGAAATAAAAGATGTTGAAAAAATGTATGAAGCTGAATTACGATTCGATTCGATGATGAAAAATTATGATAATATTATCAAACACAAAATGAGTTCAGAAAACGCTTCATCTATTTTTGAAAATTCAAGTGTAGATATAATTTATATTGATAGTGATCATTCTTCTGAAAATGTAGAGAAGGAAATAAAAATGTGGTTGCCTAAAATTAAAAAAGATGGATATATATCGGGTCATGATTTTAATATGCCTACCGTTTTTAATGTTGTTACTAATTATTTCGATCCAACCCTTATAGAAATTTTCAATGATACATCTTGGATTACAAAAGTATCTAATATTAAATAATTCTCGATATGAAGATATTGTTTAGTTTTGAATCTTCAAGAATGCCGGTTAGATCTGTTACTCTGATCAATTGGTTAATTCACCGGGGTCACATCGTGCATGTTTTATATGAAGAATCTGTTGGACATGAACCCATGTCAGATTGTGGGTTTAACAGAACAGATATCAATATGAATCATGTGAGAATAATAAAATTATCAAAAATAAAACACTCTAAAATTTGTAAAATTCATCCAAATGATACAATTAAAAACTTTAACGATTATGATATATGGTTTGCTGATATATTAAATTATAAAAATTATCATCAATTAAGTGCTTACCATAATGATTTTAAAACTTTTAAAAATAAATTAGTCATAATATCATTCGATGACGGGCCTATTTTCTTTGATCATAGACTTGATGAAGAGTTGCATGAACGTGTTGATTGTTGGGTTAATAATTTACTAGAACGAGATAGATCTAACTATCATAAGAGCATACAAAATAAATGTATGTTGATACCAACCTATATAGAAGATAGCAACGTTAACTACGATGAATTTAAACAATCAATAAAATCATTCTTAGATAAAGAATCGAAGGTTTATTTTTCTGGTACTATAACAGGATGTATGCCTGCAATAGATTGTAGAGTTAATTCTATACTTGCTTTGTATAATAGTGCTATACCTAACAATATAAGAGTTATTGGTGTAGAATCAAATCCAGTATTTGAGTACTTTTATAATTTTTATTTACATCAATCTATTAAAAAGAATATGGTTGATAGATCTACTTTTCTAAATGAAATGAATGATCATAAGTTTATATTATCTCCTAAAGGTAATTGTCAGCCTCTTCGTCGTCAATATGAATCATTCGCTTTCAATAACTTAGTATTTATCAACGAAAATAATGTAGTTGATTATTTGTTTGAAGGTACACCAAACGTACACTTTGTACAATATAAATTGGATTGTAGTGATTTGAAAGAAAAACTTAATTATTACTACAATAACTTGGACGAAGCCAAGAAGATTGCAGATGCCGGTACAAAGTTTTGGGAAGAAAATTGTAGAATTTATCCAGATGGCAGTTTATCAGAATCAGTTTCTAGTTATTTAATAGATAACTTTAAGACAATTACTGGTATTTCATTATGATGTTTGATTTAAAAAATTTAGAGATTCAAATTTTAAAAAAATTCAATGGATTAAATAATTATTTTAATCCATCATATTTTGAGGGTGATGTCACACAAATCCGAGGTAACATTCATAAAACATTACATGTGACCAAAACTATATTTCGTAGAGAGTCTATATTTAATAATAAGATACTTGTAAGTGATATAGTAGATAATCAAGATAATGTTTTATTGCAACACTATATAGATGAAAACTTTTTATGGTCTTATGAAGATGCTAGATTTATAAATGATAATGAAATAAGCGTGTGTTGTTGTAAACGAGATAAAAACGACTTGGTTAAAATAATAAATGTAGAATATAAAAAGTATAATTTAACCACAAAAGAGTTAACTCACTTTAAAACACAAAATGCTCATTTTGAAAAACATTGGCAATTTTATAATGACAAAATAATCTATCATGTAAATCCATATACAATTATGGATAGTAAAGAAGAGGTTATATTTAAAAAACAACTTAATTGGCAGCCATGGGTCGAAAGATATGGCAACCCAGGATTAAGTACAAATGTATTTGAAGTGGGTGGAATTAAGTATCTATTGTTTCATAGTTATGTTTGGTTTAGTCGTCTTAATTTTAAATACTTCATCGGATTATTACGATTAAATGACGATTTATCTCCCGTGGGATATGCAATTAATCCATTGTTTGAAGCTAATAGAGAATATAGCGACAATACATTATTAAATGATTTGTGGAATTGGAGAAAAACCGAGTTGTGTGAAGTTGTTAAATATGAGGTAATATTTCCAATGAATGTTGTGATAGATGATACAAATATTAACATATATGGCGGATTGAATGATTGTAGTTGTGTTAACATAAAACTCAATAAATTTGAATTTATAGAAAAAGTTAAAAACGAATCGTTTATATTGGTATGAATATTTTAAACAAATACTTTAGCAAGATATATGTAATTTCTTCCTATGCCAGTCAAAATAGATTATATGATTTATTGTCGTTCTTTGAAAAAGAACAGATAGAATTTGAATTAGTAATAGGCCCAAAGAAAAAATATTTTAAACAAGATTATACAAAAACAAACAATACAGAAGGTGTACAGAGTTGTATAAGTGCAATCGAATCTATATTGTTAAAAGAATCTTTTTTAAAATCAGAAACGTTTTGTATCATGGAGGATGATGTATTTTTTGATGATGCATATCAATCAAAATTGACAAACTTTTTTGATAAATTACCAAATGATTGGGATATCCTGAATTTAGGATACCATGAATATACATCTTTAAAAATAGATACTGGTCTTTTATACTACAAAATAGACAAAAGTGAAAGAATATGCGGATCACATATTGTTGCTTTTAAACCAAACACGGTAAATCTATTGATGAATGCAATTGAAAATTGTATTTTTCCGATGGATTGGTTTTTAAATGATGATATATATCCACATTTTAACACGTATGTTTGCACAGAAATTATGTTTTATGGAGCTTCGTATCGTGAAAACGAAAATAATAAACACTTATTCTATAAAAAATATGAAACTGCTATAAAAGCGTTATGAAAGTGGTAGTCGCTCATTATAATGAAAATATATCTTGGTTGAATAATATTGGTTGTAATTATATTGTTTATAGCAAAGGAAGTGTTGATTTGATGTATTCAAATACTACATTAACAAATGTAGGTAGAGAGGCAGACACGTATTTACATCATATAATAGAAAACTATGATTGTTTAGATAACACATTAATCTTTTTACAAGGAAATCCATTTGATCATTGTCATGATGTTTTACATAAAGTTAATAACATCACTGATCAAGAAATTAAATGGTTATGTTCTAATTGGGGTCCGGTTACTAAGGATTATCAAGGGGGGGCTGGATCCATACCATTGCCTTTATTAGAGTTGTGTGATAAACTTTTTGATTTAAAATTTGATCAAACCAAAACTTTTACATTTTCTCCAGGCGCACAATATGTGGTACCAAAAAAATTTATCTTAAATAAATCTTTAGATTGGTGGAAATATTGTTATTCAATTTTTAATGATTATATTGATACATCTCCGTGGGCTTATGAACGTTTATGGCCTATAATTTGGGATTATTCTACATACCAATAACCACACTCTTTTATAAAGTCAACTTTATCACTTGTTACAAACGTTGGATGAAATGTATCACATTTTAATTTTTTAATTTCGTATGGCGTATAAATGTAACCACAATTACTTAAAGTGTGTATATAATCTGGTACTGAACAGATATTAATATTTTGTTCGGAAAAGTATTTTGTTAAAATATGTTCGTCGAGATTACCACTATTTTTACCAATATGTGGTATAAATAATTCACAATATTTTTTTATTATAGCGAGAGATTGTTTTGATTGATAACTTGCCATAAATCCAGTATTAATCATGGAATGTTTACCGATCCAGTGATAAAGATTTGGAGAATTAATATCAACACACACATTTATGTTCAAATAATATTTGAATGCAAATAAGTTTGTTGTACAATGTCCGAATTTGTATTTTTCATACATTAAAGCTTTAAGATTCTCTACAAAATTAGAAAAAATCAATACGTCCGCATCTAACAAACATACATATTCATTTTTTTCTAATGTTTGGTAAAAACAATCGTGTTTCAAAAATTGCAATGTAGAATAGGAATTGTTTCCATGACCACATTTAGAAAGTTCGTCTGAATGTAAATTAGAATTATAATAATCATTAAATAAGACCGGTGTATATTTTTTTATTTCACATTCTAGATTTAATTTTAAAAGATCGTCGATTGCTATATCACTCGGCGTATAAATTATTAAATCGGCATGTAGATTAAATCTTTTTAATTGCAAATACAAATTATGTGCTATGCCGATATATGCGTGATTTATAAAAGTAATTAATTTCATTTCATTATATATATACTAAATGATTACTATTGTTTCTCCAATTTATTTAGGACAAAATCACAGAGTTGAGTATCACAAAGTCTTTTTAAATTGTTGTAAAAATCTTAGAAGTTTTGACAAAATAAAATTTGTATTTTTTTATGAAAAATCTATATTAGATATGTCAATCGTCGATGATTTGAAAAAATATGAAAATGTAGATTTACACATCAACACTTACGATTTTAAAACATATCTTAATCAATACAATTGTTTAAATTATTGTTTTGAACATTTGGGATTGGAACGTGTAATTTATCTTGAGGATGATGTTGAGATTTCAAATGATATATATGATCTTACAAATTTTTATATAAATTCTGACCAGTATCAGGATAAAAATATATTATGTTATTTGAACAAAGACAATATTGTTGAGACCATTCCCACAAGATCTGATTTGATAGAAGTTAAAAGAAATTTCAAGAGATTAGATATGCAAGATATGGATTATTTTACACCATGGGGATTCTTAGCAACTAAACATCTTTGGGATAGATATTTGAAATATTGGGATAAGAGTACATCGTTTGATTGGTTAGTTGTTAAAAATTGCAAAGATTCATATAATATAGTAACACCGCAAGAATCAAGAGTTAATCATATAGGAGTTTGTGGTATGAATTATAACGAAGAAATGTTTAAGTATCACAATTTTGCGGCGTATAAAGTTAAACAATATAGTGATGTAATAAATTATAGTTATGTATGATTATTTAATAGTTGGATCTGGATTATTCGGAGCCACATTTGCTAATTTAGCTAAATCGGCTGGTAAATCGTGTTTAATACTTGAAAAAAGAAATCATATAGGAGGAAACATATATACTGAGAATAGAGATGGTATAAATATGCATATGTATGGTCCTCATACCTTTCATACATCAAATAAGGAAATATGGGATTATGTAAATAAGTTTGCTACTTTTAATAATTTCGTTAACAGACCAAAAGTAAAGTATGCAAATAAAATCTATTCTTTCCCTATTAACTTGTTTACTTTATACCAAATGTGGGGTGTGAGTACTCCAGAACAAGCCAGAGTCAAATTAGATAGTGTAAAAGTCAAAATAAATAACCCATCAAATTTAGAAGAATGGATATTGAGTCAAGTTGGTGAAGAGTTGTATCAAACATTCATATATGGATATACTAAAAAACAATGGGGTACTGATCCCAGAGATTTACCGACGTTTATTATAAAGAGACTTCCTATTAGATTAACTTATGATGATAACTACTTTAATGATTGTTATCAAGGAATACCTATAGGTGGATATACAAATTTAATAAAAAATATGATTCTGGATATTCCTATAGAACGAGATGTAGATTTTAATAAAGATAAAGATTATTGGATATCTAAAGCTAAATATATAGTTTATACAGGAGCCATTGACGAACTATTCAATTATAGTAATGGAACATTGGGTTATAGAAGTTTAAAATTTGAACATGAAAAATTGGATATAGAAGATTATCAAGGTAACGCTTTGGTAAACTATACAGAGGAACATATTCCATACACACGTATTATCGAACACAAACATTTTGAAAATGTTAATGTTAGATCTACTATCATAACTAAAGAAATGCCTGATAGTTGGTCTATAGAAAAAGAGAAGTACTATCCAATAAACAACGATGTTAATAATAAGTTATACGAAACATACAATAATTTAACTAAAAAAGAATACCCAAATATGATATTGGGTGGTAGATTAGCTTGTTATAAATATTATGATATGCATCAAGTGATCGGTCAGTCTATGCACAAGTTTTTTGAACAATCTCATTAACTTGATTAATTAAGTTATATTTTGATTCTTTTGTCACAGCACAATTTGCGTGATACATCAAAATGTCTTTTGTAATATTATGTAAACCAACAGATGTAGATAAAAAGGTTGGAGGCAATAAATCCCAATTCAAATTAAAATCGTTGGGGCTGTATAAAAATTTATTAATTATCATCTGTTCCCAGCCATTTGTTCTTTCTAATTCAACTCTAACTTTGTCAAAAAAGTTGTATGTTTTTTCATTGGCTTTGATAATATTAAATCCAAAATTAATATTTCCTCCTTGCCATTCGTGAATTCCTTCGAACAACTCTCTCAAAAATAAAACATCTTTATTTTCAATTAGTTCGTATAACTTAGGCATTACTGGTTTATAGAAAATAATATCGATATCTGAAAAGATGAAATGTTCATTATTAGGACTTTCTTTTATTATATTCAGAATGTTATTTACCCGTGATTTCCACACATCTATACCACCGCCAAATTTAAGCGTTTGATCTGTGTTTTCATTAAATTCTGGGGTGTTTATTTCTATTTTAATTAATTCAAATGGATCTTTAATGTTATCTACGAACATATTTTTCATATCAACAACCATCGAATCGTACATGTAGTAAAGTTTCATATATTTTTAAAGAAAGAAATTAACTGAGTTTTTGATTTATTAATAATATTGTTATATAACATTCGCCGTTCGTAATTTTTTCCAATAGGCCTAAAATTTTCGATATATTGTGTAAAATATTTTTCATCTATAAAAAATGACTTTCTAAGTTTATAGATGTTGGTTTTATTATCGGAACAATACATATACGACATATCTATTTTTTCTTGAGTTGGAATGAAATGTATTAAGTCTGGATCTAATTGTTCTCTGAATATTGGTATATCACTACATATCATTTCTGATCCAGTTGATAATCCTTCAAATAAATAATGACCCCAACTTTCATATAGACTACAACATATATGTGTACGATGTATGTTCAGTATACGTTTTAATTGTTCATTTGATTGATACGAATTTATGTGATTTATATTAGATTGTGGTGTATATCGATTATATGGATCAATTAATGTGATGTTTACGTTCTGTTTTAAAATTAACTCTGTATTTTTCTGTATCGATCTGCCCATAAAATGCAAATAGTCGTATTCTTTATTTAAAGAATCAACGTACATATCTTTTGATATAAATGGCAAATAAATCACATTTTTATTTTGCTTTAATAGATTATATGCATATGTTGATTTACAAATAACATGGTCAAACAAATGAAGATTTGAAAGTTCACACTCTCCGGCCCATTCTTCATTTATATAAAATATGTTTTTTTTGAATAGATTTAATAAGTTGACATCAAAGTTTTGAATCCATATACCAACATCTACGTGTTTGATATCGCATTCATGTATAAATTTTATATCAACGTTGGTTGTAATATTTTCTCGTAATAAATCTGTTAATAGTACCGCGTCTGTAACAATTCCAACTTGATTATTAAAAGTTAAAACACTATAGGAAATCATACTTATAAATATGAAGCACGTTTTAAATAAATTGTTTCAACAAGTATTTGTAATCACAACTGGATTACCAAATGAAAGATACACACATTTTTATAATTATTTAAGAGATCAAAATATTAACTTTGATATTAGAGTTGCGGTTGATAAGAATTTTTTTGAAACACGATATGATGGGACGCATGAGATAAATCGAAGTGAACAAAGTTTGTCATCACAATATGCATCTATATTTTACGAATGTTATTATACCAATGTAGATTCATTTGTTGTGATAGAAGATGATAATGTTTTTTGTCAAGACTTTGAGGATCAATTTAATATATTTTTTAATAATGTTCCATCAGACTGGGATGTATTACATTTAGGAGATTATTTGTTGGATCAAAATATCAAGAAAGAAAAAATTAATGATTATGTAGATAAAATCTATATAAAATATACAACCAATTGTATGATCTTTCGTAATAAAGAAAATTTTATTAAAATTGCAGAGTGTGCGATTAGGTCAAAATATCAAATTGATTTTGTACTTAATAGTTTATATAATAACAAAGAAATTAATTGTTACGCACCCAATCGTTCATTGACAAATCAGTTGTCATATAGAGTTGGCGTTGATAGTGAGAATAAATTTAAAAGTTTAATAAGATGAAATTTTGTTTAGTGTCACCCGGTTTTATGGAAATCCCACCAAAGAGTTGGGGTGCTGTGGAAATTATTATATGGGATTATAAACATTATTTAACTAAACTTGGTCATGAAGTTAAAATTGTTAATTCTAATGATAAAAACGTCACATTGGATGAAATAAATAAGTTTAACCCAGATGTTTGTCATTGTCATTATGATATATACTATGATGTTTTAAATGAATGTAATGCAAAAATAAAGATTATGACTAGTCATTGTGGATCTATAAGATCTAGTTTAGATAGCAATGATTATGATCGATGGTTTAAATCATGTATATTGCCTAGTTTGAATTCACAAAAGTTTTATAATTTTTGTTTAGATAAATTTATTTATGATTTATACATTAAAAATGGATTTGATCCAGACAGAACCAGAATCAATCCAAATGCTGCTAGATCAGATTTGATAAAATTTAAAGATCAACCATTAACCAATGATAGTATGTGTCTGGGTCAGATTCAGAAAAGAAAGAGACAATATGTTCTTTCAAATTTAAATGTATTTTTTGTGGGTAATATCAATCCAGATAGTCCTATGCAAACAAATAAACGAATAATAGGCGAATGGACTAAAGATTACATTTATGATAATTTAACAGATAATGTGAATTTAATATTGTTAAGTGACTCTGAGGCTGCTCCTTTGGTTGTATTAGAGGGATTGATGGCTGGTTTAGGGTTGGTCGTGTCTGAAAATAGCACTGCTAATTTAGATTTGAATCAAAGTTTTATAGATATCGTTCCAGAGAAATATATCAATGATGAAGATTATCTTGATTACATAATAAATAAAAATAAACGTGTTTCTCTTAAAACTCGTAATTTAATAAGAGAGTATGCTGTCAAAAATCATTCATATGATGTGACGATACCAAATTATTTAAAAATGATAGAATCATTGAATATTATATAATTTTTATGGGTCATTTAAACGAGTTAGCAAAAAAATACAATACTGATAAGAACGATTTATTTCATAATTATTGCGATGAGTATGAGTTTTTTCTGGAAAAATTAAGATATAACAATATAAAATTATTAGAAATCGGAGTTAGTACTGGAAATAGTATTAATATGTGGTTAGAGTATTTTCCAAACGCATCTATTTTTGGCATAGATATTTCTAATTGTGGGTTTTCCATTAAAACAGATAGATTTATTTTTCGACAAGGAAATCAATCTGTCGTCGAAACATATGATGGAATTAATAATTTGGATATTATTATAGATGATGGATCTCATATAACCGAAGATCAGATGTTAACATTTGAAATATTATTTCCTCGTTTAAATTCGAATGGAGTTTATATTATAGAAGATGTCAGTACTTCATATTGGGAAGAATATGGTTCTGAAAAATTAAGCTTTATTGATTATACAAAAAAATTCATAGATGAAATAAATTATAATGGTTTATATAATGAGGTATCTGTAAAATATCAAGGAGGATCATTAAGACATGCCAGATCGTCTGTTTACTTGGATGAGACTATGAAAATAAATGGGTTATCAAAAAAATTTGATATTAGATCTATATACTATGGTAATTCTTTTATAATAGTGTTTAAAAAATAATAATATTTTAATTGTTTCTAACTCTGGAAGATATTTTATCATGGAAGATTGGAACATTATTATAAACCTCACTATAATCATAGTTGTTTATGTATTTCATACCATGACATCCGTATAAAACATTAAACAAAACGTCATTCCAACCCAGTTCGTAAAATAGATTTGAAATTATATGGTCATAATTTTTGTCTAAGAATTCAATTGTATTTCCATAACAATATATAAATGAATTTGTGTTTAAAAAATTTCCAGCACAAGATCCCCATTGTTCTAAATTTGAATTTGGAAAATTGTTTTTGATGTACGAAACAAATATATCGGGGAAAAAATTTCCTGGTTTTTTTCCTGTTAAATCAAAATCTTCTTCATTTATGTTAAATTTTTTATTGTAAATAATATCATCTTCACTGAATAAAATATACTCGGTGTTACATTTTTTTGCGAAATCATATATTCTTTTTAAGAAAACAAATGCTTCTTCTTTTGTCCATCCATATATGTGTTGACCTGATATTACTTTTGGGTTCAGTCGATCATAAATACCAACATTGAACGTGTCGTGTATGTATTCAACTTTAAATTTTTCCACTAAATCTGAGTGATCTATACCACCATCGCAAACTAGTCTTATGTGTACATTTGGATATAAGTTTATTAACGACGTAAGACTTTGTATGGTCCACTCTTTATTATTATAAACTTGGTGATATACTGAGAAATTAAATTTCTGGTTCGTCATATTGATGAATAATTTTTTATAGTGGGTTTGTTGAAATTTTCATATTTATAAGTATATGTCTAAATTACGAGAATTAGGAGATCTTGGCGACAGAATGATGCAGGGACTACCTTATGGTCAGGGTGGTGCCATTGCTGGTGCTGTAGAACCAGGCGTTTTGGATACATTTAACAGTCCAGATGTAGTTCAAGATCTCAATAAATTTGGTACTATGGTTGATAAATCCAACCTTACAGCCAAACAAACTCAAGCCAATATTTCTCCTTTTGCTCCTTATAATGGTAAAGATCCATGGGATTATGTAAAAGATGTAGAACAAATCAAGTATAAGGTTACCCCAGATGAAATTATCATGGGTATTGATTATGAAATGAAGAAACTTGTACTAAAAGATAAACAAGTTGCCAAACAAAAGGTTGTTACCAATCTAAAGAAAGACCCTAAATACTATAGTAAACTCCATATGTTGGGTGTATACCCAGATGATAAAGAGGAAGCATTAATGGAGATTATGACCACTTTAAAGGCTAGAAAGTACGCACAACAAAGAAGAGAGTATTAATATGGGTAATTTTGCTAATGATAAACCAACATATCGTAAACCAGAACCATTAAAGGGTGGTTGGAATTATATAGGTGATGGTAAATTCCATGATCCAAGTGTTGGTAGTCCAGCTATGAGAGGTCGTAGATGGATGATTGATTATGGATATGGTAGTGGTAAAGGATTTGAAAAATTTCAACAAGGATTAAAGAAAAATGACTAATAATTTAATTAAAAAGCTTCCAGGCGGTGTTGGTGATAATACACCAAGCGATAAAATAGATCCAGCACAACTTAGTATTGGTGTACAAGTTGAAATGGAACACACCAATGATCCAGAAATTGCTAAAGAAATTGCTATGGATCATTTAACCGAAGATCCTGAGTATTATACAAAATTAGTTAATGCGGGATTGGCTAAAGAATTTCAAGCAGGTACTGGTTCTGGTATTGGCGATCCAACTACTAGTTTAAATGATCCTGCTAGAATTGGTGCCGGCGGATTAAAAAAAGGAAATATGCACGGATCAATAGGCGGAACTTCTGATGGTCAAGTCGATGGTAGAAGAAGTGAACCCGTTTTAAACAAAACGGTTGATATTGAATTGGAAGAAAAGAAAGGTAAGAAGAGACCAAAACCAACAAATCCAGCATTATGGGCTAGAGCCAAATCCGCAGCAAGAGCCAAATTTGATGTATATCCAAGTGCTTATGCCAATGGATGGGCTGCTAAATGGTACAAGAGCAAAGGTGGTGGTTGGAGAATGAGTGAAGATGTTGATGAAAGTGTTGTTGGTCAAGTATTTGATGGATCATCACCAACTGACGCTTCGTGTGATGGTGTTGGAACCTATGGAAGCGGATATGATTTTGTCGGATATGCAGAAAACAAAAAATCTATGAAAAAAGAACAATTAAGAAACATTATTAAAAATTTAATCAAAGAGTCAATTAACGAAATTGAACAAGAAGCTGATCTCACTGATATGGAAACAGAAATGCCTGGTGATTCAACCGATGGTGGTGAAACCAAGACTCAAGATATCAAATTGACTTTGGATCGTGAAACAGCACAAAAACTTCATGATTTGTTGATGGCACAACTTGCCACTTCAAATGATACTGAAGGTGGTGTTGAACAACCAGTTGCGCAAGATATGGATAATGATCAACTACCACCTAGTATGGAAGCTGGTCAAGAAGACAATCTTGGTGAAATTACATTCGAACAATCAAAGGAAATTGAAGAAACCAAAAAGAAGTGGATTCAAAATGCAATCAAGCCAGGCAAAAAAGGTGAGTTGCACAAACAATTGGGGGTACCACAAGATCAAAAAATTCCATCTGCAAAACTAGCTGCTGCAGCAAAGAAAGGTGGTAAAGTTGGTCAACGTGCAAGATTGGCAATGACACTTAGTAAGTTAAAGAAAAAGTAATATAATTTTATGCCTCTGTTCAAGATTAGACGTACAGGACAATTAGGGTTTTTCTCTGATAAAGCAAGACCCTCACCTGACATGTATAATGATAAGTCTTATTATTTCTTGCAAATAGTAGATCCTATCAATACTGATTGGGATATCGCTACATTACCACGTTATTATAAGTTTACTGGTGATCAAGCTAGATATTCCGCGTCTGAGTTGTTACCAATACAAACCAAGGACTTGAAAAAGGCACAAAAGAATAATACGATGGACCAATTACTGGCTCCAGATTCTATTAATGAAAATGCAGAAATGGCTCAAAGTGATATCACCAAACTAATTGATTATAGTGAAAAACTACAATCTATGTTTAGTGTAAATGATAATCTAGAAGATTGGGTCAAAGCTAAGTTAAATCATGCCGCTGATTATGTAGCAACCATTCGTGATTACTTGAAATTTTATCGTGATGAAAAGGAAGCTGGTACTTCCGATGATCAGATAGATGAAAAGTGGTCAATGAACTATAAGAAACGTATCAATTGTAGTAACCCAAAGGGTTTTAGTCAGAAAGCACATTGCAGAGCGAGAAAGTTAAGACAATCTGGCCACTCTACAAAAAGCAAACAAGTAAGAGAAGTATATAAAGAAGTTACTTCTCAACTATTGAAAGAATTTGATAGTAGCATGGCTATGGGTGCTTTAAAGCAAATCAATAGTGATGCAACAGAATTAGAAGGGATGTTGCAACCAAACTCTGAATTGGAGGATTGGGTAAAAGCTAAGTTGAACTTGGCTGGTGAATATTTGGATGATGTTTATCATCATCTAGACCATTTTGGTCCACAAGGCAGAAAGTTTGACGAAGTTAAAATTGCACACGATCTTGAGGAGGGTTGGAAGGATTGGGTTGCTGCTGGAGCAATTGGTCTCGGTGCAATGTCTGGTAAATTAGACGCATCAAAGATAAATCCAGCAAATCAGACTGCTATAACTCAAACAGCTCAAAAATCTGTTGGATCTTTCATCGATTATATCAAGAAGGTAGAAAATCAAGGTAAAGTCGGATATGATGCACAAAAGAAACTATGGTTTCCTCATAAAAGTTTTGAGGGTGGTAGTGATACAATTGGATATGGTCATAAAATACAAAAAGGAGAAGACTTTAGAAAAGGTATAACAGATGCTCAAGCTGAATCTCTATTAAAGACAGATTTGGCAAAAGCAAAACAACAGGTTTATAAAGAGATTGGTGGTATTAAATTGACTCCTCAACAAGAAGAAATGTTTGTTGACTTTGTATTCAATATGGGTACATTGAAGAAATTTCCTAAGTTTACTGAATTTGCATTAAAAAATGACTTGGAAGGTATGAAGAGTCAGTATAAGAGATATGCTGGTGGTAAAGAATTAAAAGGTAGAAACTCAGAATTCTTGAAGAGATTCTTGGCTGAGTATTTTGGTTTCGATTACTACTTTTAATATGAATAGTTATCCATCATTTGACCCATATCAAATGTTGATGCGTCGTAAGCAGATGCAGGACAATCCACAAGATTTTCCTGTGATGGAATATGATCCTAGAGATGTTCAAGAACTAGAAGAGTTTTGTAGACAATATAATATATTGGGATTTAATTTTGGTAAAATGAATCCCAAAGCAGCATTGAGTATGTTGAAGAAAAAAGTTGGTGTAGTTTCAGAACATAAGTCTAATAAAATAATGCTACACGACTGATATTATATAGTTATAGTTGTTATATGATACGATTAGTTGATGTTAAATATGATCCAATTTCTATAGAAATTCATGTTTCCGAATCTAGTACACATGAAAATGTTTTATTTTTGTGGGAAGATCCATTTACAAAAATCCCACATCATGTTGATCTTGTAGATATGATACCTAAGAATAATTTCTATTCAAAACTAAACAGAGGAACAAGTCACTTTCAAAGCAATTTGGTTTTTAAAATAATATCAATAAAAAATTACGAGGTTCTTTTCAGTCATGAAATTAAAAAGTTGGACTTTTTAAATAGTAAAAAAATCTTGTATATATCTCAAAATAACTATAGTGGTTATAGTTATGCTGCACGAAATTACATATATCAACTATTAAAATCGGGATATGAGGTACAATGGTGTGTTGATAAATTTGGTAAATCTACATACAAACCATGTAACAAAGAAGAAGAATTGGTATTTGAGTGTATCAATAAAAATATAGATTATGAATGTGTTATTATTCATCATGTTCCAGATGCGTGGAATGGTATTTTACAAACACTTCCTAGAAATAAAAAGTTTTATGGTTTGACCGTTTGGGAAACAACTCTATTACACAGAGATTGGGTTAACATGATAAATAATAGTGTGGATGAAGTTATAGTACCATCAACTTTCAATAAAGATGTATTTAAAAATAGTGGGATTAATAAAAAAATAAATGTCTGGTATCATGACATATTTCCATTTTGTAAAAACGAACGTATAAATGTTGATAATATTTTCGACAAATTTTTGCTTTATAAGTCAAATAAATTTGTAAAAGATAGTGGTACAATAAAAGACATAATAAAAAATAAAACTATCTACTATAACATCAGTCAGTACAATGAACGTAAAAATATAACTCAAGTTATAAGAACATTTTGCAAAAAATTTAAAAGTGACGACAATGTATGTTTATTTATAAAAACGTTTTTTAGATCGTTTTCTAGAAATGAAATAGAGGTTTTAAAGTATAATTTTACGGAATTATTAAAAAATTTTGGTAATATGCCAGATATAATATTTTGTTTTGATGATTTGAATGATGATGAAATAAATGTAATACATGAATTTGGAGATGTATATTTTACCTTGAACAGAGGTGAAGGATTTGGATTATGTACATACACTGCAAAAAAAATTGGTAATAAAATTATCTGCGGTAAATTCGGAGCAGAACGAGAGTTTTTAAATGAGAGTGTTGATATATTAATTAATTACACTTTAACTACACCATTCAATATGGAAATCTATCATAACTGGTATAACGATGATAAACAAAGATGGGCATCTTATGATGACGATGATGTTATTAGTAAATTACAATATTTTCGAAAAACAATAAAACAATCATATAATTATGAAAAATAAGATTAAAACATCGGATGTATTGTTGTTTAGACTACACGAAGGAAAACTTCAAGTACTCTTAACATTAAGAACTCCAGATAGTTTTGAGGGAAACAAGTGGTGTATACCAGGTGGTCATATAGATGATGGAGAAATACCTTTGGATGGTGGTGTTAGAGAGTTAAAGGAAGAAACTAATGTAGATGTGTCCGCAATTAAAAACCAACTCAAATTGATTGGTATGCATCCTATTAGTACTATCAGAAAGGGTTTTGGAGTTACATATGGATGTATATTACCACCAAATTATCCACATACATTAAAACCACAAGATGGAGAAATTTCCGAAGTAAAGTGGCACAATGCAAACGAAATACCCCATGATCAAATGGCCTTCGATCACGGGGATATTGTACAACAACTAATTAACAGATTTAAACGAGACTAATTTTGTTTGAGTTGTTACCTTTTAATTCTTCTGGCAACAAATCTTCTAATACTGATAGACAGTTAACGCAATATGGAATTGTTACTGGAATCAATGCATCCTTATCAGTACCGGCTAGTATCTTACTAACTCTTCTAAGAATGATTCCGTTTGAAAATACTTGACCCTTACAATCATTACATGCAACTGGTTGAGTATCTTTGATGCTAAAGTTTAGCTTTGGTGTTTGTGTTTCGAATTTATTCATAACTTAATTTATTCTTTTTCTTTTTTTGTAATCTTCTAACGCGGCATTAAGTGCCTCGGTGGCCAAAACTGAACAGTGAATTTTTACTGGTGGGAGGCCGCCCAACGCAGTAACAATATCATCATTACTAAAACATCTTTCAAGTTCATCTATTGATTTACCTTTGATTAATGTAGTAGCCATAGATGAGGCCGCTATAGCACTACCACATCCAAATGTCTTGAATCTTGCATCCGTTACAGTTCCAGTAACGTCATCGATTTTTAAACTAATTTTCATGATATCACCGCACGCAGCTGCACCTACTTCACCAACTGCATCTGCGTCTTTTATGTCACCCATATTTCGTGGGTTCATAAAATGATCCATCACGGTTTGATTATATAATGTATAAGATTCGTTCATATTATGAAATTTGTCCTTGAATTACATCATCTGTTAATTTTATACCTCTAAAATAGAGATCATTTAAATTTAAGAATGGACCGCCTAATATACTTTTTTCAAATTCTAAATATCTAAATTTACTAAATTCTTCGATGGTTAAGAAATCATATGGTTCAAAATTTTTATAGAAGTTAGCCCACATCTTACCACGTTTTATTGTAAATGGTGATGAGTGATTATTTTCACCCGAAAACTCTGTTCCATGTATTGGTCTACCAGTTGTTGCTGTACTGAATGTAAATAGTCCTCCTGGCTTTAACATTCTGATTATATTTTTTATTGAAAACTGCCAAAACATATCATGTTCAAAACATTCTGAACTTATAATGGTGTCAAAGGTTTCATCGGGAAAATTTAAATTATGAGTTTCACATGCTAAGTCTACATTTGGACCCAGTTCAAGATCGGTTGATGTATAATCGCAGTTGTTAAATAATGATTTAAGTCTCCAATCAATTACATTTTTATTGTGATAATTGATGGTATCTAATGCGCCAACCTCCAGTACACGTTTATTGTTAAAGTGGTCTGGATATTTGATCCTAGTTCTTTCAAAAAACCAAAAAGGTTGTGCGTGCATATTATAGACCAATTTGTTTTAAATCGTTATCAACCATCTTTTTTACCAGACCTTCAAAGTCTGTTTTTGGTTTCCACCCCAATTCTCTTCTTGCTTTGGTACTATCTCCTAATAGAATATCTACTTCGGCAGGTCTATAGAACTTTGGATTAATTTTTACCAAGACCGATACAACTGGTTCATATTTAATTGCATCTTTGGTGCTGATACTAAATTCTGATCTTTCTGCTTCACCATGCCATGCACCTTCAATGCCAGCTGCTTTAAAAGCATACCAAACAAATTCCGCAATAGTATGTGTTTCATTGCTAGATAGTACATATTCTTCAATTTGCATATTACTATCCATATCAACTCTACATTTTTCTTGATTCAACATCAACCAAATACCTCTTACAAAATCTTCAGCATCACTCCAGTCTCTCTTGGCTTTAACATTACCCAATTCAATTGGAGCAAATGATTTACCCTCAAGTATTGCTTTTTTAATTCTAGCTACACCTTTTGTAATTTTACGTGTAACAAATTCTTCACCTCTACGAGTACCTTCATGATTAAACAATAAACCTTGTACAGCATATAAGTTGTATGATTCTCTGTATACTTTAACCAATTGTCTTGATGCGGATTTACTAGCTCCATATGGACTACGGGGTTTGGCTGGATGATTTTCATCTTGTGGACTATATGTGACATTACCATATTCTTCACTGCTACCAGCGTTGTAGAATCTACAAGATGGTCTATGTTGTCTAATAGATTCAAGTATATGAATTACAGCGGTGGTATTACACTCCCACGTTTGAGCTGGAAAGTCCCAACTACTACCTACGAATGTTTGTGCGGCTAAATTAACAAAATAGTCTGGTTTAAGATCTTGTACAATCTTATTGATACTATGTACATCACTTAGATCAAAGTTAACTAGTTTGAATCTGTCATTTTTTATATGATCGATGTTTTCGTGGTTTTTTGTACTTAGTCTTCTAGCACCACCGATTATGAAATGATCTGTGGATTCTAGTAAATAATCAACCAAGTGACTACCATCTTGGCCTGTTACTCCGGTAATAAATACAACTTTGCGATTATTAATAAAACCCTGTACGTCTTTGATGTTTAAAACTTCCATATATTAATCCTTATAGATACGTATTTTCGTACACCAATACAACATTATTTTATTTGAATTAAAATTATAAATCGAATTGGTTATCTGATAGATATATCATATGTGGAAGCTAAATACTAATCATTTTACTTTTTGGGACAGACTAAAGATTTGTGGATTCTTTTTAAACACCAATAATTTCTGGACATATGGAAAACAAGTTCAAAACTTTGAGAAAAAGATGGCTAAATATGTTGGTAGTAAATATGCTTTATTTGTATCAAGTGGATCAACAGCAAATACTTTACTTGCTTATTATCTTGATCAAGTAGAAACCAAAAGAAAGATTGTTTTTCCAGCTGTAACTTGGGCTACATCTATTACTCCATTTATTAAGTGTGGATTTGAACCAGTTTTTGTAGATGTTAAATTGAACGATCTATCAATGGATCTAGATCAAGTGGAAAATATTCTTAAAGAAGATAAGGATGTTGGAACAATCTTTATTACCGCATTATTGGGTATTTCACCTGATATTGATAGATTGAACTATCTTAAAACCAAATATAAGGTTAGAATCATGATAGATAGTTGTGAAAGTACCTTTACAAAGTTTAGAGGTAGAAATATTGCTTCATTCTTTACATCAACTACAAGTACATATTTTGGTCATATGTTACAAAGTGTTGAAGGTGGTTTTGTATTTACCAACGATGAAAAGGAATATGAACTATTCAATATGATTCGTAATCATGGTATGTATCGTCATTTACCACCAGAGAATCAAGAAAAATATAAGAATCCAGAAGTAGATCCATTATTTGATTTTTATTGTATTGGTAATAATTTTAGAAATAGTGACATACATGCATATATTGGTTTGTTGGATTTTAAACGTGTACCTTTATATACATTTCATAGAAAATTCTGTGGTGAGATATTTACATCATTGTTGGATCAAAATTCTTTCTATAAGGTTCAAGTCAAGAATGAAGACAATCTGTTTAGTTTACCAATCATTGCAAAAAATAAGGAAACTATTGATAAGATTAAAAAGTTCTGTAAAAATGAGGGTATAGAATATCGTCCTATTATTGGTGGTAACTTATTGAAACAAACTGCATTTAAGAAATATGGTGTTGCAAGAAAGTTTCCTAATGCTGATATTATCAACGAAAATGGTTTGTATGTTGGATTACATTATAGTGTTACCCCAGAACAAATTAGTTGGTTTGTTAAAACAATAAACGATATTTAGAATTCATCGTCTTCATCGTCCTCTTCATCATCAATATCATCTTGCGGAGGACGATCATTGAACATTTTATTAAAGTCACGAAGGTCTTGGGTTTCGATGCCTAATTGATTAAATATCAGTTGAATTGCCACCAATATTTCTGGTGTATGTAATTTCTTTTCGACTGATTTTTCAGCAAAATAATTTGATATCTGGACCAGTGTTTTTTTCACATGAAGAGGAAGTCCTTCAAAGTATATCATCATGTCTGATTTTTCTCTATCTATTATCAATCCTGGTATGTCACCAACAGATCTATTTTTTTCTTTTAATAAAATCATGTTATTTAGTTTATTGAAAAAATCCTTATCTTCGATATCATCTCCAACCAAATTGTTTTTAAGAGAGTTTACATCTTTAGTTTTTATTTTTCTGGCGATGTTAAAATTTGATAGAACACCATGTTTTGATAATAAGTGAGAAAAGTTAGACATTTAAAATTAAATATAAACCTGTAGACCTAATATATATTTTTATTATGAAGAAACCCGCAATTTTTATAGACGCGTTTATAACAAGTGAAGAAAAGAAAAAGTGGTTTGATTACAACGTGACTAATTTTATCAAAGAAGGATATGATGTATTTATCATATCAAACAAGATGTCTAGTTTTGATAAATTTTATAATATCAAATACTTTGAGTATGATTCGACAAATCGTATTTTAGCAGACAAGTCGAAGTATAAGTTATATACAAAGATGAGATGGAGTCGAATTATGATACCATCTGGAGGAGTTCCATATGAATTGAGTGGAACATCTACAATGCATGGATTTACAAATTGGACTATTCTTTACAATCTTAAAAAAATTGCAAAGGTACTGAAAAGATTTGGTTATGACCATGCAATACGATGTGAGTATGATGTTGTTTTTAAGTCGTATAATCTGATGGATACTATATTCAAAAATTTTGGTACAGACGAAAAAAGTAAAAACATGATGATTCTTCCTGGTTCTATGGGAGTTACTACAAACTTTTTCTTGTTCGGTACTAATTATATTGATAAATTGATTCCAGATCTTGAAACTGAACACGATTATATGATGTTCATGAGTTCAATATATGGCGATAATACTTCTCCAGTTTTAGAAGATTTATTTTGGAAATTAGTTGATAATTCCGCACATTATTTAAATATAGAAGATACATACAATCATATTGAAAAAATAGACATGTGTTTATCCGATGGAGATTTTGGTTTGAGACACCCATTCATCTTTAAAAATTTACAAGCAATTCCTATTAATAATAATAGTGAATTTTTTCTATGCAACACTAGTAATACTAAGATTATTTATTTGGACTTTAAAACTCAAGGTCGAGGCGAACTTTTAAAAATCTATCCAAATTCGTGGTTAAGAGTTGGTAATTGTAAGGATTTTGTCGAAATACATTCTTCTGAATCTCCATCCGAAAACTTTATACGATTTGATTTGTCTCAAATGAGTAATTTTACAATAAAACAAATATCTTAAAACCTCTGTTTAAGTATCTTTTTACTATCTTGTAGTATATCTGGATCAAATATCTTTGGTCCTCTACTAATGTATCCTTTGCCACTAGTGAATGTACAATTATAACACAATAATTTTAGATTGACCAATGCGTGGTTGTGTTTATTACCATCTTCAAAGTTCAACAACAATGGTAGTTTACCATCTGTAATTCTACGTTCATGAAAACCACATTGTTCACATTCTGCTTTTTTGATATTGGATCTAATCAGTTTATCTTTTAAACGATGTACTGGAAAGTTTGGATATTTGCCATCCAATACATCTTGAATTGGATACTTGCCTTTATTTGGGTCAACCAATACTCTGTTCACAAAGTTTTTCTTGGTAGGAGGCCATCCTGGTGTTTTATGCACACCATATTTCTTTGCGTATGTTTTGAATGTTTGATAACTAACACCCAATCGTTTTGCTGCTTTTCTGGCTGATGTAGACTTTTCTAATGCTTCTTTGATTTCTGACTCAACGATTGGTTTATTCTTTTTACTTCTGCCACCTCTACTTGGATAGATTTGATCAGCAAACTCTTTTTCTAGGTGTGGAATGTTTACACCTTTATCACGAAGCACTTTGTATTCATCTACTTCTCGTCTAACATCGTCACCAATCTGACTTAAACCATATATCTTTTCTACTTTTTCCTTTAAGGCATCAAGTTCTGCTAATTTTTTGTTAATTAAATCAAAATTGTAGGATGGAATATCATTGTTCATTTTTTAAAGATGCTGATAATGGTTCTTTAGCTAAGTCTACGTCGGTTGTACTTTCAAATATTTTCCTAAGTATTTCGGCTCGTTTAAACATACTGGCATTTAATAAAACTTTGTATGTGTTGATATATTTGGCTTTACCATCCATTGATTTTATTGGTTTACACATTATAACTGGATTAACCAGAAAATCTTCTTCGGTCATATGAATTGAACTTGACTTCATCTCAACAGCTCTGGTACACGCTTCTACATACGCATCATCAAAGATATCTGGGTCTACATCAACATTCATTTTCCAATTTGCGGAACTTACATTAAACTTTAATATTTTAGTTTTTGCCATAATTCAAATCTCCATCATTTAATAGATCTAGGTTACTTAGTTTCTGATTTACACTATTACATACTTGTTCTTCGATGGTGTTTGCCACGAACACAATCTTTTGTATACTCTTTGTTTTAGCACTATCACGCCATACTCTTCCAGTGGATTGACGCATTAATACAGCCGAGTACGAAGGACATATTAACGACAATCTTGGAAAATTACCATTCAAATCGTGTAAATTTAATCCTGCACCGCCAGCTGCGATGTTGACAAGTATTATTCTACTTTTATCTGATTGAAAATCATCAACGGCTTGTTGTCTATCTTTGTCTGATACAACACCATTCACAATACATTTGGTCTTGAGTCTATCTGATAATGCATTGATAGTTCCGGTAAAATTACAGAATATAGCCACACTCATGCCATTCTCAATACCTTCCTCTGCCATTTCTATAATAAGAGGTACCTTGAACATTTCAACTTTTTGTCTAGCACGAAGGATTGCAACCATTTGGGTTTGACCCTTGTCTTTTTTGAGTTGCCTTTCAATCTTTAACAACTCTAATTGCATTTCTTCGTATGCTTTGTTGATCTTGTCTTGATCCTCTTTTTCCATTTCATAACATTCTGCTGTAATTTGACTTTCTGGAAAGTTAGGTATGGTATCACGATTAAGACGAACACCTCTATTGATAAAAATGTCATTGCTAAGTTTTGCTAACGATTTCTTGTCGCCTGTAAATTCCATTCCAAATCTGCCTCTGACAACTCCGTGTGCATAGGCCCATTCATAATATTGCTTGCTGCTCTTAAACAACTGAATACATTGTCCTACCGTTCTTAACTCCAGTGGGTTGGTTGCCATAGTAGCACTGCAAAACAACATCTTGTATCCAGATTTGAGTGCTGCCATACAAGTTTCACTATTCTTGGTCTTGGCATTCTTTAGTTTTTGTGCTTCATCCCAAACAATAAGAGTATTTTTTGGTATCTTCCAAACGAATTCTTTACGTCTGGTATCTCTTCTTTTGACATATGATGCAATTACACTATCAGATTTACCCATACGTAATGCTTCATAGTTAACAATACCAGCACATTTACCCCACATTTTAAAGTGGTTCTTAATAACACGTTTCCAAGATTCTTTAACTGCTTTTGGACATACTACCAATATGTCCATATCTAATTCTCTGGCTACGCCACATGCGGTGTATGTTTTGCCGATGCCTACGTCACTACCATCTACGGCAGCACCCCATTTGTTTAGTGATGATACGATTTTACTAACAGCACCTACTTGCCATGGACGCAAACCATCTTGTTTAACTACTTCGTAGAGTGGAAGTGGTTCATCTGACTTTTGTTTCTTAATAGCTTTTTCTTTAAAAAGAGTTGGGTTATCTTTGGTTTCGGTCAGAACCCAATCGTTATCTCTTTTGGTAACACTATAACCTTTATCTTTGAGGCTTAATTTATTTACTTTCCAGTAAACAAAGAATTGGTTTAAGTATTGAGAAGGTATTTTCCATTCACGAATAAATGTTACTTCTCCATTTTTTTCTATTTGAATTGGATCTGACCATCTGATATCCAAATTTATCATAATTAGTCACCCATTTCGTTTCTGTATTTAACATTACGAGCATGTTCATGAATATTGGATCTAACATGACGGCCATCTTTACGATGTACTCCCACATCAAACTTCTCCATCATTAGTTCAGTGAAGTAAACACCTTGGTTATCATCATAACCATAACCCAAGTTAGCCATATCATCCATGTAGGACTTTCTGGTTTTCTTATGAACTTTTTTACAAAGTTCTTCTAAGTAGTTAACTACTTCGTTTACGTTGTTTTTATATACAATCTTGTTGATTGTAGTGTCTTTAATGTAATAACTCATATATAGTATATATCCTTATATACCATATAAATAGTACTAATTCAAGTACTTTAAATATTATATTGTTAATTACTAGCTATAGGAATTGAGGAGTGTATATTACGTTCAGTTTGACTACGTATAGTTTCAAAGTACTGAATTATATGGTTTATTGCATGATCCGCAATATCTTCTAACCAATCCTCTGGCTTAAACTCTGTGGTACTTATACCACCATGAACTACTTTTAAATCACCCTTCTGAAATTCTTGACGTAGAAAATTTATTAGATCTTGTTTCAAATGTTGTCGTTGTTGAATAACAAATATTTCGCTTAATGCTTCTTTATAACTTACTCTTACTGGAGATTGTCCTTTACCACCACTACCTTTTTCTCCTCTACCAGCAGATCTTTGTGCTGCTTTTTTACGTTTAACCCAATTAGCAATTGCTTTTTTACCACCCTTGGCTCTTATTCTTGCAGCGTACTTTTTGCCTAAACAAGCACTATAACTACTACCTTGTTTAGCGTCACCACATTTACCAGCTTTTTTACCAGTACTATCATATCTATCCCAACCTCCTCCACTGGTGCTTCCTACTGACCCTTTACCAAACCACGCACGTAAACCTCCTTGATAGGCTTCATTAATTTGGTTTTCATATTTTTGGTAAATCGTCATATTAAATATAAATATAGACGATCTTGTTAACCTTGTATAAAAATCTTGGATAGATTTGCGTAAAACTTCTCCAAAGACTTTTTGGTTGCAAACTTTCTTCTGGTTTCTTTTAGAAAAAATGAAATACTTTCACCGCTTAATTCGATGATTTGACCATCAATATTTATGTTATAGGTCTTGTTTTTTAAGGCAGGCATAAAAGTATCTTATATTAAGTATTTTATGCCTGCCCAAATGTTACATTTTTTTAAGTTTTGATCAAAAAATGTTGCCAATCAACGTGACGAGCATCTTTGATCAAAGCATACACTGGAACTGGTTGTGGAATATGTGGTTGTTTAAGCAACTTTAACCCAGCTTCAGAGTTCAATCTATTACCCTTCTTGGAGTTGATATCCCGTGAACACAATACTAGATTGGTCCAAGAGTCTTCACCACCCTTACTACGAGGCAGAATATGATCGACGGTAGCATTATTACGATCAATCTTTTTACCAGTGTATTGGCAAACGCCATTATCACGATTATAGATTGCATCCTTACTTGGTTTGCCTCTAAATTCCTTTACAGGCATTTTATTGTAATTAGTAGCAATAATGACGGTTGGAACACGAATCTTTAGATGAGCGCTGTTGATGCTTAGATCCCAAGAACGAACTGGTAGATTTAGCCAATCGGCCCAAGAAACAGGATTCATGGTCTTGGGTTCTGTCAAAATAGGATCGCCATTGTCATCAATATTATAATCGATATCCAAAGCTAGTGTTGCTGGCTTTCCATGGGTATCACATCCACAAAGATCTACGATAGCATCTTTGACAGTCTTGAAACCAACTGGTTGCCAACTAGCATTCAGATTTAGACATATTAATTTATTTTCGATTCCAGTCATAACTCCTCCATCTTATATCACTTTTTATACAAGTCAAATAAAATATTTTCTTCTGGTTCTAAACTTTCGTCTAGTCTACCCTTGACAATTTCCAGATCACATTTAAACCACTCGTTTTTAATGTCCGTAGCAAAATATCTTAACTTTTCAGCTATTCTTTTCTCAGCTTCGTAACAATCTGGATGTTGAATATAATATTCAATTTTATAGTTACGTAACGGAGATGATGTTTGATATGTGCGCAACCTTGATTTTATATCATTAGTAACTCCCACCTTGTAATAATTGGGAAAGTTACTATTACTTATGATATATACATAACCATTTTTTTGTCTACTATTTGTCATTTAATCTACTAATAAGTAGTTAAATGATTTCGTCAACCAATCCGTATTTTAAACACTCAGATGCGGATAAATAAATATCATGTTTCAACATTTCTTCCAAATCTGATGTGGTGAATTTGGTATGTTCTAAGTAAATCTTTTTAACTTTTTCAGATAGTAATTCAAGATTTTTGAATTCATCCTTAAAGGTTTCATGAGTACCACCACACCAACTTCTTAATTGATGTACCAACATAACACCATTTTGACCAATAAATCTTTTCTTACCACATACACTAATAAGAGTTGCTGCGGAAGCGCTGATACCTTCTACGTATGTATAGATTGGTACTCTTGATGCTTTGATACGATCAACGGTAGTAAAGGCTGAAAATATTTCACCACCATCGCTATTGATGAACAATTTTACGTGAGGTGGTGTTTCTAATCCTAGATTGATTTGGGTAATTAACATTTGTTTTTCCAAATCACTAAGACTTCTGTTTAGATTGTATATGCTTTCTAAGTCTACTTGACTATAAAAATAAATCTCATTGCCATTTATTTGGTGTGGGATTTTTGTTTTGGTGGTGGCAATGATGTCTTCTTCATCATAAACTGGTAACTCATTTTTATAGCGAGAATAAAGCATATTGTTTATAAATATCAATTTTGATTAAACAAACGTAACAATCCATTAAATTTTACAAGTTCGTAATCCACATCAATAGTTTTGTCTAGCACATCATCTACTTTTATTCTAACTTGTTTGACATCATGACCCAATTCAGAAATAAAATACTCCGATGGAACTATAGTTTTATCCGCAGATAAATTGTTATCAAAATAAACTTGTATACGATGTTCTTTGTTCCCATACTGATATGACATATTTAATAAAATTAAGTATTTATTTTTATTTTTATCAACAAATACATTCATTATATTGTCTAATATCCACTTTTCATTTGTAAGTCTTGTAGATTTTCCATCATCAATATGACCACTTTCTCTTAGACGAATTAATTCATCGTTGATGTTTAGGAACTTATCCATGTCATTTTTAAATAAATTATAAAATAATATCTCATACGCTTTATTTAAATCATACTTGATTATATTTTCAGCAATATACCAATCTTTTTTATCATGTGGTATAGTATATTTTTCCAATATGAAATCTAAATTCGCAAAGAAATACGTTATATACAACATGTCTGATCCATTTAGTATACCACGAGCAGTAATTAACTTAATTTTTTCTTCATTTAATATATCAAATTGTTTTTTGATAAAATCAAACGATCCATCTTTGAAAACGTTATCATCTTCTGTAAAGAATACATTTTTATACCCCAGATTTTTTGCCATCTTCAAAGCAAGTTTAATATTTTTTGTTATGGTTGAATTCATACTATGGGTATATACTGATAAAAATACTGGATGTAAATTTACCCACAATGCAGCTGTATTATCCAAATTTAATTCGTGTATACATTTATACGTAAAATCTTTTTCTATTTTTTCATTTTCTTTATTTATGATCAAATAATCAATCATAAAATTCAAGTGTGCCGGAATATCACATCCTGAGATTACTAATATTGGAATTTTTAGTTTACTAAAATAGTAAAGTTGTTCTTGTAAAAAAGAAATTTTTTCAAGTGTGTTTGGAAACGTACTTATAATTATAATATTGTTTTTAACCATATTATATATTTAGTTTGAATTGGTTTAAATCGCCTTTTAATATTGATCTTAGTTCTGGATCATCTACATAATGAATGTTGTCTTTCTCTTTAACAAAACTAATATGTTGGGTTTTATTCCATCCATTTGAATTAACTACTATGTCATCAGTTCTGCCAGACTTTTCACATATATAACCGGACATATACTCTGCAAAAGAAATAATAGCTTCGGTTCTTTCATTGCCACCATTGGTATAAAATCTAAGAGTAGCAAACTTTTCTTTTACTTGTGCAACTTTGATTTGTTTTACTGGAAGATATTGATCTGGATACTTTTCTGCCCATTTATTTTGTTGATCAATATAGTCTTGAAGATATCGACTTAACCAAAGAATAAGTCTGAACCATCCATCATCACACTCAAATCCAAACTGAGTAAATGGTTGTTGTTCTCCACAATCAGTATAAAGATTTGGAAACTTCTTTTTGAGATAACTCTCTAATTCAACTCTCATATGTTGTATTCTTTTCCATCAAAATAAGCTTTACATCCCAACTCTGTGTCTACTGCAAAGATTTTTACATCAGCTTCATTCAACATAGTAAAGGTAACATTGTCATGTCCCTTCCACTGTTCTCGTTGTGCAACGTAACACAAATCATTGAATTGTTTATGTATATATACTTCTTTGATACCACTTTGAATTATACCTCTAGCACAATCAGCGCATGGTAAAGCGTTAGTATATAAGATGGCACCCTCCGTGGTGATACCATATCTGGCAGCTGCATAAATTGCATTGCGTTCGCCATGTTCATACCATTTGTATTTCTCGGGACGTTGATGACGATCATTTATAGAGTCGTCCACTTCCATTGGAATACCATTATATCCAGTAGATATAATCCTACGATCTTTTACAAGAATTGCACCAATCTTGGTTTTGGGATCTTTAGATTTACTAGCGACCCAATACACACCTTGTAAAAACCAATTATTGAAACTACTATTATCTTTCATAAACACAATCATATCTTGACTTTGTTTTTTTACAAGTTAAAATAACTATCGGGGGTGTACGCTACTATTTATAGTATATGAATAATTATACTGGAAAAATCCATGGAATTAAGTTCCTTGTCAAGGATTCCAAGACCATACGTATATGGAAACCAAGTGATTTGGATATGATGGAATTTAGACCACAATGTGATTTTGTAGTCAAGTATTTAATTGATGAAGGATTTTTTAATAAAAAACAATGTAAGGTTGAAGTAGTTAATTGATTGATTTTTAATTGTTATGATAACACTGATTATACCACCATCTCCATTTTTATTAGATGAAAGAGTTTTTCCAAGTTTGGGATTACTCAAAATTGCCGCTGTATTACAATCTAAACACGAATTAAAAGTTTTGGATCTGAGTGGTATTAAAAACTACTTGGATGTGATGGAAGTTTATTTAAAACAAAAAGACTCCAACATTTTTTGTATTACCGCAACAACTCCTCAACTTCCTCACTCAATTAAGATCAAGGATTTGATAAAGAAATACAAGCCTAATAGTCGAGTTGTGTTGGGTGGTCCACATGTTACATTGGTATATGCCGCATATAAGAACAATGCAAATAAACGTTCTACTATGAACAAGGATATGTTGGAACAACACTTTGATTGTTTGGTAAGTGGTGATGGAGAAAAAGCTATCTTTCCAGCAGTTGAAACAAATTTAAAGTTTATTGATGGTGATGATCCAAAGCAACAATATTTCTTGACAAATGAGGATTATGAAAAGTTACCACTTCCAGCTAGAGAACTGATTGATTTGGAATCTTATCATTATACAATCGATGGTAAAAAAGCAACCAGCGTTATTGCACAATTGGGTTGTCCATTTAACTGCGGGTTTTGTGGTGGTAGATTAAGCAATTCGTTGAGAAGAATTCGTACTCGTAGTGGCAATAATATTTTAAATGAAATCGAAGCCCTACACGAAGTATATGGTTTAGAAGGATTCATGTTTTATGATGATGAACTTAATGTAAATAAACAATTTGAATCTTTGTTGACCGACTTAATTAAGTTACAACAACGATTGGGTGTAGAGTTTAGATTAAGAGGATTTGTTAAGAGTGAATTGTTTACTGATACACAAGCCAAGTTGATGTATGAAGCTGGATTTAGATGGTTGCTTTGTGGATTTGAGGCCGGTAATGATCGTATCTTACAGAATATCAATAAGAAAGCTACATATGATGATAATGTAAGAGTTATTGAGAAATGTAAGAAGTATGGACTTAAGATTAAATCTCTTATGAGTGTGGGTCATCCGGGTGAAAGTGAACAAACCATCAACGATGTTGCTGAATTCTTGATTAAGAATGGAACTGATGATTTTGATTGTACCGTAATTACACCATATCCAGGTACTCCTTATTATGATAAGTCTGTGGAGATTGGTGACAATGTTTATAAGTACACCGTCGAGAGGACTGGAGATAATCTTTACAGCAAAACTCTTGATTATACTACGACCAGTAATTTCTATAAGGGTGTGCCTGGTCAAAACTATGAAAGTTATGTTTATACGGACTATTTAAAGTCTAATGAAATTGTTAGTATGAGAGATGATTTGGAAAACAGAGTCAGAAAGACACTCAACATTCCATTTAATCAATCAACTGCCGCAATTTTATATGAACATAGTATGGGACAAGGATTGCCATCATTAGCACTGAAGGATGTATAATCAGTGTAAGTTACTTACTATCTTACAATCTTTGAACATCTTGATTAAACTTTTATAAAATCCTTTATTATTGATTTTGAGAAGTTCTTCAAATTGTTTGAGTTCTACTAACATATCTGGTAGTGAAGCATTTTCCAGTATTGTTTTAGTCAATACAAAATAATGTTTTGATTCATCATCTTCATTTTCCAACTTATATGCTTTTGTTAACAATGCAAATGAAGGGTCTGGAATTTTTTTCATATGCATATCTTTGAAGTAATCATTACCCACTTTGTTTTTTAATTCAAACACCATTACATCATCTGAATCATATGTGTTTGCAAATATGTTTTCAAATGAAAGTGTGCATACTTCAAATATTTTATCTTCGTCTGACTCAAAACTGCTGGTGTTGGTAAAGTCCACTTTGGCTTTCCAATTTGCACACTCCACTATGTAGATTTCGGGAGTCATATTATTTATTATAAATATTTGATTTTATAGCCACCACCCATTTTTTCTTACATCATCTTCACTCATTGATTTATATTCTTTAGTTAATATCGAATTAAATGTTATTCTTATATTTGGTTTTTCACTTAATTTTAAATCAAAATCCAAAGCATAAAATAGATGGGATGTTGAAAGTTTACCCCAAAATATCAATATATCATTTCTATGAATTTCGAGTATTATATGATCTTTGTCAAATTTTAAGTTTTGTAAATTTATAAAAAATGATAATATGTTTGTTGTTTTTTCAAACATGAATATGGATCTTGAATTGTCTATTATACTATTATGTGAGTATATCTGGTTTAAATTGGTGTCACTTCCAAAAATAGTTGCAAATCCGCCATTTTTTACATCTTCAAAATAGATATTTGATATATTATATGTATTTGAATAAAACACTTCATATAGATACGTCTCATAATCAATAGAGTCAGGGTAGGTTGATTCTAACTCTTCTTGGGTTTCTGGAATTCTATCTAAGATACTTTCGTTAAAGTATAGTGTGTTTCCAAACCAAAAATACGAATGAATTACCGGGTTTGTACACATACCCGTCCATGTATTACCAAAATAAATAGCGTTTAAATTTTCAGCATTCATTTTAGTAAAGTACTCTGATAACTTATTTATTCCTGTATCCGAAAAGTAATGATCGTCTTCAACATAAAAAAAATTACTATACTTTAAAGATAATGCAAGTTTAATTAAATTTTTGGTGTTTCTAAAAACACTTAAAAAGTGAGTATCTGTATAGATTACATATGGTGGATTGCTACAAGAATAGAAAAACGATCCAAAAGCGGCACCGCATGGTACAGGGTATTCTCTAGATTTTTTATATACAAATTTATTTATCTTCCCATCATAAAAATCAAAAACTACTAATTTAGATAATTTAAAAAATTCTTCGTTTATATTTCCAGCCGTCGAAAGTACAATAATATCTTTTCCCAATTTAGTTAGTTGTCTTAAATTTTTTAAAGACATCTGTTCACGTTCTTTGGTTTTAGGAGATGTTAAAAATAATATTACCTCAGACATTATATGTAATCATTTAAGGTTTTAATTTCATGATATGGACTATGTGCGTACACATAATGTCCATAAATTCTATCACGTTTACAATATTCTTCATAACTACATCTTGCATAGTTTAAATTTAAATTTAAATATTTAAGTCTCATTATGTATATGTCTCTAGAAATATGGTCGTCATGTTTAAATTTAATCAAATCAATACTATCGGCTCGTATAGAATTATATAATGACAATAAATTATCTACGTTTTTAATTTTTAAATTTGATGATATAAACATAATTCTTTTGTACCTTTTTAAAAGTAAGTATTTTGTGATATACATTTTTAAAAAATACAGATGATAATCTAAGTGCCATTCATCAACAAAATCTATTTTTTGACAAAAAATCTGTTCAAAGTTACAACCCTGTGGAAGAACATTAGGGTTAAATGTTATTAAAAAATGTTTATCAACAACACTTGATAATGTTTTATAGTTGTGTTCAACATTTTTTATATCATCAATTCTGTTGATAAAATGCAATACACAATTCATTTGTTCTTAAATATCAGTGTACTTGGTTCTTCTGCAACACCTCGGTTTATGAAATCAAAACTATAACTATATCGACCTATGTGTGCCAATCGAATGGTTGTGTCAGCAAATATTGTTATTCCAGCTTCTTTGGCTCTATGACAAAATGAAAAGTCTTCTCCAACATAATCATCTCCAATAATCATGGGAAGAAACCATGCGTGAACTTTGTGTTGTCCACCCCATATATTAACAGGTTTCAATCCATATTTCAGTTTTATCTTTTCATATACACTCACATGTGTATACATAAATCCTGTAGCTGCGTACTCCACTTCATAAAGACCGCCATGTGTTCCAAATACGATCTCGTCAAAGCCACTATGAAACTTTGTGGTTAAGGCTGGCCATCCTTTGACACAATATGTTGCTGTAATAAATGGTTGTTGTTCTCTTATACTGGTGTTTATTACTTTATATATGTCATTTGGATAAAACGCAATATCACTATCAATCCAAAACAAATGTTCATATCCATCATTTATAGCTTGTTGTGCCATCACACATCTACCTTGATCAATCGCACTAAATCCATATTTTCTATATACTTTTACCCCATCCTTTTCGAGTTGTCTCAATGCGTCATCACAGGCTGGTTCTATATGTGAACCCACTGGTACTAGTATAATGGTTTTATCTTTTATTGATTGTTCTAATTGATCATCACCGGGCCAGGGTATATAGGATATTGTTTTTGGTTTTTTAGAGAATATCATAACAGAATATAAATACCTAGCGATGTAATGTTTTGGTTTATTTTAATTATTAATCAATATTTATAACATATATGATAGTAACAAATCTTTTAACTCTACACAATCAGCTAAAAATCAACCACTGGCAAACCAAGAAGTATTCTGAACATCAAGCCCTCGGTGCTGCATATGATGAGTTTAGTGATCTTATTGATCAATTTATCGAAGTATTGATGGGTAAATATGGTCGTATACGTGGTAAAAATGGTTTTACAATTGAATTGAAAGATTACCAAGATCTACCCACTGAAACATTCGTTAACAAATATATTGATTATCTAGTGAGTGAACTTCCAAAGGGATTGGAAGAATCTGATACTGATTTGTTAAATATCCGAGACGAAATGTTGTCAGAATTAAACAAACTAAAATATCTATTAACACTAGAGTAATATGCCATACGAATATCACGCTAAGGTAACCGAAGTTGTTGATGGAGACACAGTTGTTGTAGACATCGACTTGGGTTTTGACGTAAAACTAACAGACCAAAAGGTAAGACTTCTTGGTGTTGATACTCCAGAAAGCCGAACTTCAGACAAAATTGAAAAGGTGTTTGGTTTGGCTAGTAAAGACTTTGCAAAAAAGTTTATTGAAGGATGTAAGGACAAATACGTAATTCTACGTACCCATATCAGTGATGATGTTGATAGTAGTGGTAGAGAAAAGTTTGGTAGATTGCTTGGAGAAATTGTACATCCAGAAACCAAGAAAGTTTTAAATGATGAACTAATTACCAATGGTTATGCAGTTCGTTATATGGGTGAGAACAAAGATAAGGTACAAGGTCAACATAAAATCAATCGTAAACGTCTTATTGATGAAGGTGTTGTAAAATTATCTTATAAAGAAGCTGGTATTTAATATATTTATTAATGTGGATAAATTAGCTAAATACACAATTGTTAAATTTTTGAAGTTCGTTAGCGACGAGCTAAACTTGAATAAACCATTCAAAGTCAAGTTAGCTCAAAATCGTGATGACGATTTAAAAACTTATGCTTATTACAACGCAGCAAATGGTGATGTAAAAGTATATTGCAGAAACAGAGGTTTAGCAGATGTATTGAGAAGTATTGCACACGAATTGATTCACCATCAACAAAATCAAAATGGAAAGATTCAAGGACCAACCCAAGACGTTGGTGGTGAAATTGAAGATGAAGCAAACAGTGTTGCTGGTCAACTTGTAAAGAAGTTTGGGTATGCAAATCCCAAGTTGGCTGTATACGAAAAGACTCTATAAATTGGGTCTTACCTTGTTGAAAAACGAAGCGTTATAGTTGGTTGTAGAAAACACTTTTATTTCTTGATCTTTGAGTTTAAAAAACTTTTTGCTGCGTTTGTATAGTTTTGTGCCCAATCCTTGTCGTCTATATTTACGTTTAATATAGATCATGAATTGAAAAGTTCTTTTACCGCTGGGTTTTTTAAGTTGTTGTATGATACTCCATCCTACAACAACTCCGTTATCCTTGATAAGGAATACTCTGTTTTTACGTATACTATCTGGTGTACAACACTCCACATATAGCGAGTATATAGAACCACTCGTAACTAGTTTGGAGCATGCCTTTTCTTCAGAAAGGTTTAGACTTTTGGCGTTTTTAGAATAAATTCTAATCGGCACATTTTATAAATATGATCGAATAGTTTCATCAATAGCAGTTTCGAATGGGGTAAGCTTAAATTCTGAAAATTCCATCTTAAAGTCTCGGTTATCAACGCTGTATCTAAAATCATGTCCTGGCCGATCAGATACAAATTCATACCAAACTTCTGGTAAAGTAGTGTTGGTTATTTGTTCATAACGACTCTTGATTAGAGTTAACAGCTCTATATTAGAAAGTTCATTGTTACCCCCAATCAAGTATTGTTTTCCAACCAAACCGCCTAATGTAACACTGATAAGTGCGTTAACATGGTCTTTTACATAGATCCAGTCTCGTATATTCTCTCCATTTCCATAAATTGGTACCAATTGCTTGTTTTTCAACTTGTTTATGGCTACGGGAATTAATTTTTCTGGATATTGTCTGGATCCAAAGTTGTTGCTACAATTAGTGATTATGGTTGGAGTACCATAGGTTTTGTTGTAACTTCGTACCAATAGATCGCTGGATGCTTTAGTTGCTGAATATGGACTATTGGGTCTATATGGACTATCTATGTCAAACGAAGATTGTTTAAACCCAAGACTTCCATATACTTCATCAGTTGATACGTGTATAAGTTTCTCAAGAGTATAACTCTTAAATAGTTCCAACAGATTGAATGTACCGACTATATTTGTTTCAATAAATCTTTTTGGTCCAGATATAGACTTATCTACATGAGATTCAGCCGCGAGATGAACCACATGAGTTAGGCCCAAACTCAACAAGTAGTTTTTTTGGTCTGGAAAGTATGGTGCTGAAATATCCAGTGTTAATTTGTGATACTTTGGATTATTTTGAAATGGTAGACTTTTGTTTGCGGCATAAGTACCACAATCTATGTTATACACTTTATCAACGTCATTTTGTTTTAGAATTTCTTCTATAAAGTGGCTACCAATAAATCCAGATCCTCCGGTTACTAATATATTCATATGGTCCAGTTTTTAATGCAATAATCGAATGCTTCGTCTGCGGTTCTCATTTTGATACCAGTTGACAGCAATTTTTCGTTGCTCATCACACAATTTGAACGTGGGGTCTTGACCACATTCTTATAGAACTCGTCTTCTTCTACAAACGTGAAGGTTTTATCTTTAGCAATTGTATTTTTAAACTTTTCTGTCACACCTTTGGTGGTAATATACCCACCATTGGTTACGTTGTAGATACCATATGGAACCTTTTTGTTTAGTGTTTGAATACAAGCGCTTACGAACTCTTGTTTGTTGCTTACACTATTTTCAGCGTCCAATAGTCGTTCATACTTCAAAATCTTACTGATATAGTTTCTGGAGTTATCAAATTCTTCGAAGGGAATTCTTAATCTCCAAATATAACTCTTTTCCCATTTACCCACAATTTGTTCCGCAATAGTCTTGGTACCACTATAGAAACTACTATTGTTATATTTAAAACTAAAGTTTGGCTCATCTTCTTCTGTGAATGGTTGACCATCAGATCGTCTACCCTCATAAATACAACCGCTAGATACATGACCCAATGGAATATCATTTAACATACACCAATCGGTTAAAATTTGTGGCCATACAATATTACCATGAATTGTATCTTCTTTATGTAATTCACATGCATCAACATTTGGTTTACCAGTGTAACCGGCTGCGTTGATTGCAGCGCCTATTAATGGATAGCCAGCTTCTTCATACCATTTTTCTAAATCTTGAAAAGTGGTTGTTTTGGTATTTGGCCATAAAAATACAGGAAGCTTAAGCTCTGCAAGTTGCTTTTTAAATTCGCTACCAATATAGCCTGTTGCGCCGAATAGTATAATCATAATAATTTGTTTAAGTATTGCTTATATTCGCAATTTGGTAATTTGTCAATGAGGTTTTTAAGTTGCGCTTTATTTATTAATTTGCGCTTTAAGCATTCTTCTTCTATACATGCTATTTTTATACCCTGTCTAGATTGAATTGCTTGTATATAAGCACTACTTTCAAATAATGTTTCAGCACTTCCAGCATCAAGCCATGCTGTGCCTCTTGCAAATTTTATAGCAGTAAGTTCGCCCCTGTCAAGATATATTAAATTCAAATCAGTTATTTCAAGTTCACCTCTTGCTGAAGGTTTGAGTGTTTTAGCATATTCAACCACCTTATTATCATAAAAGTACAAACCAGGTACCGCATAATTGCTTTTGGGTTGAGTTGGTTTTTCTTCTATGCTTAAAACCTTATTATCCTCACCAAACTCAATAACTCCATAAGCTTTAGGATCATTAACTTCATAACCAAAAATAATCGCACCTGTAAGTGTAGGCTTGACTCTAGGCATTCCATGGAATATATTATCACCAAGGATCAAAGCAACATTATCTTTACCAATAAAATCTTCAGCGATAATAAAACTTTCAGCTATGCCTCTGGGTTTGTACTGAACTTTATAGGTAATTTTTAAGCCTAATTGACTTCCATCGCCGAATAACTTTTCATATTGAGGTAAATAATCTGGTGAGGAGATGATACAAAATTCAGTAATTCCACACGTAATTAACGTGTTAAATGGATAATAAATCATGGGCTTGTCATAAACAGGCAACAATTGTTTATTTATCGTACTGGTTAATGGATATAATCTACTACCAGTTCCTCCAGCTAAAATTATTCCTTTCATTTTTATATAAACACCATCTCGTTTCTAACATTCCTATTATATATTGTATCTATCAACGAATTAGTTGTTGAATCATATATTTCCACCTTTGAAATGTTTTCTTTAACATCCCACATTTTTATGTAAGGCAATAGAGTTCTATCATAGGTTTCAAAAATTGTATTGTTTAGGTCGTAGAGTACCAGCCTAAGATTGACTTCTTTACCAGAATTATTATCTTGATAAATTGCAATATGATTTAGATTATAGTCAGAATCACTAATCATTTTAAATCTACAAAAACATATATTATAACCACGTTTATATATTTCATCAGGCATGTAATTGTTATCAGAGTGTGATCTGTCTATTAGAAAATCCTTAAAATATTCAAGTATAACACTATTATTTAGTTCCTGATTAACATTAAATGGTGAATTATGATTAATTACTAGATTAGACCTAAAATTTACGTCGTTTTGTTTTATATTTTCCGCAATATAACGTTCATAACTTAAATAATATTTATCAAGGTTATTTTGATGTAAGTACTCAAAATATGAACATTTATCAACTATTCTTGTAATTGTTCTTAAAAAATAATCAATTTCAAAATAAAAATAAAAGGGGTTAATTGAATTTTTAAACGATTTATCATCTACTCTATAGGGATTTGACATATATACAAATCCCTTTTTATATTTACATAAAACGCTTACTTCTTTTACAATGCTAGCCATATTAGGACCACCAACACAATCATATTCAAATCTGTGAAAATGTGTATATCCAAGTGATTTTGCCAGATGTAACGTATTGAATAGATTAACCAATACTGACAAGGCGTGTCTTTGAAAATTTAAGTTTTCAATTCTCACTTTAACTTTGTAATCAGAAAACAAATAATAACTTTTGTCAACTTCATCGAAGTCTGACTCAGCAAATAATAAATTTTTCTTATCGTAAAAATAATAATCAACCATATTTAAAACACGTTCTGATAAAATCGCATTGGAATTTACTAAAACAGGAATGTTAATTGTTTTAAACCATTCAAGTTGTTCACAAAACAAATTCTCAGAAGATGGGTGTTTTATATACGCATCAACTATTATAATTTCTTTTACTTCCATAACTAAAATATACATATAAAATTTTAAAATTATAAATTTTTTATATTGACAAAGTTTGATAGTTAATCTAGGATACCACTATGGAAAAAGAACTAACTATTAAAGACAAAGTAAACAATCCCATCATTATTCAACATGATGACCTTAAGTTTGATGGTAAAACAATTACCATTCCAGGCTATTATGTTGATATCATTTTGGACTATATCAAAGATTATGAAGTTGATGGAGTACCACAAGTAGATATTGATGATTATATTTCATTTCGTGATTTTCTTTATGATATTCAAGAACACAAAAATAGAGGAAATTAATTTATGGGAATGTTTGATGACATAGTGTGTAAATATCCACTTCCGTTACCTGAAGATCCTAAAGGTTATTGTAATAACAAGTATCAAACCAAGGATTTTGACAACGCAATGGATTTGTATGAAATCCGTGAAGATGGTAAACTTTGGTTGCGTTGTGCAGAGTATGAATACACTGACGGTAACCCAAATGCTAAAACTTTACTTGATAAGTTGCCTTTTCATAAGGAAACCAAAGTTTGGTGGCAACAAATTTTCCCAATAACAGATACAATCCGATTGTATGCGTATGACAGTGATACTAATGATACATATGATTATTGGATTGAATATGATGTAACATTTGTAGATGGTAA